GGAACGAGTCTCGTTCCATCATCCCAAAGAGGTGGGGTGGCGTTAGCCCAGGGAAGGGGTTGGTTGCCAGGAGTACCGGGATAACCGTTGAATCCGGCAAGATCGGTTAGAACTACGGCCACACCCGCTGGATTGAGTTTTCCTGAGTCAGCTTCGGCGGTTATTTCCTGAGACCTTATTTCAATAGTTACAGTTCGAGTGCTGTTGAAAAATGTATTGAAATCAGCAGAAAGCGGCACAACCACCAGACCCGACGAGCTACTAGCTACCTTCGATGTGTAGGGATTATCCGATTGAGCATTGATGGTACCGGCCCCGACAATTTTGAAAGCGCCGTTATTGTCCCGGCTACTGTAATCTCCGTAAACAACAATATAAGCCCTGGAGCTATCCCCGGAGTAATCCTGACCATCATTTGTAAGATAATCCCGAAGGGATTTGCCACCCGGGCCCAGGGGGGTTGAACTTAGGAAAGTATCCCAATTCTGCCCAGGGATGTTGATTTCATAGTTGTTCCCCGGAATGGAGGGGTTGACAAAGTTAGCAGAGCTAGCCAAAACCCCCGTGAATTGGAATGTTTCGTGGAGTAGGTCACCAAGAACAATGAAAGGTCGTTCGAAATTGGTTTCCCGAACGGGGTACATAGGACCGGGGAAATTAACTGCATCCTCCCCCGGTCCCATTGTGTTTGTCATCCTTCCCGCAATGAACCCATTGGCATTGGCACTGGTTGGACTTGCAGCATTCCCAGAGGCCCCCCCCAAAAACCTAAGCTTCCATGGATGCTGATCCCCTAGCGACGGATCAGAGTCAGGAAGCCACGATTCGTAGGGAGCCAGGAATCGGACAGATTTCTGACCACCTTGCAATCCATACCGTGCCCCGGAAGCGCCATCGGCCCCTCCAATGTGGAAGAAGATTGTGCTACCATTAGTCCAACCTGTACCCACACCCAAACTGTTCAAGAATCCATGGGGTTGGAAGTCCGCACTGACCGACCAAAGAAGAGAAGAGTTGGTGTCCAATGAGGAAATAGTTCCGTTAACCATCGGCGCGGAAGGATCAAGGATAACCGAAACATCACGTTGAACCGCGGCGCTGTCGGACCAAACTGTACGAAGGCCGTCGGGCCCATCAGCCAAACCCACATGATTTGGTGGGGTTAGCGGTGTGGCTTGCGGTGAATGGAGGTATGATACCTCTGTTACTGTGGTGCCAAACGTATTGCCCCCAGTACCAGACTTCTTGTAGGTAGTTCGGAGGGATCCCTGCACCAGACTGGAGACTGCGTGCTGAAGGAGTCTGTTGTAATCCCATTCCCCAAGGGTGATTGCCCGTCTCAAGTCAACAATGTCGGATGAAACGATCTGATCTGAATAAACCTCGGAGGGGTTGGTGTTGTACAGCCGAACGGGTGTCCCCATCGCGTGCCAACGACCGGCAGTTGTAGACGGAGTGCGGGAAGCAGAACCCCCCCTGCCGCGACCATTCGGATCAATGAACACCGTACCACCGCCGACATTCACAGCGCTGATTCCGATGATCTCCTCATCAATCCCCTCACCTACCACAAGAAATCTAAGGGCCCCTGGAGCCGGAAATAGCAAAGCATCATCCAACCCAGAACCACTCAAATTTGCAAGTGGAATAGACCCCGTAACCCCCGGGGCAAGCACCGCCCCTAGAGTAGCCCTCAAAAGGGGTCGGGCACCATCCCTAGGATTTGGGAGTGTGGAAGATGACGGTGTTCTAGTGGTGGCGCCATTCTGATTTGGGTTTCCGGAAAAAGTAAGTGCCGTGAAGTCGGCACTATTCTTTCGGAAAACCCCAGCAACCGGGACGGCATAGACGTACCCATCAATCGTCCCCAAAGCGTTGGAAGGATCACCGTCCCCCGCCCTCCAAAGAGAGGGGTCACCCAATTCATCCCGCATGTTTGAGAAAGTAAAAGCGGTTGGGGTACTAGAAGCACCCTGCCCCCTCACCTGAGGATCTGTCAGCCCATCGGGATAGGTTGCAAGATCAACAGAAGTACCAAGAGCATCCCCACTACCCACCACGCGAATCCGATATTGAACCTGAACACGCTTTGTTGTTTCTACCCGAATTGTAGGATCCTGAATGTCATCAGGTAGATTTGTGCCCCCATACTCCACATTTCCAAAGCGCCACAGATGGGTTGCATCTGGCTTGTTAGTGGTAGAGGGCTGGGGGGATACCAGGGCCCTCCAAACCTCAAGAAAAACAAAATCCGTCCTTCTGTCCGTAGAGGGTGGTGGATTCAATCGAATCCGGTTGGAGACACCATCCGTTGTCAAACCAGTTCCTACAACTGGAATGACCCACCCATTAACGCAAGCAACCAGAACAGGACTATCTTCCTCTTGACCTAAAAACAGGCCCCTGGGTCCAAGATAAAACTGATTGGACCAAAGGTCATCAAATTGAAAATCTTCCTGACACCTAGTTGGATCCATCAAAAACCCGGAGTGGGTTTGTGATCGAATGGTTTGTGCGAGGGACTCCCAATCGATCTGGGCTACTAGATTCAACTCCGCATCCAGCGGGGGTTTATCATCCTGCCACACAACAGCCATAAACTGGCGTTGAATTGCACTAAGTGTTCTGGTGACTCCTGGTCCTAAACTCTCGGTCATATTGTCCTACGTGGGGGAAAGGGAAACCAACGCCTCAGTACATCAAGGCATAGGAAACCAAAGTAATCGGGGTGTTACCGCGATTCACAAAAGCTAACCGCAAATGAGTGCCCGCAACCATACTGGTGAACGGAACCATACGACGAAGAAGCTGATAGCTCGCGCCATCATCCATCGAAACATACGCTTCAAAAGAAGTAGGATCTTGAGTAACTTCCTCCGCGGATTTCATGGCCGGGGTGTTGGTACCCGAGACATAACTCATCACATCGGCAGAGAGAAGGTGAGAAGCCAAACACCAATGAAGCATAACATCCGTGACACCAGAGGGAACATCTGCGGAAATATCAATAGTATCTGTAATAACAAGCCCGGGTCTAGCCGGTACAACGGTCGTGTTCTGGGCAAATAGTTTGACTCCATTGGGGGCTAACCCATTATCCGATGGGGCTCCAAATCGACCCAACTGAGATCGAACGCTCCAGGTTCTGAGTGGAGGACCAAAATCGTAGGGGAAAACAGCAGTTGAATCCAATTTGCCGGAATCCGATCCGGTCAAAAGAGCATTGTAACGCACAAAACCATACCGCGGATAGAGAGAAAGCAAGCCACTGTAAATAGCATCCGTAAGATCAGTTAGGGATGTTGGTAGGGGGTCGGGGACGGAAACACCTTCAGGAACGTCAATAAAAAACTTCCCGTTGACATTTGTCTGAAGCCCAACCCTCGGTGTGGGTGCTATCTGAACGACAAAATCGTTAGGGTCTGACCCCACGCGGTTGATATCAGCGTAAATTCTCATTCTCTCTCACCTTACCGGATTGCCTATGTCTGCTCATAACAACCCCACCAAACACAAACTAACCATCGAAATGGTACCCGGACCAAATTGGAAATGGAATCTAAGGTCCGAGTTAACATCAACTGAATGGGATAAACTACGAAAACAAGTATATCAGAAAGCCAACTATAAATGTGAAGTGTGTGGGGGTGTGGGACCAAAACACCCCGTTGAGGCTCACGAAAAATGGAAGTATATCGACGGGGATCCAGGAATTCAAATCCTGGTGGGTGTAGAAGCCCTGTGCCCCAAATGCCACATGGTTCGACATGCCGGTTTGTGGTTTGGGAAAAGGATGGGTCACGTCGTATTGGCTCAATTGATGCTGGTGAATGAGATTACCATAGAGGAGGCCGAGAAGATGGTAATGGAAGCATTCCATACGTGGAGAGAACGTTCGGCCAAAAGATGGAACCCCCCTGATATAACATGGCTGAACTCAAAGCAAATTTAGACGATGTCCAACGAAGGCTAGAAGAGGCCATCTGGGGGGACCTGGATGAGTACAGCATTCCGTGGATCAAGACTAAAATAACCATCATCAAACCCAGTTTGATGAAAAGCGATATTACTTTAGAGATATCCGCAATCATTGAACCAGAGATGTTACATCCGGAAGAAGCAAAGTGCAACCTCCGTAAAGTTCGTAGAGCGTTATCCAACCTAGAGGTGTCAATCAGCAAAACGGACTACATTTTGGATACCATTCTTAATATGGCAGGGATATTGGCCCCCAAACTCTACGAGGTAGACCCGAGAATTGGATTGCCCCTCACGGGGAGCGATGATCAGGATCTCAGTTTTACCCGGTCTAAGAATATTTTCCCCACGTCACCCCTTTTTGATCCACCCAGGAAAAATCTAAGGCAAGAAAGAATTCTCTTTGACCAAAAAAGATGGACACCAATATGCCCCTTCTGCAACAATGAGAGAGAAATGATTCTTCGGGGAGATGGTGACTTCTATTGGGGTGGGGGAAATATTAACTGGGTGCACTCCGTGTGTGCCCCATGGATTCAACACATCAGCACACAACCATTCAAAGGAAATTATGGATCCGACTGACCTAAGATTCGTTGCAACGGCCATTTACAGAACATGGCAAGAGGTAGTGGGGAAAAAAGAAAACTCCAAATACCCATTTTCTACAACCCAACAAGAGTTGGAATATGTAAAACAACTGGAACGTGAGCTTTGCGCCCTAGGCTATAAAATCACCAAGGAGTAGACATGGTCATCCAGTTAAACCGACGGACGAGAATTAACATTGTTCTTACCGAAGCAAATGTCGTTTCCACCGAGCCCAACCTGGAGAAAACCATAGAGGAAGTTATCTCCTATTTGGAAGGTATGGGACACACGATTCGAAACGTTGGTTTTTGGCGATCAGAGTCTAACGGAGTGTTTACAACAAGGTTGACCCTTTGCCGGTTACCCAAGCCTGCCAATAGCTCGGTCTAAGTTAGCACTAGCAGCATTCCCAGCAGAAGTAAGTCCCTCTTCTACTTGCCCAGTCAATTGCTGCCATCCAGAAACGCGACTCAAGAGAGATTGCCTACCCTGGGACCCGGTTGACCCCCGCATTGCTTGTTGCGTCACGGCCCAGGACTCCGCAGCCCGGACCCGTTGATCGGTGACCCATTGGGACGCCGTATTGGGTGCATCCACACCTACAAAGGCCCTCTCCACTCCAGCCATATAAGCGGCAAGAAGGAGATCAGCCTCTGCTCCTCGACACTCACAAGTATCCCGATGTCCGACAGGTTGGAGATCGGTTAGGTTAAAAGCAGCATTACTTACGGGAAGTTTTGTTACACTATCACGGTCACTGAGAATATAGTTTGCCAGACCCGCAGCAATCATGGCAGTCCTATCTCCCGTGGGGGTCCCACCTTGATTCTCTGACCATCGGAGAGCAATCTGCCCCCCTACGGACGCTTGGAATGACGAATCACCGGCAATTTCCGCCAATCTCGATCTTAGATTGTCAGGGAAAGTCAAATTCCCATTAGCATCCCTCCCAACGGGAGATGTCCGTAATTCTCTAACGAATGCATCCACCATGGAGGGATCAACATATCGAAACGGATCATTTGCCATAAGCCGTTCGTAGTTGCCACCGGATTCGATGCTTAATCCGCGACCATATTGGAAGCTGCCGAAATGCTCATATCCCCTAGCGTCACTCACAGGAAAAACTGGTGAGAAAGAACCAACGGACTCTCGAATCTCGTTCCCTCTAGTTTGTGTGTGAAAAGGAAGACCCGGAGGAAGGTTGGAATTGCCAAACAAGGACGTGATGGACTGGGACCAAAATCTAAGTTGATCCAAAGCCGTCCCAGAAGTTGACCCCTCAAGTGCCCGATCTAAGGCACCTTGATTATAGACTGAAACCTCTATAAGCAAAGCCGCAGCTTTCTCTCGAAGAATAGTCCGGGCGTTGTCAACAGACCCAACCCTTTGGTCCGTCACAATCTGACCACGGAGGGTGGCGCGGTTGTTAGGGACTCCATTCGTTATATTGGCGGTTTGAGCAATTTGATTGCCATCTCCATCCCTTAAGTTGTTGATTCCAAGCACGGCTTGTCCAACAAGTTCTCCAGCGGTCTGGCCCACATTCCCTAAAGCTGACTGCCCAACCCGGGCAACAAAAGAAGCCATAAGTGGATCTGCAAGCGGAGGAGAGGAAAGGCAAGATTCAAAAGATTGACGGAGAGAATCTAAAGTTGTCCCGGCATCATATGTAACCGTCGGGATAGTTGATGCCCTTGGAACGCTTCTTTCTTCGAAAGTCAAAGTATATATCTGGCTGGTTGGTACAACAATAGGATCCCGACTCAAATTAGTTCTAACACGCAGCCCGTTGGTAGGCACACCCAAAGACAGGGACACAAGATCCGCTTGCCGGTCTTCAGGCATCCCATCGGATGTGTTTGCATTGACTACCAACACGGACTCTAGCTCTTCCCTCCTGAACGCAACCCTTCTACTGGGTGTGGAAGAGGAAGGTGGGTTAGTGCTACCAACCTGAGATCCACTCTGGGACCCCGTCCCACCAGCACTTCTACGGCGAGAGGGTGTAGAAGGGCCTCTACGGCTTCCAACCAAAGGAGGATTCAAAGGGGTGTTTTGTGTCAGTTGGGCATCTTGGGTATTGATATTTGCGGATGCCGGAATCCATTCGGTCAATGCCGTTCGAGTGAGGGACGTAACGCTTCGGATATAGCCACTTGGATCCGACCCGGTCATGTAGCCACTTTGGTGCAACGCTTGTACGTATTGGCGTGGGTCATTACTGGCCACCACACGGGCAATGGCCTCTCCGTGGACCCTCATTAAGACACCAAGGTAATCTTGAGCCCCTTGTCTTGCCGACCCATAGGCTCTGAAGTTTCTGAAGACCCTTGTAGGGTTGTGGTCCTCTCTGGTCAAAAGACGGGTTGATGCCCCGTGCCAACCAGTATCATTGGCATGTCCCTGAGCTTTAATCCCTCCGAAGTTGAAGTTATACATCCCCCTCCCATAACGACCGTTCTCATGTGCCCACTGAGCAGCCAAAACGGCCAAGACTTCATTGGTGGGGGGTTGGCCACCGTGGGAGTTTCTCCACGCTTCCCGTAGGTATGCCACTACCTGGGGTCCAGTCATAGGGGTGTGTATAGCCTCTACGTTTGACTCAAGACGAGGAGCATCCCTTGGGGGTCGGGCGTTAGGGTCATCGCTGGTAGCCCCAGGAATTAACCTAGAGCCTGTTACGGGGGTCCACGCCCCAATGGGTCTGGTGCTGCCACTCAATATTGGATCATCCCCATCAACAAAAGTAGATGCGCCACCGGAAGCTTCCGATGTCGCGGATCCGTCTGAAGAGATGTCTTCGGAACTGGACCCAGATGGGTCCATCTCTGTAGTCAACGCTTCATATCCCTGTTGGGATGGGTCCGGGTGAGCGGCAGAGTAGTATCGATAGTATCCAGGGATGTTGACTCCCATGGAAGCCTTTCGGTCATTCAAGAGGTCCAGAATGTTGGCCGACTCATTGATGGTCCCCGTTGGATCTCGGGAAGTATCCTGAAATCCCGGACCAGGAGTTTGGGGCCGAGCTTGGTTGATGAGGTAAGTAAATACCGCAATCATCTCCTGATCGTTTTCAGTGAGATTTCTTCGGCCAGGAAGACGGGCATCTCTCGTTGCTTCTACTGTATTTCTAACCCCAGTCCGGATTCCTTCTATCGTGGTAGGACCATCGGATTGGGTACCAAAATTTGCCCGCAGATTTAGGAGATCCTGTGCGATCTGAGCCCTCTCCTGAGGAATCTCTTGATTCAACCGTCGATCTTGAGCTGGGGTTCTGTTGGCAGAGTTTTGCAAGGAAGAAAACTCCCGGTCCAACGACCTATTTCGTCTTTCCAGGGCAGCTATGGCATCCCTTGACCTTGACCGAAGGGCAATGTAATTGCCCAGGGCCGAAGCAAGCTGCTCCTTGGTGAGCACAAGGTCACTGAAACCATCCCTCTGGATAGTCCAGGGACCTTCCATGGGATTAGCGGAAGCCGCACTATTTTGCCCCAAGGATAAGAGACCATTAGAGACCAGGATTTGAACGAAGTTATCTAGAAAAAGAGCCCTGTTCCTCGTCCTTGTCTGTTGATTTCCAGTAGAAAGGACGGAGTCCTCCACCTGAAAACCGTAAACAAAAAATTGAGGGTTGATCCTAGTTGGATCCAAGGCCATCACCACATTGGGAAAGCCAATAAGTTTTGGGACCCCGGCAGTAGTCAATGCTTGGAGGGGCTTTGGGGGCAAAGCTGTGTTTGCTAAGTCGACAGAATTAACCCCATGGCGACCAGCCGTTACGGCAGGCGTTCCGGGGGGGAAGAACTTTCTCCTACGGGCAACAAGGTTTAGGGTGGTTGTAGGCTGACCACTTCCGAAACTGAGAGAGTGGGAAATGGATTGAACATAATAATAACAATCCAAATGTGGGATGTAAACGGGATAACCAGGACGGATCTCGGGTCTCATTGGAATCGTGACGGTTGCCGAATTCATTCCGGCATTCATCCTGTCCAGTTGAGCCACACCGGCAAAAAAGGCACTCCGAGCGTTATTGTAATACTGAGTCTCAATCGATTGCTCCCTCCAACCGAATTGAGCTACCAACTTGTAATCAACATAGACGGATCGGACACCCCACTCAGCTTCATCCACCAGCCCTCTTGTATTTTGGAAGGGTCCGGCTTTTATGATGATGTAGGTGGCATCTGGTTCGGCTTCGGTTTTACTCAGACTAATGATGTCAATAGGTTCCAGCCGATAAACCCTTGAAGAGCTAGTATCGAGATTGTAAAGAGGGGGCTTGAAAACCAAATCTCCATCCACATCCTGATAAAACTCAAATCCAGTTACCTGTGTGACTTGCGTTGCCACATCCAATTTGGATTCATAAGTGCTCTCAAACAAGTTTACTTGGCCAAAAGTACCAATATCCGTAACAAACGCTTGCATCTGTGTCACATCGAGCCCATACCTACCACCATTTGCAGAAGGTAGGAGGGACAAGTCTGGTTGACGAAGCACTCTTCCGTCCTGACGATCGGCCAGACCTAAAAGAAGACCACGGTCCAAAGCAAAAGCATCACGTCCCGAAACCCGTTGGGATAAGTTGGCAGCGATAAATTGCCCAGCCTGAGAGCTTGTCCTATATTGGGACAAATAGGCTTGCTGAGAAGAGGTAAACATTTGACCCGAGGCTCCATGCATTCTCAACCCATACATGCGGTCCCGGAATCTCCGCTCCCAATATCTCATGGCAAGGGAGAACATGCTGTCTCGCGTGGCCGAACTTGCGGCGTTGAAGTTGGTTCTGCTCTGAAGGGCGAAACCCACACCGGCTGCGGCTCCCGTTGTGTCTCTGTATAAATCGTAAATGATAGCATATGGGGTGCGACCCGAGTATGGGTGACCCGTAAGGGTAGTCTGCACCCTACTATTTTGCGGGCGAGCACCAAAGAAAGATCCATTGGTGGAAACTTTCATGTGAGACCAGAAATGTAGCATCCCACTACAAGTCAAGGATACGCTATAGTAGCCACCACTATAATCATCGGAAACGGCGGTTACTACCCCGTGGAACATGGGGTAGTAAGGATACTGTGGAATATCGGAAAGGTCCACGTCCCCTACTTTCACCCCCCTGGTAGCAAGCCCCGTCATAGGGAAGTAGCCTCTACCATAGATGTGAACCTCTAACCCAACCCTCAACAGACTGTTACCATCTCTGAAAAGGCTATCCCCATAGAACCTGGGAATGGACATCGCAATTGTGGCAGTTGAGGCCCCGGGCTCTACCCCACAATCAGTTGAAATTGATGTAACAAACTGCTGTATATCAATATCATGGTGACACGTACGGCATCCGGGGAGGGCACTGTCCCCATTTAAATACACAAGGGCATCCGGAGTATACTGAATCGTAGGTCGTAGATTTGGTTTCCACGTACCAGCATAAGGTCGGTCAACAATGGACAAGAGTCATCTCCGTCTGGTTGTTACAATGGAGGGCACCACACCCTCATCTGTTAGGGCAGTATTAGACCACGGTTGAGGGGGAGCCTGATTTCCTCCAATCGTAGGGGCAGTAAACACTTGAGCCTCAGATGCAGATCCGGATCGGGATATGGTACCCCTGGGACGGCCCCCCGAATAGGGGTCAGTAGGAGACCTTAAGGGTTGCACATCCGAATTTGCCCTGCCAACATCAAAAGTGCGAATAGCTGTAAATTCCATTTCAAATTCAATACCCCCATTTTGCTGCTCTTCACTTTCTGAAAAAGAGAAGGTATCCGGGTGACCAACATAGACTTTCCCATCATATTCTATGGCAAGGTTCCCGACCATAGGATAAGCCATGGAGCCATACGCGATATCGTGAACATACGCCCCATTTTTGAAAAGAGTCAAAACCATCATCAATTGTTGGAAGGAAGCACTATCTCGGCGACTAGCTCTTTGCACACCGGAAGGGGACCTGGAACCACCCCCTCCTGTAATGTAGGATCCAATCTTGAAAGTGAAAGAAATTTTGGTTAGCTCCTCACCCCACGCCTGATAGATAAACCCCATCCTAGACCGTTCCTGATGCTGTGCTATTTTTGCATACTGGGTAGTCATGGACATGGGGTTGATTAACATGAGAAGGGGTGGTGTTGAAACCATGGCCTTAAGCTGGAGCAAAACGGACAAAGCCGTTATATCATTAGCCATATAGGGGGTAATAACGGAAGAACCGTGACCCGTGGCGGATCGAACTGCATCCCCAAAAACCTGAGTGAACCTCGCGCTATTATATCTGGATTGAACAGTGGCTACGGAAGTAGTAGACAGCCCGGGGATAGCGGACCCTAAATTCACCATTTGATCATAAGAGGCAAGAGAAGGGGGTTGAGTGGCCACACCCCTTATTGCAGTCGCATAAGAAACCCTATCCCGGTTGGTCCCCCTGACCGGATCATCGGTTGAAGAGGGCTGATTAAACAGAACATCGGAATTACCATCCCCCAAAATAGAGGGGGGGATAATCCGAATGACAAAAGGACTGTACTTCCTGAGATTCTGATTGCTCCCGTCAATTGGGATACCGGACTGGAGCTCATACTCCACCACGAAAGAGTGACCCGCAGACAGGTTTTGAAGGAGAAAGGGGGATTGGGTCACGATGTTCTCCTACGCGGTGTAGGCAAAGATGCACCCACTTGTGGTGGGGTGGTGCCATTATCAATGTCCTGAATCGTCAGGGGGGATCCAAACAGATCCTGATCCACGGCTTTTTGCCATGCTTCTTCCGACAAAGAACCAGACATGGCATTGGATGGTTCTTGGGGTACAACCAAAGGAGAGGGGGAAGATCCGTTGGAGGCCGATTGGGGCTGAGGAATAGGAACACCACGAACCCGATGGGTTTCTCGATCTACGGTAAAGCCAATCGAGAAATTAAACATATAGGGCTTGTCGGAAGATTCGGTCACATTAAAAGTAGTGAACCACCCCCACCAGGAGCCACCATCATAAACCATAAGTATCTGACCCTGATAGGCAATATTCCCATAAGTATCATAAATAGATCCATTGTCGTGATAAAAAGCCAGAAGGTCTAGGAACTTGTCGTATGCAATAGAATCACGACGAGTGCCGCCAAGGTCAACGGACCCAACACTAGATGGGGTAGGCCCGGTAACCGAAGACAGTCCAGTATGAAGCCTCACAAACCCCCCAGTGACCCCCTCTATTGATACCTCACTAGGAACTGATCCCCAATGCGCTTCAACATACCCACCAAGAGTTTGAGTTCTTTCTATGGCTTTGGTGTATGACCAGGACATTGAAGTTGGATTGACATGGAGAACCAACTTCAAATCATCAGGCAAAAGAGAGGTTGTACGATCCGGATCAACAATGTCAAACACAACGGGTCTCTTCCCAGATCCATTGAACTCATCCGAAGGACCATTAAAAGCAGAAGGGATGATCTCAGGCATGAGAGACTCTATTTCCGGTTATTCCGGCTTCTCGTAGAACTCGCTTAACGATATCATACATTCTGCGCTCATCCCCATAGATGTTATTGATAACGGTACCTCCGCGACCATTAACTGCTTGGTCAATTGCACCCCCGGGGCGGGCACCAAAAAACTGGTCGTCATTAGCAATAGGAGTGATGGATCCACGAACCCCATTGCCCCGATAGATGAAGTCCTCAACCGGGTCCTCCGTGGTAACACCATCGGTTGCCCTAGGGACCCTGTAACGAGATGCTCTAGTGTTGAGGTCAAGGGATCCAATTCCGGCGTGCATTGCGGCTGCAGACAATTCGGGATGCGAGGTGAGGGCAGACTTAAGGGTATCACTCAAAACCCCCTCATCTATGAACTTGGCAGCAGCAGCAGCCGAATCTTCGGCCGAAAGACCGGAAGCGGTACCAAGAGCCATCAACTCCTGACGAACTTGTGCCTCCACAATTGCATCCGGCAACTTACTTCTCGCGAGAGCGTCCCCCAATTTGGTTTCCCGAGTGAGAAGACGGGTGAGATGTTGTTGGCTCTGCTGATGGCGCTGTTCGGCGTTCTTCCGAGCTTCAGCGGCATTCGATGTGGCTACATCCGTAGCTACCGTAGAAGCCTGATTGACCGCTTGTGTGACGGCTTGGGTTTGTGCCGCATTTGTATCCGTGCTAGACGGTGCTACGGTAACGGCCGGGGCGGATAGCCCCGGCGTTGCCGGAGTGGCTAGAGCGGGTGATGGAATAGCGGGTGCGGCTGCTCCTGGTTGGTTCAGGTGAGCTAGAGAAACATTCAAATTGGGGTCCGCTACACCAAAACGACCCAAAAGCTGATCCAACTCATCTCTACCCCTGCCCGCCCGAAGGTCCCAGGTATTCCCACTGTTTATTCTAGCCTGCGCTGCCCGTAGCCCCTCTGTCCTGGTTGCCCTCTCTGCAATCTTCTGCTCCAACACTTTCTTTTCAGCGAGCATCCTTTTGCGCTCGTTGGGGTCCGCGGTGGAATCCAAAGTCGCGTTCAATCGAGACAAGGATCGTTGGTTGATGGATTGATTAACTGCATCCTCTTGCATTTTCCTGGTGATCTCACCCCTAGCAAAAGCAGCAGCATTTCTGGCACCCCCATTACCAATCCCCATCTTGTCCAATAGGTCACTCACATAACCCAGCAAGGGCACACCAAAATTCTCGTAAAGGGCCCTCATATAGAACAGGATTTTATTTTCCAGGATGTCGGCTACGGATACGGTTGCCTCAAAAGTGCTATTCATCAAAGCCGACTGCTCAGTCTTGATGGCATCCAAACTCAGATCCGAGCGACTCATGTAACCGCTAATCAAGTCATTCGCCTGCTCTATTCTCTCCAAGTAATGAATTGACCCGTCGGATCCAAGAGAGGCGGCTCTCATGACACCGGAGCTATCCGTTGTTGCCCCATATTGCTCAATCTGCTTTCTACGTTCAATGTCGGTTAGTGGCCTGTTCTTCTGAAGAATAGCGAACTGACCGGAAACCACCCGGGAAACCTCTCTCATCATGTCGTATTGAGCTCCGGACAGACCCGTAACGTTCTCCGCAGCCATTCGACCTTCGGCACTGTTGATATCCTCTAGGCGCCCCAACCCAACACTTGAAAGTTGTGACAGCCTCATTGCAATGGAGCCACCCGCACCAATGGCTTGCATACCATTGACCATCCCACCCAACCCTGAGCTGGCCTTGGTCAAATCAATAAGTTGCGACATCTGGCGGCCCATCTCCACCGTGGCTGGGTTAGCCTGCAAAGCAGCTATCAAAGCTGATTGTTGTTGGTTAGACATCTCCCGAAGAGCTGCAACCATGGTTGCAGAAGTTCTAGCCGTCTCATTAGCATCGTCCCCCGCACCCGCCACACCCGCGGCTCTAATAGCCTCACCAACATTGGCCCCTACCCCCGCTTGCCGCAGAGCATCTGAAAGAGCCCCCTGACTTTTCCTGGCTGAAACGGCGAAATTTGTAGCTTGGGACTGTGCTTCTCTTCCAGCAATTCGAGTACCCCGACCCCCCGAGAGGAGAGCCATTTTGGTTCTCTCCTGTCCCCCCATGTTAGCAAGGTCCGTCGAAGCCGAAGTAATCATCTCGGTTGCTTTCTTCGCCCCGAGAATTTTAGTCATACGCAATAAAAGACCAGCGGTTTGGTCTAAGCGAACATTCAGGGAAGATTGACCCGAAGTTGCCTGAACAACCATTGAATAGAACCGGCGAGTACCAAAGGAAGCCTTTGCTGCCATATCGGCAATATTAGCAAAAGAATCATTCACACCATCAAGAGACATCCCCAAGTCATTCACGTAGTCTGTAACATTTTGCGCGTATTCGGTAAGACTCACACCCGACATTTTCGCCGTTGTTGCTAGAGAGACCAGACCCCGTGATAGGTTAGCTTGAGCCAGATCAGCATTAGATGTTCTACCTGCAAGACGATCAAGGGTAAATCCGCCTTTATCTAAAACGTCAAAAAGGGTGTTAGCCGTTTCTTGACTGACTCCCATATTGCCCGTAAGGTCGGTGACCGTGTGGTTGAGGATCCTTAACCCTTGGGTTAGATTTCCAGCCCCCAACCTATTCAGCGCCAAAGCCCCGTGCGTGTCAATCGCGCTTTTGTTAAACTCTTTCACCTTCCGGTCCATGTCGAACATGACACCGGCTAGAACACCAAAGACACCAACCACCCCGGCTAATGTCGTCATGGTTGTAGCTAAAACTGGACCTACCTTTCCGAGGTTACCAAGGGCATCTCCAATTGCCCTTAACCCACTGGAAGCGGCCCCGGAACCGCCTTTTACAAGGGAGCCCAGGTCCACTGAGGAGGTTAGTTTTCCGGCTAAACCATCAAGACCCGCAGAAAGCTTATCAATGAAATGATCAGCCCCAGCGTCCATGTCATCACTGAATAGCTTTGTAATCCGACCTATTCTTTCAGCCGTTCTATCGTAATAACCAGCACTTCGTTTCGCAGCCTTCTCCGAGGAAACGAGCTCCTTAACCACCTTCTGAAGATTTCGGGTGACCTTCTTCGTCTCCTCATTGAAGTCGGCTGCGTTCTCATTGAAAATGGCACGCCGTAATTTTGCCAGCTTCAGAGCAGCTTTGAGGTCTTCCTTTTTTGCTTCATCCTTCTCATCTAGTATCTTCTGCTCAAGACTCTCAACCTTTTTAAGAGTATCCAGCCTATCTCTCTCAAATCTCCCCTCCGCCTGCGATCGTTGCCTCTCGATTCGGAGCTCCATTTGTTTGCGGAGTTTGTATTCCTCTCGGATGTTGGCTTCAACTTTTGTTGCAATAGATCGAAGGTTGGCGTTCTTGAACCCCTTTTCTGCTGCTTTCTTGAAAATATCCTGCAAGTCCATCGAAGCTTTTTTGGCTTCGCGGACAATCTCAGAGAAATCCCCTTGAAATGTAAGACTATATGGTGGGGGTTTATTAGCCATCGAGCTTCATTTTCCGTTGAGAGATGATATCATTCAGAGATGGCTTAGGTTCCTGACCAGGATAGGTTGGGATAACCGTCGGATCCTCTCTCAAGTATCGGTTGAAAGTATGAGAAACGGGATCACCTTCCGGTACGATATGAACCCCCGGCCTACTTGTAGTAGGAAACATCCTACTTAATTCATCGGCGGTATACCCACGCAGCCGTGTCCTGGTATCGGATTCGATTTGAGGTGTGGATTTTCTCCTAGCAAACTCCAAAGCTTCAGCCTTGGCCTTTTCATTTGCAAGGTAACTCTCCCTAACTCGCTGTTTGTACTCTTCTACAATACGATCGTGGTCATCCATGTCCCCAGTGACCCAGCGACGCATCTCATCAGCCAAATCCGAAGCTGTTTTAGGAGCCCGAGCAACATACGCTTTGGTGGTATCACCATCGGGTGTCTCTATCCCACCATGTAGATAAGTGGACCAAGCTTTCCGGTGAGCCGTTAGGCGCCTATCTTTTTCGTCACTATGCCGCGTTTTGTCCCTAGCCTCCAACTTCTGACCGGCTTTTCCAGATTGCATGGAGACCTGAATCTTAGTCAACGTCCATTGATACTCCTGATCCTCACGAACGTCCTCCAGATGGTTCCACGCCATCCAGGAGGTTTGGAGGTTAGAGAGTCCCAATCGTTCTATCCCAGGAATACCAGCCTTATGAGAGAGAGGAAAAGCCCCACCACGTAGGGATTGCCATAAATGACGGGACTCTTCCTCGTAGAGAAAAGACTCAAAGTACTGGTGGGCTACTCTTGTTCTCCGAAAAAAATCCGTGAGAGTACCGTAAAGAGAACCAATCACCCTGCGGTGTGATCCTAGCAGAGACTGGTAAGCCAAGTGGGGTGAAATAGTCGAGGACTCAAATAGCGGAATACCATCCACCATCCAGATACTCGAAGCCACAGCCCATATCTTCCATGGGATTGTCCCCTCCTTTTCCACCCCTGAAATCCTGTACAAATCGGGTGGCCCTAGGGACCTAAGAGAATAGGTATGATCCCCCAACCTCACCCTTGCAGTAAGGAACCCCGGAACCAGTAATTGGTAAAGGTCCCCGTACATGAGAGACCGCTGCTCGGGTGTAGGATCTGACACGGTTCATTGAGCAGGAGGACGGAATTTTGGATTGATGGTGCCTTGAGCCGGAGGGCGGATAGGCCGCTGAGAAGTTCTGGGGGTAACTTCCTGCGCCGGAGCTCTATAAACGTCCACGCCGTCAATAGATCCATCTTTCTCAAAGGTTTTTTGGACTTCTTCGTAAGCATCCCGAGCCGACAAATGGGGTCCTATTGGGGCATGTGCTTGAGGCCGAGCAACCCTTTCCTGTTCTCGCCGAATTGCAGCCTCTAGCACCGAAGGATCGGAAGCATCTTCAAAAGAAGATTGAACATCCCACAGAGGGTCAGATGGAAGTTGGGATTGAGCCTTAGCCTCTACTTTCGGCTCAGGGGGGATGATTGGTTGAGCCGGTACCCGGTCTCCTAGAACCGATCTTCTACTAGCCACAGGTGGTTGCTGGGGTTGGGGTACAACCTCAGTTGAGTCCTCCACCAGGACTTGCTTCGGAAGATCCGAAACAGGGGCTACGAATACAGCTTCCTCAACGTGAGGTGGGGGCAGTATCTTGGGCTGATTACCGGGATCCGTGGGTTGTGGTGATTTCTTTGGGGGAGCTAATTGAGTCGCGGAGGAAGCCGCAACCCGGGCTCTCATTTCCGACCTTGGATCCACCTCGTTCAGATCCGCTTTGGCTTTTTGATCTTTTAGGTCAGCAAGCTTCTCTTCCAATCTGGCGATTTCGGCGTCGAGCTCACTCTCCTCAAACACAATTACTTTTTCGAGTTCTGCTTCAACTTGATTCGATAGCTTCTCGAATTTCCGCATCACGGCTACGGACATCTCGCGTGACCAGTTACTGACAATTTTCAATACTGCCATGGGTTTGGGGATTTTCACAGCAACCCCATTAGGAAGAGTCTCCCCAGTTAACACATGCTCGACCCCCCGAAAATCCAGCGGACCAACCTGGACTAAACTGTGAGCCAGGGTCATATAACGAAACCTATCCAGGAAGTCCAAAGCCGAGGTTTGATCCGTAACTTCTCCCTCTGCCAATGCTGCCCTAGCATACCGTTGGATCTCCAACTCTTCCGAGGGTGTGAGTGTTCGAAGGGTGAGGGACAGATTTCCCACATCAAATGTCATCTCTCCCTTTCCCAATTGGGAAAGAGGGCCCATGACATTTTCAAGGTCTTTGAGAGTAAGGGACATGAGACTCCAAGGGGGGTTAAAAGAACACCCTCACACTACCCGGAATCAGACACCCGCTCCGAGAGAGCGCCCAAGAACACTACGGGAATCGCTCACGGAACCGAACCGAACGGAACCAAGCTGATCAACCGTCGGATCATTTCCGGAGGGCAAGAATTCACCGTACACGGAAGAGAAGTCGTGTACGTCACTCACCATAACTTCCCCCTGCTCAACGATTTGACCCTGATCTTGCGAGAAGGTTGTAGACCAGGAGGTAAACCAACAAGCCTCAAACAGTGTAATGATGGCACTGTGGCCCTGAACGGTGGGGTAGGAAACAGCGGGAGTTGTAGGTCCAGTAACAGCCCCAGGAACGGAAGGGTAGCGAACAGTTTGCACACCGCTCCCAAAACCGGCTTGTGCACCCGTTGTACCTGCATTGGCTGCACCAAGGTCACTATCGGCCAGAGAACTGAACACCAGTTGGAGTTCAATATCGAAGGGCCACCTGTGATGAGCAAGGCTCCTAACAGGACCGGAAACACCACCGGCATAACCAGCCGCTTGCCACAAGTTTGCTTGATAAAGGAGGGCTCTCTCCAAAGAACCAGTTACGGGTTCCGTTACGGATGGGACCAACTCCGCAATTATATCACCATAACCGATACCTCGAACGGTATCAACATTTTTACTGTTGGATGGGGAGAAGGAACTGACCACACCCATCTGATAGAGATTTTTGGTGTTGGATCCGTAAGCTGGGGCTAACAAACGGACCTTCTGACTCACCGCCACACGGGTATTGGGAGTTGTGCCCTGGTCGTAAATGTAACTGGATCCCTGGTTTCCGTTTGCGGGTGTTAAGTCTCGATTAGCCATGTTCTGTCCTTGATAGGACACTCCTATCAATCACAAACCAACATTGACACCTAACCGACCATCACAGATATTTTCGGGCCTCTTCCCATCCCTCTAATTGGGTTTCTTTCTCGGCAATTTCCGATTGGGTAGCTTTTTCCGCCACCCCATTAATAGTCCAACCCGTCAACCCTTCCTCCTTCATTTTTTTCAAGGAAGCTTTGAGATAGACAATTTTCGCCGGGATCCAGATCTTCAGGACTTCCCTACTTGCGTTCCGAAATGTTTTAAGGAAACCAAGAACAGTCCCGGGTTCGTCATATTCGGAAATGCCGGTCCACTGCGCATGACCCCTCTCATCCAGATAGAGAGAAGCGGCTATAGGGGTATACACGCCAGGGTGGGGCTTATTCCAACGATTGGTTTTTGGATTCAAGCTCTGGGTGACCAAACGCCACCCCTTCTTGGGCCGATATTCCAACCAATATCGCATCTGAGTCCGGAGGGACCCATAGGGATAATCATTAACCACGTAAGCCGTTTCGGGACTTACGTGACCAACCAATTCTTTCTGTGTGGCAGTTTTATTTCTCATAGCTGATTTCTGGAGGTCTTCAAGGCTCTTTTGGTATCTGAGAAGGGCTTCGAGAGCAACAACCAACCGACGATAATGAGGGGACCCAGGATCCTCTCCTCTCCACTTGTTGTTAATGGGGCCAAGGATTCGGATTTGACCTTGGACCCCATCAATAACAGTAGAAATGGCCTCGAAATCGCTAGGGTCGAAAGACCCCCACTTGTTAGACAGTGAACCCATATCCTGTTAGTTGATATGGGTTCACTACCGAAAAGAGATTTACTGTACGGACACCCGGAAGGTAACCCGGATGTAGAGGAGTGGGAACACCGGACGGTAAGCGGCGGTCACCAGGACAGCCGTTGGGTCATCCGGATCAAGGGCAACCGTGATTCCGCGGAAGGAGCTGATGATCTGCTCGGCAACAGCCCTCTTGAACATTTCGGACATCTGCCCCTCGATCTGGCCTAGAACACCAGCAAGGAACTTGATCCCCGTGAACCCACTCAACACATTTCTAACCCTACGGTGAATCTCATCGTCAATTTGAATGACGGTAGGGATTCGAGTAAGGACATTGGTCATGTCCGAAGTGAGACCGTGACGAACGGAAAGGAATGGGAGGTTCTCAGTGAGAACCGTGATTCCACTACTGGCTACCTGATTGGCCGTAACAGCATCCAATCTACGACCCAAACTAGAGAATCCAACAATGGAGATACCCTCCCACGGGGAAGCAGGATCCCGCGTGGTTGACGTTGTAGCTGCGGACAAGGCCGCAGCCATATACCTCCCATCCACAAGATAGCTGCGGGATGTCCCCAAAGCATCGGTCAAACGAATGGTGGCAATGTCTGGATAAACAAACCTCACCCGGGTAGATCCGATGGCCCTAGAAATCAGACCAGCTTGTCTAGGGCTTGTGCCAGAACCAAAGCCCATAATTGCCGTACGCTCTGATCTGTACCGGATGCTCGATTGGATATCGCAGTGTCTTGCCACGGCTTTGGCAAGATTTTCGGTAGCCGGAGTCAAAAGGCACAATACAGTCGGGTTGACGTTACCGGGAAGGGAATTCCCTGCAGCCGTGTCCAAAGCCTCAAGATATGAAGCCTCTGATGCTGCGCTAGAACCAGTTTGCTTTGGTACCTGCAAGGTTGCAATCACAGAGCTTCCATTCAAGAAGGCAACATGAGCCGCCAATGAGAGTGGATTATCCGGAGAGATGGTTCCGTACTCTGCTACGACATCCTGTGGACGGGTCCACAACCTCGGAACAAAAGATCGCTTTCGGTAAGTGTAGGTGGCATAGTAGAACTCACCAATAGCGGGTTCCGGCCCGGTCTTCTTGAATGTTTCAACAAGAGCCGTATCCCCGGTAACCACGGAAGCCGTGTTGGTTACAAGAAGTTCCACTCCTGGAATGACCAAAGATGGAATGGTCCCATTAGTCACCATCGTCCTGGAGCATCGTAGGGAGAAGGTAGCCGTGGACCCCGTTGGGTAAGACAGACCACCCCCTCTTGGTAGAACCGTGAAAGTCAAACCTGTCACGTCATCCACATAAGTCTGACCAACAAACCCATCCTGACCAACACCACTGTTGAGCAGAGATGTATTAGCGGATCCAGATCCATTAGCAGGATCCGAGGAGACAACAAAGAACCCGTTAATTGCGGCCCTACCCGAAGCCCCTGATCCAACGGAAGCTAAGAAAAGGGTACCCGTTGTAAGGGCGTCCGCTGCACTAGCCTCTTTGAATAGAATAGAGCTAGAGGAGCCAAGGGTCAAAGATTGAATCCGGAGATACGTGTTGTTTGTAGCATCCGTAAGCACGGAAGCAATTGCTCGACCCGCAAAATAAGCGCTCGAAAGAGAGGATGGGTTGAGCATGAAAGTGGTGAAGCTGGCACTGGCATGGGACATCAATGTACTGGCCATCTGCCGAGCCGTCACCGGAGTAGCAACAACCGTCTCGTCGGAAGTAAAGCCTAGGATTGCGTTGGCAGAACCACGACCCATTACAAGGTTACTTGTAGGAGAGCTATTTGCGGCAACGAACCGAATACCGGCCCCCTCTTGCATGACGGTCAAAATTGTATTGACACCCTGGGCCACCATCGCGGCATTGATTTGGTGGAGGATCGTGCCGGATGTCCCAATGAGACCCAAAGCTGTCGCGGTTCCCGTTGGGGTTGCCACGAAAGTAACGGTTAGTGGGCGACCGTTAACAGTCAAAGACAGCACATTGTTGGCTGGGTATCTTGGATCGGTTCCATCATAAAAAGTTACCCGCGGTTGAGCTCCGGTCTGCCCCCCGGACCAACCCACCACTCCCAGCAGAGTAGGTGATCGAACCACACCAACGGATGCTTCACCAAACACACCGGCTGGAAGACCGGCCTTGACAGCGCCTGATCCCCCAAGGGATCGGATTTCCGTCAAATCCATTGCTGCTTGGCTATAGATAGAACCGGAACCAGGGAATAGTCTGTTTCGGAGAATGATGCGGTCGTACGGGAGACGCCCCCCGGTTGTGGCAACGGAAAAAGCCCGAGCTATCTCGCCCGCATATACTTTCGTTTGTGCCCCTTGAGCCGCAGGAGCGGTATCAATACCCGCCGGAATAGCAAAATCTTCAACCGGAGTAGCGTTAGAGATAAACTCCAAAACAGCGTTGGTATCAAAACCAGAAATAGTGAGGGAAAACTTCAGCTTTGCATCAGGTGTGGCCGAACAGGTAACACTCCCAATCAAGCCCCCCATTCCGTTGATAGTAGCCAACTGTGTGTTGATTTCAGTAACCAAGTCACTGACGGACCCATAGGTTCCAACAGAGAGTGTGATTGCGCGATCCCCTGAAGCTCCAGCTACATTGCCGGTGTAATGTAGGATAAGAGTGTCCCCTACGTTGGTAGCGACGGTAAACCCGTTGGGGAAAGAACCTGCGGAAACATAGTAGGGTTCATTACCTACCGCGGCTGAAGCCGTATTGATGGCAGTAACATAGTTGCTTACGGTTACCCCTGTACCCGGTGCAGCGGTAGCAGAGAGAACCACACCATCCACCAACAGGCTGACCACATCGTCAACACCCGTAGTGATATCATACGTTGTCTCTCCACTGTCCGGAGTATAAGTGACAGTGTCTCCCACCAAAGAAGCAAAAGCACCTATTCTGGCGCCACCAGAGGGGCTGGCGAGATCAATACCCGCGGCTAAACCAGTCTGTTGATCGGATCCGTCAATGGTCACCCGAAGATGGTCCGAAGCACCGTCAATAAAATAATAGGGTGAAGGACCCGGGTTAACATAAACAGCCGGAGTTGCATCACTCGATGCGAACTGTACGGTTACTGTTTCCTCTACCGGGGTACCACCCTCCACCCTAGCATCGGGATAGAATTCGGAACCCGATGGGAAGTTAAGAGGAATGGTAGTAAGAGCGGACCCCTTGCCCTGAAGAGTAACCCCATAGAGATTTCTCCCAACACCATCGGTGATTTGATAGGCGCCCACACTACCGGCACCCGGAATGACCGTTGTTAGCGTGTACCCAGAACTAGAGCCAACGAATGCCTGATCAACCAGCGTGTTGTAATAGTAGCTGGCATAAACCGTAGCCCCATCCGGAACAGCCGAAGCTAGGGTGATTTGTGACAAGTCAGGGTTAACGGAAGCAACAGTTACTGGCCCTCTAGCAAGGGCATCCTGAACCCCATATCCCCAATAGGCCGTTACCAGACTTGGTTGGGTTGTGGGTAGGTCCATCCTACCATTGGATACTTGATTGTAAAGATCAGAACCCAAAGGATTGCCCCGACCATTTCCAGTCGTGGGTTGGTGTTCTAACTGGAACACCGTTTTACTTGCGACACTTACGGACGTAGAACTATCTACGGTAGGCTCGCAAGGGCTCATGAACACCTGATTGTCAATCAGGGAAGCGGATACCTGATTAGGCCCGAATGTCGCACCACCCGTGGTGTGGACACCCGCACTAACCAAGGCAGCGCTACCCCACAGGATCCTGTCATCCTTCAGAACGTAGCTAACACCATTCAAGTAGGTGCCCGCTAGCGAGGCGTCGGGAGTAATCCCGACGCTATTAATTGCGGTCACACCCGTGTTGGCAAGGTAATCAAAAGTATCCTGCCACGTATTCCACCAATACTGAATAGTTACGGTGGACCCAAGAGGAGGGGCCGTTGGGAGAGTAACCCTTCTGGTTGCACCATCTACGGCCGAGGCAGTAACGGACACACCATTTACCTTAACTACAACATCGGCTGGGTTAGTGGTTGTTAAACCGCCACCGTTCCCATTAACGATTGGTCCATTGAAAACGGTGAAAACTCTGTTCCTGGAAGTAGTAGCACCCGGGACAAATCCCAGCACCGAGTTGGCTGACCCAGTCCCAATGGTAATGGATCGGTCGGATGTGAGGCGCAAACGGGTTCGACCAAAGTTGTCCACAAAAGTAGAAGCAACCAGGGAGCCAATACCACTAGATCCGTTGATGATGGCCGCAATCACAGCCGCAGTGAAAGATGGGGCGGTCGAGGGCATGGTAAGAGAAATAAATGCCGACCCATCTACCGAGATGGAAAAAGAATCATTCACACCAGATGTGAATGAGAACGATTGACCTATGGTCCCATCAATGATTGCAGCCGTAGGTGTTACTTGATCCGATACGTCATCCGTAGTGCGGGTATCCCCACGATCAAAGTAATAGGTACACCGAACCGTATCCGAATTGGTAGGGGCCTGAGCGATTTCAACAATGCCTTTGGTTGCGTCAATGGAAAGAACAACAACGGGGAGGTCGTTGATCGTAACCGTAACACTTGCGGTATCCGAAGCCGGGATGGAAGACCCGGAACCATCCACCAGAGGGAAATTTCGCACTTGAAATTTTGTCAGCTCCCCGTCAAAAGGTCCAAGAGTCACAGACCCATCCGGATTAATCGACACTACGGCTCTAGAAGCCATGTCCTCTTCCGTAACAAGAGTGTCCATTGTGGAGGAGCTACCCCGAACAATTGCGAGATTTGAACGGGTTAGGAGCTCTTGTCCCGTACCAATGTATAGGGGGATTCGATCCGGAAGGTTGGGGGGTACTTCTTCGTTTCCGAAAAAAGTTTCAGTGTAGACACCAGGGGGGACGGAACCATCGAGGAAAGCCATTGTAGATCCAATCGCGGCAACCAAAGCTCAGTTTTAGAGCCACATCTAAAAAGATGGGATAAGCACGGTAGGTGTTGCCTGTCGGATAGTAGAAGGGAAAAGGACAGTTATCGAGGAGGGGCAGCTTTCTTCAATACGTTGAAATGGAACTCTCTAGACCTTTCGGATTTTTCTCTTTCCTCACGGGTCATTACACGATATGACCCATCATGCGTTTTACTGAGGTCGCGGCCCTCGGCACCTGTTTGTTGTAAAATGTCAACTTTGTGGTTGTACCTGCGGCGAATCTCACCCCATTTTTGTTGACTGTACTCCCCAATTGCCCTGTCCGCATTGTGGTCCACACCAGAAAACCCACTTACCTGAGCCGGACCATCAGGAGAAGCGGTCATACCCACTCTTACCCCTGTAGGCAAGCACCTATCTGCAGTAGCACCGCACGTACATTTAGCTTGAGTTGAACCCAACGCAACGCGGATATTGGTTTGGAGACCACATGATGAGCACTGAAAAAGATAAGTTGGCATACTATCGGATCATCTCGTGAGTATAACGGGTTGAGAAGAATGGGTCCCGCAGGGGGGTTAGGGCCAAGTCAGAAGGAAGAGTGGATAGAGATTCCTCAAAACCAAGAATCTTAGGTACTAAGGGCACCTGAAGGGACCAGTCCGTCTGAATGGACATAGACAAGGAAGCATTGTAAAAGTAATCATCGGCGTTCTCGTCATAAACCTCCTCGGACTCCCCACCAAAAGATACATCTTGGATATCAATACCCTGATCTATTACCTTAGGCCGCAGAGTAGCCCACAGAAACATTAGGGTCTGGTCCGCGATCTCCATTTGAGCATTCGGGTCCCTAGCTATAACGTCCATATCTACGGACATATCCCAGCGACCACCATACTCCAAGTAGGCATCTTCCCTGGTCTTAGTGACCACTACCGCAAATCTGTCCCCTTTGAAATACCTCCGACCAAAAACCATCACAACACCGGGAATGAACCGATTAAATGCCGTTTGTGGATTAACAGTCCAAGGACCGGAGGACTCCCCTGGATACCTGTAGTCAGCCGACAATGACAGCCCAGACTGAAGGGGAACGGTCAACCGAACGCTTTGCCCGTCCGATCCAATGGTATAATCCCTTCCCAGATGGAGGGGCCTACTTGAAGGCAACTCGTACAACCGCAAAGAGTTAGGGTATGGAACTCTCTCCAAGACACCCTCCGTCTGGGTTGTCATCATTACCCGCTCGTCTGTAACGTCTAAAAGTGGATCTATATGGAGCTGGTTACTTTCTGTCATTTCACAATAGTAGATCCCGGGGGGAGAGGGGAATACCCCACCATTAGCTTGAATGGCCAGAGAGTCCTCCCGAACCCACTCTAAAGATGTGCCAGCATAACCAGGAAGTAGTGCCGAAGTTACGTAACTCTGAACGGTACCCATGAAATTGTCGGATGAAAACTGCACCTTATTGGCGGAATTTACCTTGACAATAATCCCATATTGAGGCCGTTCGGTGAAAGCATATTTTCCCTGAATATTGTCCACTATATTCGGATATCTTGGGTGAGTAGCCCAATAGCTACGGAGTTCACCGATGATCTTACGTTTGAGAGCTTCGGACAAATAAAAATACATTTGTCACCTGAGCTCAACCACATGAGAGGGCAACAAACTCCCACCCTGTCTAACAATTTGAATAAACTCATCTGGTGTGATGTATGGTTTTGGGATCCCACGGTGACCCGCGCACACAATGTGAGATTTAACCTGATAGAGGTTGCCCCAACATGGCTCATCCGACCTACTGTGATATTGACAATGATAACTCACACCCAGCTCGAATTCATCACTAAAATCAGGTGGCTCTCTGTACTCTAAATTAACCCCGCTCAGATCAACCGGGAGGAGTTCCGTTTTTGGCCTAGCGAAATTACACCCTATAGATTCGGCAAATAAATGATCCTCGCCTTCCCAGCTACCCTCCGCGTCAAGGAATTCTTGCGCTTGTTCAAGCGTGATCCCCATATTATGGGAAAAAGAATTAGGTCGGAATCGTATCTCAAAGTCTGAGTTCATTTACTCATCCCCTTCCTGCATGGCCTGCACAAGCAACCCATGGGCAACGGCATTCATAGGGTCTCCCGCAGCCCGGATCTCACTAATATCCAGTGGGAACTTTTTGCGCTTCTTATCAAACAACTCGGTAAAGAATGGAAGGAACCCACCAGCCAGGGAGGTGCCACCAGAGACAATCAGCGGAATAGCTTTAGGGAGAGAAAATCTCCCCTCGACCGCCTTGAATTGGGAAGCCAGATTGTCGATTACATACTCAATGAGATTCCGGTAGTAGAAGGTAAGAGCCTCCTGCTCACGGCCCTTGGGCGCGTTGAGGTCAATCCCCTTTTCCTTCAACGAACACAGTTTGGCCTGAGTGCTGCCAATGGAAGTAGCTGCCCCCTTATCAATCCAGTCCCCCCCACGGGCGACACTGAAAGCAAACCCTTCAACGGTCCTTACGACGAGAGAGACATTCGTCATACCACTACCAAAAGAAAGAGCAATACCGCTGAATCCATCCCTAGCAGCTTCGGAGTAGATGATGGCAGTTGCTTCGTTCCCCGCGTGGGGGGTATAACCACATCCAGCTACAAGGGTCTCCAGCACTCCCCTGTGGTAAACAACATCCTGACCCGGTCTGTCAACCGGAGCCGCTGGGACGCTGAAATAACAATGCTCTCCTGGAGCCACAGGATCCCCAAGCACATTCTTTAGAAGAAGACCCAGAACACCCATAGCATCCACATCGGATGAACTCACCAAACCGGCACTCAAAGGACGACGCACTTCCCGACCGAAAACATTTGCCATGTCCATAGCGGCATCCCCCAATAATAGGAGGTCACCGTCCTTCTCCACATAGGAGACCCCGGACAATCGAAGCATCTTCTTGGATTCAAGGGGAAGGTCTAGGAAAGCATCCCTTACCCTACGGGTATCAATCCCCTGAGAGGTTTTCCTAGCCGAAACAATATTCATTGTACCAGCATCAAGACCTGCCCCTGGAAACGTAGTTTTATCTGTCACTTGCGTTTTTCCTTTTTAGAACGAAGCAAATTCATTGCTTCATCAATCGAACCACTGGAGGTTCCGGAAGTCGTTTGTACATTGACAGTACCCAGGTCTTTCGTCTCAATGGTTGGAATGAAGGTTGGAATATCCGTTCCAGAAACAGTGGGGAAGGAGGCATTCGTCTCCGGAGGGAGATTGGAACTCACGGGCCGCCTGGAAATCTCGGCCCGAAGAAATTTCAACTCTTCAAGTATTTGATGCAAAAAACCTAGAACCGGAGCTAAATCTGTAGTGGGAACAGCCGTATTTCTAGTGGTTTCGGGTATGTGGGGGGCCATAGGGGACACTGCGGCCCTCGAAACGGCTCGGACATTACCCGACGTTTCCGGAGGTTTCACGGTCAGGGTTTTAGGTAACACCACAGACACTAGACCCAATTTGCGAGCTTTTTGAAGGTCCAAAGATCCGATGATTTTATCCATAGGCAATTTTGCGGACTCGCCCCGGCTAAGGATCAAACCCAAGTCCTCCAAAACTGCGCTATCCGACACGCAATAGATTTGCCCCTCATCACTCATTTTCAAAAACTTTCCTCAGCATCTCCCCGGAATTTCTAGAAAGAAGTAATTTAGCGAATTCTACCCGGGCCCGATCAAAGGCTCGTCGGATGAAAGTGTGTTGCGCAATTTTAGGGTGGATCCAGGCTTTATCCGTTGTGAGGGGAGTTGAACGTATGACTACTTGGCCTTCTTTGGAGATCAAAGGTACCTTATCCACACCCTGAGCTCTTGTGAGCCATTTCATGGGATAGGGGCCCTTAGTCCCTTGGACAATCAGGTCAATCCAAGGCCAGTTAGAGGTCACATCGACACCATTTCCCACCACTCGATAAGAGAAGGACTCATAAAAGTCCTTGCTTGTAGGAATGAATGAGCTTTTGGATGCGTCCTTTTTTGCTTCCTCTACAACGAATCGAACCAAAAGCTTGCCAAAGTGACGGAGGTCATTACGGCCGATTTTGAGAGTTTCCTTGTCCACACCCCACCAAAAACAAAAGACATCTTATCCAGGCGTATTTCCCTGACGACGGATTTCAGAGATGATAGCAAAATCATCCGGTGATTCAACCCCATTTTGTAATTGTCTATTATGCTCAAGAACTGCCTTGTACATGAGATCCGGATCAGGGAGTGTAAGGGCATGAGCCGCCGGTAGGGGGACACGATTAACCTTAAGGTTGTTTTTTTCGGACATAGTCAAAGTGGCGGCCGTGCCCTGGGTAGGGGAGTTTGGATCAACAAAACCTAGGACTTCTACCGTAAGGCCCTTACGGGCAAATTTAGCTGCATGTTCAACTAGAACCGAGTCTCGAAACAGAAACCACTCTTTCCATTTCCAATGAGGATCCATACCGGAAGGTGGATCCCGTCTACCTTTACACCAGGAGCGAACGGTACCGTTCGACACATTGATATTACCAGATTGATGATAGGAGTACCAAGGCATCCCCAGGTCATTAGCGATGTGCAAGGACCATCGATCCGGACCCTCTGCGTAACCTGTCATCAAAACATCGGTTGGGGAAAATATCGAGCGGAGTGTTTGACACACCCAGGACTCACCCCACGGGGTGTCGGCTAATGAACGAGACCCGGAAACCACGTAGATAGTAGGCATACCCACTTTACGCAGAGGGTAGAAATCAACGGGCCACGCGACGGACCATAGTCAAATATTTTGACTGGGTAACATAGTGCGCTTCCCGATAAAACTTCTCAAGGTCGTACAGGACTACTTTCTCTCCCCGACGATTGAGCATAACGGGTAAATTTCCTTTTCTTACCGAAACAGGAAGCCCCCCGTATTCAAAGTAACCCACTAAACTTGCTTCTTTCTCCATAATTTCTATTACACCTCTGGTTCGAATACCTGACGCCAAGCTTCATCGTAAAGAGCCTTGGATGCAGCATTTGCTTCATCCACTATTTGCTGCTCTTCGGGAGTGAGATCGGAATGGCCTTCCATTTTCTTCCTGGCTTCTATTTCCCGAACCTTTTCATACAAAAGGTGACCGGACTGTTTTGCAATCAGCATCGGTTTCAGGTTTACTTGGAGCTCACCAATATGACCATTAGGATAGGTTATATTGAACATGAGGTCTCGATAACCGAGAGCCGTTGGGTTAGAAAACCTGTTCTTGGGTTTCCGTGCGAACTTAACCCCCATCTTTCTCAACTGATGAATAACAACGGGGATCTCACCCAGGGTATCAACGGCCACCGTAGCCCGAACTAGGTCTAATGCCGCCGACACATCAGCACCTTCGGCCTCAACTTTTTCAAGGAGCCTTTTCTTCTTCTTAAGGGGTCCAATTTGAACAATCGGGCCCAATACAGAAAGGTCAGGTTTCTGACCCGGGTAAAAGACCTTTGCCCCCATACGACTATCCAGACCAGTACCACGATTCAGAAGGTCCAACTGAAGCTCGTTAGCTTCTAGTGCATCCCTGTAGAGATCGTCCAACGAGTTGGTTTGTTGACTCGTGGTGGACGGTAACGAAGTCTCTTCAGGAGTGAAAACAGAAGCAACAGCTTTTGGCACTGGCGGAACCGCGGGGCTGTCTTTATCCAATTTAACCCCAACGACCCTACCTATGCCTGGAAGCAGCACCTGGGACAATGGGGTGCCCACGGCCTCAAAAACCACCCCAAAAACAGTGGCTAGAGAGGCGGAAGAGTCATGAAACAGTTTGGGCAATAGATGCCCACGATCAATCCTTTTCAACCAAGAAAACGCCGGAGTAATTGCCCCCACTACTTTTTTACCAAGCCCCTCGGCATTTTCACGACCAACCAGCCGGGGAAGAAAACGAAGAAGAGCGCGGACCCCGGCTTTCACAGGCTCATAAAAGCCACCAATCGGCGGAGGTGCCCCCAAAGACGTGGAGTGAAGCCTATTGTATAGGTCAATGAGATTAAACACCTGAATAGGGGCCCCACGCAAGACCCGACGCATCCGCAAAATTAAAGCTGGAGGAATGGGGTCCCTAGTGTAAGAGGCATTGCTCTGCCACTCCTCGAATGCCGGATCTTTATCCTCGAAAGAAACTTTGAGCAGGGGCAATAGATGGGCCCTAAGATCTGGGTTCTGGTGTGCTAACCGAATAACCTTTGAGCGAAGATTCATGCAGTTGTGTTAAGATAACAGGCTTAACGACTAATCAGCAAGCTCTCCCGGGATCCTCGCCCAATGATTATCCCTAGCATTTGCTACTGTGGAGTTACCATCCAAAACCGTGTATGTCCCATCAAAGTTATCGCGAAGAGAAATTGGCTTGCGCCTTCCCCCCACACCACGATAAGCTTTCTCCATATGTTCCCGTGCATGGGCAATTCCACTTTCACGAGCTCGGATAGTTACCAGTGAATCCAGAGGATAAAGCTTAGTGTATGGAGTTCGAATGAAGTACCTCCACGGGTCTTCAGGAAGAAGGCTTTCCATGCTTCTGGCAAGAACACGCATTAACAAAGACATAAGTATTCGTAAATATAAATGCGTAATCAACCCGTGATGTTCTCATAGGCACCAGTCCGGCCCCGCTCCTCAAGCTCATCGGGTTCATTGGACTTGTTGGTTGCCAGGGGGAGAATGGCATCTGGAGTCACTGGCCAAGCGGGATCCCTTCGCGCATCATAGGTCTCCCTCAGCGGACTGTAGGTGTACCGAGTCTGTGGCCACGGAAGATTGGGGCTTGCAATTTCCTGATCAATAGGAACTTTGTACCGAATGTCATCCGAATCAATATATTGAATGTTGAAATGCTGCTGCATCACATTCCCCCGATTTGTTGGCCTCCTTACGGGACCTATTGAGTATCTGTCATTATTCTGTTTCACAATGAAGTCTCGTTGTGAAACAATAGGGGAAAATGACATCCACACCTCATACGAGTGCTCTTTTCGTCTACCCATTGAGGTTTGAGAGATCCTCTTTTCCGCATCGTCTGGAGCCACAATGATATCATAGGGACCTTCGTAACCCCCTACAAACCCGACACCAAAGCAATCCCGGCATAAGTTACTAGGCTGCTTTCCGTACTCCCGAGACTTAGGGTCGACCTGAAGTGTGCAGAGGCAAGGAATACCGTTGGTTTTCATGGTGAAAAGTTTGACTCTTTCCCCACCCTGCTCAAGAATCCACCGATTTCTACGGATAGCCTCCCGCCAAATGTAATCTAATGCCTCAATCTGCATGTCCGAGGCCGGAGCTGTATCTTGGAGCCTACTTTCGGATAGGTTGCCGGGCTGGGTTGGGTCAACCACTACCGTGGTTACACGGTAGTAGGATTTCTTATCAACCCCTGGCTGAACCATATTCCGGAGTGTGTAATAGGTAACCGTAACGACATCGTCAGGCCCCGAGGGCAAGGGTGCATTAGAGAACCTAATGTCTCTTGGATCAATCAATGCGTTTGACTCCAGCGTCACCTCTCCCGTGGGTCCAAATACAGACGCTACCCTAGCCGGGACCCCATTGACATACACCAGAACATCGGATGAAGCATTTGCAGATACACCATTGGTTCTTGGTTTGAATATTGGATGGAGGGTTTTGAAAGTCCAACGTGCAAGATTGGGAGCGTCCCCCCTAGACTGCCATTCACCCCAAGGAACCACCTCGGATGCAATCAAAACAACATCGGTGTAATCCCGAAAAAACCCCCCTCCAACAGGATAAGCATTGACGCGACGATAGGGTCCTCGATCCGAGCTATCGGATCGATAGATATTTACACCCACTACCACCCGATCGGAATTAGAGCTCAACAGGGCCGGGTCGTCCCAGCGAAGGTCAAAGACTCCCTGGATGAAAGGCGAGACGACCATCAAATTTTGAGGGGGTTGAGGATACACCATAACCCTAAGTAGAATCAGACTTCAACCGGAACGGTCAAGTCAAGAAGATCCATGACTTTATTCCGAAGTTCCGCTTCCCAAGCCCCGGATCCCGTGCGAAATACGGAAACGGCATCCACAAACAAAGATGCCCTACCCGCAGAAATACGGCTAGAATCAGTGGTGCACTCCGAAGAAATAAGAATGGCTCTCGGCCCCCGCCCAATATCCAGAAGAAGGTTCAAGCCATTTGTGCTGTTGTCTAAGTTGATATCTACTACAACAACGGCAGAACGAACCTTCCGCCAAACTGATTCGGCCAGGGAAAAGTTAGGTACCAAATGAGGAGTAGCCCCTAATGAACGTAGAGTCGAATGAAGATCAGGATCGGGATCGGTAGTTACAGCATGTAGGGGAACCCCTAGAACCGAAAGGGTAGATGCCAAAGCACATAAAGCTGGGGGCGAATCGTCAATGATTACAACGGAGCGTGTCAAAGGGTTGTAATCCAACCAACGAGTTATGACATCGGTAAGAATTTGAGCCGAATGCTCGGCCTTACCTAAAATAGACCCCATGCGATACATACACATCTGAAGTGTATGGTCCGGGTAAGCACCACCAAAAGCTACGCTGTCCATATTTTCAATCATCGAACGATAATCCTCATGAGTAAAGCAATCAGTCCACTGAAAACAATGGACGAGATCCCACCGATTAATAACGCCTGAGACCTAAGGGTTTCCACGTCTCTCAGTCGCTTCTCCACGTCCAAAGATTTCTCATTGAGAGTTTCTATCTTGGTGGCTAACCGGGCCAGGGTAGTTTCGGTGACCACGGTAGACTTCCGGTGTTCAGCCGAAAGCTCACCTAAAGCTTTATTCAGGCTGTCAATAGCACCTAGAATTGCCCTACGGTGCTCAAGGAATCCGTCACCACCATCACTCATTGTACACCTTCCAGAACAACTCAAAAACTATTGCGTCAAGTTGCTACAAGTAAAAAAAGATTAGGCAAACCAAACGAGACTAAATGCCCCGCACCATTCCACTAGTGAAATGCGAAACAAAATACGCACCCAATAGCCAAAAGCAAAAAGCCACAGAAGGTGTCTTTTTGACACCCTAGACCATACCGATACATTTTTTGAGGTGGAAATAAAAAACTGGGAGGAACTGGAAAATGAGGTCCCCCCTAGGGTGGAGAGACGGGAAAAGTCAATCCCAATTAAACCGTTTCATCTCGACGGTTAGGTCATTAAAAGCAAATCGTAAAGCTAGCATCGCTCTATGCATCTTCCTGTCATCCGACATAGACGGTTCGTCTCTAACGGCACTCTGCAGTTTGTAAAACCCATCGCTCATCTTGTAATAAGCTTCCCGAATGTTCCCATTGGAGACGGGGATACCACCTTCTTTGAGAATAGGCAGGAGCTCTTTGCGGAGCTCAGGATTTTGGTGTGCTAATCTAATAAGACGGGAACGTAGAGATTCCATACCAACAACTTGGTATGGAATCTCTACCGTTAACCTTCAGTTAACGCTGAAGTATTCACCCTTCATGTACACCGTAATGACGGCTCCATTTGGGAGGACATAGAAGACACCTTCTTCTTTTTCCGCCTTGTTGAGCTTCGCCTCCGGGTACGTCGTCGCGAAAGCATCTGCGTCGAAAGCAACGGCGCCCAAGTTATCGGGAACCAGCCCGGATGCCCCGATGTAGAACGCTAGAGGGCTAAACTCAGCCCAAATATCCTCGATAGCTGCCGCAACGGACTTTGACGCGGCCGTAACTACGTCAACCATCTTGTCCCGGTTTAAGGTCAAAGCCTCAAGGAACTCGACATCATTCACACCGGCATCCCGAAGTGTAGACACCAAAGCGCTGGTGGATCCAACACCCAGAAGACCCTCATACAGAGGGTAGGACATGGTATCGGTTTCGTCCAACTTCGTTGCAGCCGTCAGCTTCTTCACATCCCACACAACACCACCCATACCAACCAAATCCAAGGTAGGCTTGTCAACCTTAGATCCGTTGAGAGTGGCAGTGAACCGGCGTTGCAAACCATCGTTACCACTTCGGAGTTTGGTCACACTCGTCAGGGCGGGATAACCAATATCGATCTTGTAGCTAACCCTAACATCAACGGACCCATTAGCCAGAGCCTGTTTGAGATCGGTATATTCCGTCGTGGTAGGTGGGGAGAAGTTGAGAGACGGGGTGAGGTAATGCGTCTTGAGCGCCGCAACCTGCTCCTGAGTCAGAGAGGTTGACTCACCCTTCACCATCCCGGAGAGGATCTTCCCCAAAACCGTGAGACGAACCAATTTATGGATACCGTCCATCGTAGGGGCGGAGAAAGAGGCGCTGTAATCCACCAGAGGAAGACTCGAAAGGTCAACGGCAAAAGGTCCCCCTGGAGCGTAATCCCCGGTCACGAGACCCATGTCCTTAAGGTCCCGGTGCACCCGCTTGTCATTTGTTCGGAAGGTGATGCGGGCCACATTCAAGCTACCATCCCCAACAATGGTATAATTGTTGAAAGACTTAAGACCATCCAAAGCCACACCGGCCACGGAAGCAATCCTAGTCTTGGAGTCGCGAGCATAAATACCTTGAGGCTGAGAGATGAGCATGTTGATAGTAGGGTTGGACCGATTGCGCTCAAAACCCATCACCTGGGCCCACTGATCATCACCCTCTGTCTTTGACTCATAGGCTGGAAGCTCCAGGCTACCATCTTCCTTGCGAACCCCGGGCACGCGACGGACTCCAGTACGTCTGTAGTCTGACCGGAGCTTTTGCATGTCCACTTCAAGGCCCGGCCGAGAAAGAGCCGCAATCACCTTGAGGACCGAAGGACCCGAGATACCATATTCGACGTTGGGGGTGTAGGTCTGAGGATTGAACACCGCCTCATCCATCGCGGAAGAGAAAGCTGCAATCTCACTATTAACCAAAGCCTTCCCGTGAACCCGAAGCAGATCCGGGTGACGAGAGCTAACCAGAGCATACTTTGCTTCATTTAGCTGGCCCATCGCCAGCCGGGCGCGGACATAAGCCAGAATAGGGGCGGGAGAATCCCCCTCCCCGTTAACAGGAACAGGCGAGGATTTGTAATCATCCGCGGAGACCTCGGTATATCGATACGCAACCTTGTCATCCGAGGGACGCAATCCACGAACGGTCAGATTGTCTTCGGACCCCAGGCAAATCCGCCCGGTCTTAGACACAAACACAACAAAGGAAGCGGAACCCCGAGAAACTTCAATTGACGGGCTCATAGAACCCGCAAGAAGAACCGTAGTGTCATGCAGGGCCTGATACACCTGTTGGATGTTTTGAGCTTGGAGGCATTTCCCACTCAACGAGTTAGCAATACGACTCAAAAGGGCAAAGTCGCACGAACTACGGTGACCAATTGTGTTCACGAAGATGTTGGGGTGGCGCTTAAGAGAGGTAACTGCGGCATCCAGGGAACGAACCTCGGCCGATGGGCTAGGGTCGTTTGCATACCCGTCGGTATGAAAAGAGATGGCGGTTACCTCACTATCATCAATCAGTTTCTCGGCCTCGGATAGTGCTTGGGATAGACAAGTGAGGTAGGTTGCTTGAATTGACCGAATGGCCTGAAGGTGCTTGGAGTTAGGGGCCATTACCGAGGTAATGGGCACCCGACGGCAATGAACAGTCACATCCCCACTCGATGAAGTGGAAATGATGCTAACCAGAAGGTTAGGATCAGCGAATTCCTGGAGTGTAAAGACCTTCTCCACAGTTGCCTTCATGGCCCCCATATCACCGTACATGCTGCCGGAACGATCCAGACAGACAATGTGGTGAGAAGGAACCCTGGATTTCGTGGTCTCAGCCTCCCCCAAAACCTGGGTGTCGACTAGGAAATATCGGCGAGGAGATCCACTGAAAGACCGAGTACTGAATTTGGATTTTGACATTGATACCCCGTAATAGGTGGGATTGTTACCCTTCAGTTACGCCGGGAGAAGGAAAACTGACCCTCGATTCAGATGGAGAATTTAGAGCCCCTAAGAACCCTACAATCGGGAAGAATACCTAGGGGATTGGGGGTACAATGCTTCTCCCACCACCCCCCCAATTTATTTGATACGACCCTAAAGAACTGACGGTCTTCAGAAAAAACCGAAGGTAGGGCTTCATGGGGTGTCCGGTCGGTCATCCAGTACAACTTGGAAGGCTCCATTTTCGAGGCTACCCCAAGGGGCTCTTTTTTCAAAGCCCCGAGTGCATCAACGTCCGTAGTGGTTGAGTCCCACACCCGGCAAGCGCCATTGGTGGAGGCCATGTAAACCCCGTCTTTACGATCGCAATGTCCATCCTGAAGAATACCTTGAAGGTACTCCAATCGTTGTCTCTGATCATAGGTCAGATCTTCCTTGCTGACCCGACGTAGTTCTGCGAGCTCCTCCAGAATGGATGTCCCACCACCAAACCTACCAATGGATCCACCACCAAAGGTAAAACCACTCCCAAACGCGGACCAAAAAGATCCATTCCCGGCTTCGGTATGTACCCCACCCCTCCGCTGCGTTGTCCCCCCCTGAACCCGACCCTCTGTCACAGTAAGGTAAGCTACCTTTCCTGGGAGAATTGAATCACACATGGCAATGAGAGGAAGATACCCGTGTAGGTCTTCAGGAATTGTCGCCGGGTCGCCCATGATAAAAGGCATCATGTTGACGGACATAGCACGGGGTTTAGGGAACTGAACAAAATGAAGGGGTTGGTACATACCCCACTTACGAAAAGAGTTGGACAGAAGGGGAGAGTTACTGGGAAAGTTTCATTTTTTCAGCATAAAAAGAAATCACCTTTTCTGCCGTTGAAACATCTGAACCGAAAAAGTTCAACCAATGGTCTCGAACCACGGTCAAAAGAGGTACGTGCGTCATCTTGGACCGCTTAATGAATTCCCGAATATGAGCTTGAACTTCAAGGGGATCCAGAGCATAGTCATTGACGGGGTCTCTTCCTTGAGGCAAAGAGGCGTTTTGCTTTGAGAATTGCACGCTATGAGTCAGCTCGTGGGCCAACAGTGATGCCAATTCTGCCTGTCCTTCGGATCTCTTGGGGGACAACCACACTTCCACACTCAAATCCCCATAATAGTTGTTACCATCATGATTTTTCCCGGTACCTGGATTGTCGGAGTGTCGTGTGAGGACTGATAGGTCCGTAGTTCCGGTTGATTCTAACGAATCCAGAATCCATTGGTCTAAGTTAATGTGAATATGATTGTATCTATCCTCCAACACATGAGAACCATCCCTCCATTTCAAACTGGCATCCCGTTTCTGCAGCTTGTAAACGGAGTTACACACAAGACTAGACAGTGCATTAGCCAGCTTTGCTACATTGACTTTGGTCCCAAAAGAAGCTGATTTGTCGGATTTGTCATTAGCAGCTTCTAAAACCTTCTGCATGTCTTCATCGGACAAACCCTCTGCCATGACATCGTGGATTGCTTGATAGACGTAGGTCAGTAGGATCTCCTGAAGCTCATCTTCGGAAGGACCATCCTCCCCAAATACATACCGCATCGCTACTCGCTCGGACGCCGGGCGTGCCGAGGCTAGGTGATCGGAGAAATGATGGAGACCGTGAAGAAAAGAGTGACCCACTTCAAAGTGAGTGAACCCCTTATCCAGAATATGACTGACAGCTTTGAAGGCCACATGCTTGGCGAAAGAATTACCCAGAGTTCCGGCCATGGCCCCCAAGCCGCCTGTGGCCGCCATCACAGTGCCAGCCACAACATAAACTCCAACTGCATAGAGAGCTTTTTTATCCGGTCCCGTCAGCTTCTCCGGTGGCTTCTTAAACACTTTCTTTACAGCCGATACGCCGTGTTTTATCTCATGAAGCTCTTCTTTGGTAGCGTTCTTCAAAAGAGTGGGGATAGCTTTGGTACCCTTCTTCATTAGCTGAACGGCTTTATCTGTAGCCTCTTTGCGGTGATCCTTATCCACTATCAACCGCTGGACTTCTTTTGGAGCTTGTTTGAGGGCTTCCTTCGCTGCTGGGGCTAGGCTCTTGGCCTTCTCCAAAAATGACGATAGCATCCCTTTGAAGCCTTTGCTTCCACCATCATCTTTCGTGGGTTCGTCTTTTTTGGGCTTGGCATGGGCATCGGCTTGATCCTTTGTATCAAAGGATTTCGCCTCTCCAGCGGGACTTTGGGATCTCCATTTACCCTCGGGGGTCTTCCAGACCTCTCCGGGGTGTCTTTCTCGCGCTATCTTCATCAAACACACTCCGGAATAGGAAGAGAACCAGCTACACCCATCTCTATGTCCAAGAGGGCAAAAAAATCATCTATGTCCTCATTGTCAAAAAACACACAGTCCAGAAGGAATAAATCATAAGGAAGATGCAAAACACCCATACGAGTGGAAACTTGAACGATGGAATGGAAAATATCTGTAACCTCACCCCACCCTAGTGACAGAGACCAGAAAGGAATCCCTAAAGAGGCTCGGATTCTCCGGTGCTGGTTGGGGTGCAAGTATCTGTGTTTTTGTTGACGGTGAAAAACACCACTATGACGAACCCGACGGTATCGGCTTTTTGCCCGTCGTTTAATCTGGTTCCGGTGTCTCAGGTAGTTCAACCTAGAGCGCCTGCGAGCCATACCATGCTGGATGTGTTGTCTTGCATTTATTTGCAGTGCCATACGTCTTAGCCTGGATATAGGACCGGAAGGGTTGTGATTGCCGTACACCGACACGAAGCTATCCTGTATGGTTGCCCAAGATGTGGGAAACAGAAGGGATACATTTTAAGCACCAATACGGGAAGTGCGGTGTTCCAGTGCTCCCACTGCACTAAGTTATTCCTAATCGTTGATGATAGTCTATCCAGGTCCCTTATCCCGGTGGAAGAGAATGGGAGTTTCCATTACCCAGAGGTAGAGCCCCATCCTCTAGGATGTCATGCGAACGGGGGGGTCAGCGATTTTTGAGATAACCGAGAAGAACCCTATTTTCTGAGGTGTCGTCCAAAAAAGATACGGACATCGTGAGCAGATAGGTACAATATGCGTCCCCCATCTCAAAATCCGCAACGGTCACTTCGGGATTCGATATCGCGGTAGAAGTAGGTGTGAATTTAGGAAGAAGGCTTTTTATGGATCGGAGGATTAACCTACTTCGGTTAGGTGGTAACCAATTTGGATTCGTTGTTGGGTCCGGGGTATCTTCCGGATAATAGAGAATTACGGAAACAACTCCCCCATCTCCTTTGCCGACAACAGTGACATCCCCGACAAGAACACCCCTTAAACCTCCAGATCTAATAATAGAACCCAGTCGCTCACGGGAAAAAGCAGACTCCAACCATTGGACTTTCCGGCTTTTCGTATCCGGTGGCTTACGGTCAAAAAACCAAGCATGTCTAATCATATAACGTTCTGCTACTTTGCGAGATGGCATTATGAAAGGAGAGTGGATAGAAACAAACAAATGAATACCTTAGCCAGTCTCCAAGACGGCCTGTAATTCAGGGTGTCTGTAAATCGCTGAACCGACAAAACAAACGAGGTTAGAGACCGGACGGTAAACGCGCTCACTGTGTGTGTGCCCGCACAGAACCATAAACTGAACATTAGGATATTCCCGAGCCAAACAAAGAAGCTCTTGCCCCAACCTCAAGTTGCAATAAAAAGGAAGGTACGAACTGGGGGTAGGAGAAGAGAAATGGAAACAGGATTGAGGGAACGGTGGGAAATGTGTTGCAACCACAATCATCTTGGCTCGGGAAGCCACATCTTTGACTCTTTTCGATATCAAATGGGTGTGGTGATCCGCCCTTCGTTGATAGAGGGCCAGCCTATCAGACGAGTTCATTGAATTAAGTCCTGGTATCTCCCCCAATTCCGCCATACGAATCCTAGACCCGGAATAATCCCCGGCCCTCCCATCGTACCAGCCATCCACCCCAAGCAAGTAAGATCCATCCCCAAAGTGAATGGGTTCCGAATTTGTCAAATAGGTAAGGTCCAACGAGTGATAGTCGGCCATCACCTTATCCGTGGCCTCAAAAGTCAGATGCCAGTAATCATGATTCCCGAGAACAAAATCAATGGGAATCCTAATCCTATTCTGAAGGCGGCCAAGGTCGGATAAAACTCGACGAGAGGTGGAGTTATCTCCAGTTAACAGGAGACGATCTACCTTTGCATTTTGAATGGATTGAACAAACCGAAAAAAAGAATCTTCGGATACACAATCCAAATGAATATCGGTTGCCCAAGCTAATCGCATTGGAATTATAGGCAGGCGCCAACGGATCGAGTGTAGGCTAAAGAAAGGTCCCGGTCCAAACGATCCTGATATTTCTCCCCGTAGAGGGGGTTATCAACGGCAACACGCACCCTACTCTCTACGTCTGTTGAAAAAGGATCTAGGGGACCATGATAATGGATCTCTAGAATTGTAGACCCGCTATCCGGACCAAGACCCCCCGCCACACCAAGACCGAACCCATGCTCCCTGGCCATGGGCTCCAGGTGATGAAGGATTTCATACCATAAACCCGGACTAGAAGGCTTGCCATTCCCACCGGAAAAGTCAATTAGAGCATAGTCCATAAGGCCGGTGTAGGAACGAAGGTACTGGGCCACATTCTCCGGAGTTCGTTTTGAACCAATTGAAGACCCATTCACCTGAAGGATGATTTTCACATTCGGGAACATATCCCTCACCAAACGAATACTAGAGGGATCCGGCTTAACCACATTCAACTGGATGCCACCACTAAACCCCTTAAAAACCCCCAAAAGATCGCGGAGTTGGATCATAAGGGATCGGTCATCACCTCCCGTATTGTAGTGGATGGCGGGAAAGACCCCCCCAATCAGCGAAAGGGATTCGATCAACCGAACGGCCGTTCCAACTTTAGGGTAGCGACGGTTAGTGACGGGTACATGCTTGAGTGTTTTTCCACTCACCAAAACACCAGCCATCACCAAGTGAGAGGCCGGAGCAATAGCTCTGCACTCCCGGATAGTATCCACATCATCAGGGGTAACAACACCCGTGATACCTAAGTAGGGAAGAGTCACATCAAAGACCTTTCTCTGGTTTTACCACCCGAGGTGCAATCCAATCTCTCAAACACAAGGGGCCTATCCGTCACGTTCCACCCGTTCCCCACGAAGTAGTCTCGGATCTCAGACTCTGTAGCGGAGTCAGGAACCCCACCTTTGAATGCAGTTTTCGGATAATGGACCCACCTATCACCTTCGCGGACAAAGGACACCGTGATAAGGGGCACATGCTTTATCACGAAAGCAGTCATGTCGCGGAACGCAAGGAAAGACCAATTATCACGAAGAGCCAGCTCCAAAGCTTCCACGGAAGTGGTGATACCCCGGGTGTTGGGAATAGAAATCTTCCCCCGGGCCGTTTGAACGAACCAGGACGGTGCATAATCAAACTCAGGGGTAAGCTCCATTACAAGAGAACCAACGGCGGGTGCTGTATTCATCACGTCACCTTACGACGCTGAATGTTAGAGTAGCACACAGGAACCGCAAGATTGATTTTGTCCGTGGAACGAGCCCCAAAAGAAGCAATACCTACCTTGGACCCAAGCATCGCACTCACCTTATCTACCACGGAATACGGATCCAGGAAATCACCCGAAGCGATCATTGTTTCGATCTCAGGACGAGCCGTTCGGAGCAAAGCGGTATTGGAATCCTGATAAAGCATATCGTCTGCCGGAGTGGGAGACGCAACTAGACCGGGAAAATCCGGCCTATATGCATCAACATACTTCCAGGTATTTTTCACCGCATCTAGATGGGATAGTGCAATAGAATCAACCCCACCAATAGCCTCCAGTGAGTACCGGAAGAGAACTGCATCAAAATGACCCTGACGAAACGGACCCTGCCAACCGGCCGGGCTGTTATGGTATTCGGGATTATTCAACGAAGCCTCTGTCGGAAACGGACCCTCTCCGTGACGAGTCATGTATGTCCGAAGACAACCAATGACGTGCGTATTCCCCGAAAAGTCAACTTCATTTAGAAGTCGCATGGCATTTCTTGGTGTTGTGTCAGACCAAGTGGTATGAGGGTGAAACCCATGCCACTTATCCAGCAGAACCCCCTGTGCCCCCTCGAAAATAAGAGGCTTTCCAGAAGCCACCAGATTTTTCATATAGGAAGTTTCATCAACAGTGTGGAGATTCCGAAGAAAACCAGCCATCCTGTCTTTGTAAGCTTCGGGGTCGAACCGCACGGACTCAAACCCCATCTCCACGGCAAAAGCATTGGCAAGGTCCATCTGCAAACGGAGTTTACGGGACAATGTATCCGGTGTATGAAGATCCACCACACGGATCGTGGCTTCAGGATTGGTGTAGGACATGGAGACGGACTCCCCAAAACCCATACCACAAGTACCATGACGATCTTCGCCGCGAGCCAGTTCGCGAGTTCGATTCATTGCTTGGTGGAGAGGGGTGATAACCAGGGCCCCCATCGAAACGTCCAAAAGAGAGAAAGGATCACGAACCCCCTTGGAGGAAAGGACTTCAGACTCTCGAATCATGGCTGTAGGGTGAATAGCCATGTATCGACTGAGGAAAGTTCGGCAACCATGAAAAGTTGCCGAACCCCACTGGGCAAAAGTGTGATGCCGACCATCACCAGAAATGACGTTGTGCCCAGCCTGGGCACCACCGTTGTGACGAATGACAGTAGACCCCGGGTTGACGGAGGCAAGGAAGTCAACCGTCCCCCCCTTACCCTCATCACCAAACGCCAGACCCGTAACGATGTATGCTGTTTGGTTCATGGCCTCTCTTACGCGGAGGCCATGATAGTTGATTTCTAAAAATTCTCTCGAAAATCGGGTGGGGGAGTACCGGACTTCCCAATACTATTTGCGTACGGAGTCAAAGACCGAACAATTGGCCCCAAGAGGTCCGATGGCACACCATTGGCCTTGAGGCTGTCCGCATAGGCAATGAGATCCGATACCTTTCCTTCGGTGAGAGCCACCAACCCTGCCGACACATATGAGGTAATCCCATCGGCATAGAGTTGGATAACCCTATCCCCCAGAAGCTCACGCCAACGGGCAACTACTTTCTGATGACCATGGTTGTAGGGGATTAGGAAAAAAGTATGATACTTCTCCCCCAATTCTTGGAAGATATGACCCGTAGGGATATCCTTGTTGATTTTCGAGGACATCCAAGTTCGAACAAGATTGGCCTGAACAAATGGAAAAGGATTGTCATCTCCAGTGAAAATGGCATAACCTTTTCTGCCCCGCCGAACAAAGTTGTCCGTCTCCGTGTGGCGGGATAGGAAATAGGCTGCAAGGTCGTAGCTTTCTCCACCATTACCACCACCCCCACCCTCCAGAAAGCACCACGTCAGCCACTGATCCATGCCGGATGCGGTGGACTCGAACTGACCAACTTGAAGAGGGGCCTTTTCGTATCCAGTAATAGCGTCACCTACGGCCATAAAAAGAACCTGTGGGTCCGGTACCCCCACGTTCATTAAAACTTGCATGAATTGGGGAAGCTCTTTTTTGGCAAGATCCTTAGGTATATCCCCCATGGATCCTGTCTCATCCAAAACAAAAGCAATGGGCAGTGAATTCGGATGATCCTCCGAATCCCTAGATTCACGGAGATTCACATTCCGGGGATCCATAAGCGAATGCAGGGAATGGTGGAAAACAGTCTCCACCGGAATAGCCGCGCGAGTAGAGACAATCGCGGCATGGTCTTCCATACTATATCCACCGTAACCCATATCACGTCTCCTTCTTATCGTTTGAGGGAACGGAGTCATTGCACCCGTCCCCATATGAAATCTCACCGGGTGTGTTCACCACCCTGGTGATAGGTGTGTATTCCTGTACCCCATCGTCATCAGTGTCTTTTGAAGTATACAAACTCTGTCCCATGATTCAAACCTCAACTTTCCAAGTAGTGAACACTACGTCTCCAGACGTACGAACAACGGGTTTCCCGAAGGTCCCAGGAACTGTTACGTGGGGCCATAGAGTAGTGACCACTTCCATTGGATCTATATCCGAGACATCCCCGAGACCCTCAAGGGATAGGAAAGTGGACACACCCACACGTGACCAAATGCCACCCAGAATTCTCTCTTTACTTGTCATTTACCACCCATAGTGAAGTTGTGGTATCTGTTACCCCCATAAAGGTTTTTAGCTAAGGTATCTACTTGGACCAAGAGATCCCAGGCGTCTTCCGACCATTTTCCTTGGGCGACATTGGTTATCAATGTCTCCAAACCCTTAGAAACGCCAGCAGGAAGCCCCTTCTCATCCCCACCCAGAACCCGATAGACACATCGGGCCGACATGATGATGTCCGTTGAAGGAGTGATCGAACCCCCATCCCACACGTCTTTGGGGTAGTAGAACTCATATCCGGGACTTCGAGCAACGAGTCTGCTACCAATTTTCGCAGTCCTAGACCATCCTGCCAATACAAGCCCGTGATCCCTAGGGTGAATCAGTAGATGCTGAGGGGTACACGAGGAATGAACATACCCCGCAAGATGAAGCCACCCCAAGAAGGAAAGAGCTCGCTTCCACATCCACAGAGCCGTCCTTTCATCTACTCCGCGGGGATACTCTCGAAATACATCCTCGAATGTGTACTGAAATCCAGTACGCCAAAGATATTTGTTTGCAAAGGTTGTTTCCGATTTCCGCTGAATTTTCACCGTGGTTAAAAATGGAGGCAAAAAAGAACTGAAATAATCGGATCCTTTAACGGAAGAATTAGCAAGCTCACATACAACGGAAGCCTCACGCCTCAAAAGATCCACCGATTTGGTCTCCGTACCCCGGGGGATTTTCAGAACCACCATTTCCTTAGGCTCCTCCCGTTGAGTATAGAAAACGTCACAAAACTCCCCGTCCCCAACCTGACCTAGAATGGTATAAGAGTCACCATTGATTTGAACTCTCATTGGGATATCCTTTCGAAAAAGTACAAAAGACCCATAGCCATCTCGATTGCTTGATCTTTTGTACAAGACAATTTATCCTGAATCCACTGCTGAAGATGATGGAGTTTTGGGATCCCACCACCAGTAGAAAGGGTCATACTGATTCGTGGGCCCAAAGGCCCCGAACCAGCCTTAACGACCCCGGACACCTCCAGCCAAGTGATGAGGTATGTATGGGGTCCAAGACCATAGAGGCTAGCCGACAGCCAATCCATCGGAGCTATATGTAGGGTAAACCGAGGCCCTGCACTCCGTGTTTGCACCGTTCCGGAACACCCGTACAAAACTACAAGGAAGGTATCCGTGATAAAATGCTGGGATTCCATACTGACCATTACCCGCAAGTAACGATCAGGGTTTTGGCCTTCACATCATATTCGTGACCCAAGTACCTTGTGCGATGGCCCTGACGGAAAGCTACCTCGTGAGGCCACAAGTATTGAGGTACGGAACACATCTTGTCTCCAATTTTAACCTTCACTTTTACGGGGAAGTCAATTTGAGTGTCACTACCCTTGGGAAACATACCCACAATGCTCTCCACCCCCCAAGCCCGAAGAATGGATTGTGGTAGCATTTCCCGAATCCCCTCAAACCACCTATCTCTTAAGTAACCCCGGAGTTTGGTCCCATTAGCATCGATCAAGTACCCACAAAGAGACTGAGAAGTGAGAAATTCTCTGTCCTCCATGATAGGGGAAAGAAGCTCCCGAACTTCAGGGTTCCCACTTACAACAATCCGTACATTCTCCCACTCTGGAAGCATAAGAAAATGCATCCGATGGGTGGACAAATCAGAGTAGGGGGTGGGAAGAATATCAATTGAGTCCGGAGGGTAGCCAACGTCACTCAGGGCTACCCGAAGCATTTCGGCAACTACCCATTTGGGAAGAGGATCCTGGTCAGTCCAGGTATAGGATTTTTGAAGGGTGATAACGGGACGAAAACCCAGCTCAAGCACCCTAGCAATGAGGTTGATATGTCCCTTATGTGGAACCCCGCATCGCATTGGGAGTAGTGCTTTAGGTCTGCACGAAGTGGTGCGTGAAATGTAGAACTTCGTAGTAGAGAAATGACGAACCACGTCATCTGCAGTCGGGCGATCCGCGGGGTCTTTGGCCATCATCCTACGGAGCAGACTAACCATAGTGGGGGGGATGCCCACCTTTGCCTCATACGGATCAGCTATGTGAGCAACAGCATGTTCCCTGGCGGCACCAAAAAATTTGGTATTCTTGCCCACAAACGGGTGATCCCCAGTGAAAAGTTGGTGTGCCAGAACCCCCAGAGCCCAGATATCACTAGCTGGAGAAGCCTCTCGCCTGGAAAACGTCTCAGGAGCGGCATAGACGGGATCCACCAGATAGGTTCCAATCGTTGACCCTAGTCCGCATCTACGTGAATGACTGAAGTCAAACAGAGCCCCACTGGTAAGGACGTTGGATTTCGATAGATCCATGTACAAAACCCCAGCCTCGTGAAGGAAGCGAAGGTTTTCTGCCACTTTACGAACAATCTCTTCGGCAAACCGAGAGGAGGGGATAATATCGGAGAGGGTTTCCCCACGTTCAAATAGCCGAAGGATAACTTTACCTGAAAGGAGCTTATAGGGCCTGTGAAGACAATCTAAAATACTATCCTCTCGATCAGCCCTATCCCCCAAGGGTCCCGAAGACTCGTCCCATAGCTCTTTTGCAATATGCACCCCACCATTAGTGTCACACACCGATGCCACTAAACGATCGGCCTTTGGGGAAGACAAAAGGGATAGGAAAGTTAGCCCATTTTGAGTTAGGCATTTGCGGAAAGACTCAATACCCATGGACTTAGGTGCTGGGGCCCTCTTCCAGGGAGGAATATCCAGAATCATATCCGGGGGGCAAAGTCGATTGAAATCGACCAGAGCCTTTTCGTCCCGAAGAACAGCCAGAACACTTCGAATATCCCTTAAGGATTTAGGGTCATGAAGTGCGACCACAATCGCTTCCTGGAATCGAAAAGGCTCGCTCTCAACCGTGGAGAGAAGGAAAGGGACGATGTAATCGGGGGGCATCGGGGGTATTACCCCCATTTGGATGAATTTAGCTTAGGAGATCGGAGAGCATACCCTGAATTTCTTCCTCAGTCATGACTCCGGGAAGGTAGAGCTCGGCAAAAGCTCGAATCCTAATCTTCGCCATATCATCCGTTCGCACACCGAAGATAGGAGAAGAAAGCCATTTTGCATACAGGGCCGCCAGAAACATTTGGATGGACTGCTTCCCGGCATTACGGGCCATACAGAAGAGAACAGCGTTGGCCACGATGCCGTTCCGATGTGTGGCCTCTTTAATTGAAGAGAGATCAATGAAGTTACGAGCAACCTCAACGGAATCGAAAACACCAGGAGATGTCTCGAAAAACTGCTTCTGCAGGGGCACCATTTTTGGATCCGAACCGGATCCAATAAGGATGAACTTCCCATAGGTTCTGCGAATAGCCTCCATGGATCTCCGCCATGAAACCTGATCCGGACATCCATCATCACTCTGAAGGCCCATCCCGTGACCCACCACATCGGTCACGAGAATAACCGTGCGATCCTGGACAGGAATTTCGCCAAAATCGATCTCGCTTGCTCGAAGGAGAGCACACTCTACGGCCTCTGCCTCATCATCACCGGAAGCGCCTCGGATCTTGAGAAAGCTATTGTAGAGCTGCTTATCCCCCTTCTCATTGGCAGAAGCGAAGTCCGCATATTGAAACAAAAGGTCCCCGTCGCAATGGTCACTGAAGTAAATGAAGGCCACCTCTGCACGGGCATCCACGGATTGAGCAAATGCAGTGAAATGACCGGAAGACTTCAGGAAATGCTCCGCAATAGCCCGGTTGCTACCGGAATTATCAACCAGAACCACCACGGCTCTTTTTGCCTCCTTAGAGGGAGAGGTAATGGTGTTCTTGGCTTGTGTGGAGTCGTACAACTCACGAGTGTCCCTTTCCGGAACGGAGGACTTTGACACACGGCCGTGAAGGATATCCTCCCTGGCCTTCGCCCGACCGGCACGATACTCCGCATAGGCTCGTGTTCTTGTTTCATAGTTACTGTCGGTAATATCCGACAGACTCTCAAGAGCACGAGAAGACCCACCGAAACTGTTTCCAGATCCCATTTTATTGAACTTTCTGAGGTTAGTAGAAAAGCAGGAAAGGGTGGATAACCCACAACTCGGGTTATCCACCCTTTCCGTCAACGGCGAGCTTTTACCTCACCGGGGAAAGAACCGAAGGGTTCTTCCCGACGAACAGGGCTAACACGATCCGGTGTACCCGTGCGAAGGGCGACAATAGACTGCGACCCCAGGAGGTAGAGGTGCTGTGCCATGGTAGCCAGGGTAGCATCCGGCACATTAGGAATGTCAAGAGCGTTGAGGACGAACTCACCGAGAGAGATGCTAGCGCGAGCTTCTGCCTCGGAAAGAGTCACCCCCAGCCCACGCTTCATCTCGTCCAGAGTCTTGAAACCAGCCGCATCCATGTATGTCGGGTCACGGAGGAGATCCACGAGGTCTACAGCATCCTTGGCCATGATACGAACGGAAGCGAGATAGTTAAGACCACGGAAAGTCTTGTTCACCGCGTCAGCAAATTCTGCCGCCGCCGAGCGAAGGGACGCAACTTCCACGGTATCGGGAACAAAACCACTGAGACGATTGGTGAGAGCGTCAATCAGATGGCTAGGGTCAGCCTTCTGGAGACGGACCTGATCGTACCAAGTAGCGAGGGCGTCGTAGAAACGAAGAACCCCTGGAACAAAAATGGTATCCAAACGGGCGAGGAGACGCTTACGGTCAGCCGCACCAACGGACTTCGCCGGAACCTTCATGGCACGGAACAGAGGAGCAAAGTCCTCCGCTTGAACGTCATCCATGAGCTTGTAAACCCGCTCGGCATCGGCCGGAACGTCAAGAGCCTCAGCCGCATCCCCGATCTTCTCCAGAAGTTTCGACCGGAGGGTGTAAAGGTTAGCCTTATTGGCAAAACTAACCCGAAGTGCAGCTACTGCATCAAGGTGCGTGACCTGACCATTAAGGGTACCACCAGAGATAAGGCCCGAAAGGAACGAAGCGTCATCCCCCAACCGCTTCAGAACACTTGTGGCCGGAACAACCGCCGGAACAACCGTCGAAACCGAAGGTGTAGACGGGACGATGGACTCACGAAGAGCTTTCACCGCGGCACGAAGAACCGGGGGCTTCGCCGTAGGAAAGGTCGCCACGGGGAACATACTTGACCAGTCGGCATCGGTTACCGTGGTAGAATCCCCGAGAATGGAAAGGGATGCGTCACTTCGATCATTGACTGACGAAGCAAGGACAATTTCGTCTACCTTTGCCAGATCAACACCGATCGCCGCAGCGAAGGTAGCCAGAACAGTCGAGAACCGAGAGGTCGAAACAGTTGTATCACTCATACAGTTTTCCTTAGTAAATGTTGGGTGGGGCCACTAACCCCGTGCAACCACAGTTACGACTAACCCAGAAAACTGGAGAGGAAATCAGGGGTATGAATTAGCGTTCTCAGACGGCATCAAATTCACAAAGTATCGGTGTGAGGCCACCGACCGACGTTCTGCTTCTTTCTTAAGGTCATCCAAGGCCACCCCCAGAAGCTGGTCCAATACCATAGCGTCCCCAAGAAGTCTGGCCCTAACGGTTTTTTCTGGTACTCCAGTAGCAAAACTAATGCGACGCACGGACCCCTCAAGTGATCGGGTGAGGAGGCCACGGTAGGAATCCAGCCCCTTCTCCCACTGGCCCACGGAACGATAAAAAGGTTCTGCCGGGTTCATTCGTCCAGTATGAGCGGCTAGGATGGGGAGAAGATGCTTTCTTGTTTCCGGCTTATCATGGGCCAGACGTACAAGCTTTGAGTAAAGGCCCGGCATAGGGTTAGTCACCTATCCCAAAAGAGGAATCTTCCCAAATCCAGACGTTCGGCCCCCGAACACGCCACCCGGAACCCCTATAGCTGGTAGATCCAGGAACCCCACCCCCAGTAATCTGGAACAACTTTGGCATGACCAGAGCAATCGCCTCGGCAAAATTCGGGTCAACCTCGGACTTAACGACGTACCCACTGTTATCAGACCAAGCTTCCTGTGTAGACCACATACCCATTTGTGCAAGGGCACCTTCTTGGAAGGTTTTAGAAGCTAAGTTTAGCCGTACCAAGCGAACGAATTCCTTTAAGGTACGGTACATACCACGAACACCATCCTTCATGTAGTCCGGAACGATGTTCGGATTCACCTGATCATTTTTCGCAGTAACAACTATCTCCCCATTTGTGTATGTGAAAGTTAAGAGGAGGGTAGCCCGATTGATTCCGTTCCCAATCTGCATGGGAACCGCAGCTTCCTTAAGTATTGGTAGAAGATGCGGTCTGAGGGAAGGATTTTGATGGGCTAGGCGGATAACTTTGGATCTAAGGGTCGTCATACCATAAAAGAAGGAAACAACAAATTAACGAGTTAGAATTTTGATCCTTCAATGATTGGGCAGTCCGGTAACACACCAAAAGGATTGGGGGTGTTGTGTTGCTTGAACCACCCACCAATCTTATTGGAAACCAACCTGAAAAATTGACGGCGAGTGTCCTTAGACACTCGCAGGGCCTCATGAGGGGTTCGGTCGGTCATCCAATACAAGTAGTTGGGTCTCATCTTCTCACTCAACCCCGAAGGGGAAGTCATTAATGCTCCGTGCTTGTCTACTTTACCAGCAGAGCAGTCCCATATTCTACAAGATCCATCCGTTGAAGCCATGTAGATACCATCCCGAATCGCACAACCCTCTTTTTGACCTTTACCCCAACCCCCGCCCCATCCTGAATGCAGAGAACCCTTCCCCCAGCCCCCACCCCATCCACCCTGCTTTGTGGAATCGTAACTTTCCGTATGTATACCGCCACGTCTCTGAGAGTCTCCGGATTTAACTAAGCTCTCATGAACGGTAAGGTAAGCCACCTTACCTCTCTCAATCGAGGAACACTTATCAATCATCGGAAGGTAACCATGCAAATAACCAGGAATTGTTGCTGGGTCACCCATGATGAAAGGCATCATATTGATAGACCTACCTTGAAATTCGGGAAACTGAACTGATCCAATCCGTCGGTAATGTTGCGTTTCCAATAAAGGAAGAAGATCCTTTCGCAAGGAAGGATTTTGATGGGCCAGACGAATAAGTTTGGATCTAAGGCTTTTCATACCTGGAAAGCCACTAGAAAAAGTTTACCGGACAACACGAGCAAGCTCTGTCAGCGCCCGGCGGTATTTGGCCCGAGCGGAAGGAACCCTAGCCAACGTACCCATGAAAATGTCACGGTGGATGTTTGCATAAGGGTTCGAGTAGTCTCGAACGATCGGATCCAAAGCGGCGAAAATACGGAAGACTCTTTTGGGGTCCAAAGGGGGGCATGTACTACTCAATAAAGTCTTCAAATCGTGCTTGGAGTCTTCCATCCGTGTATGGAACTCCACATCGTCTAGAGCATGGAGGCTGATTTTAGATGGATCTTCAATCCCTTGCTCCATCAAAGACCTAAGGGCCTTCCCCCTCTCCCCCAGCAGCAAACCATCCTGCGGCACTCTACCTGCGTCCAATTCCTGCCTGTAAAGAGGGGTCTGCTGTTTTATCGTCGGAAATCCACGACCGGAAGGGCGCTCACGTTCACTACCCAAACCACCCAACGCAAGAGAGAGATACGTCTGAACCATGTGTTGCAACTCATGACGAACAGTCACACCAATCTCGTCTCTTGTTTTGTCAAATGCAAACATGAAATGAGCAAATGACGACACGAGAGGCGAAAGACGTACGCTTAGAACCCTTTTGGATGGGTTCCAGCTACCCTCGGATGAGTGTCCCGGGATGACTTTTACGGTAATGAAATTCCAACGATCGATAGCATCTTTTACAGCTTCATCTACTGACCTAACAACCCCGTCATCCCCCTCGACGGACACCAAATCAGCCATGGGACCCAAAAGATTCCTATACTTCTTGGTAAGCTCTGGAAGAAACTTACCCAAATCTTGAAATTTTGGGTAGGCCCAGCCTTGAGTATTAACAGGAAACTTTTTCTCAACCGTGTTATGGAGAGCAGACTCTGCCCCCACCGTCTTAGACCGATTGATAACCCCCAATTGTGCTGATAGATTAGACTTGAATCTATTTTCTTTGCCTAAGATAAGATCCAGGCGACGGTACACCAAAAAAATATCGGTGTCTAACGCATCCCACAGAGAACCATCAGACAAAAAGAGAAGGAAGTCCTTTTTGTCTATCGGGGTAGGCTGATCAATCTTGAATTTGCGGAGGTATTTAAGAAGAGTCTGATAGGAGTCCCAAGAAGCCTTAGGCTTCTTGGCTATGACTTTGGCCCTCAATTCCCCCGCAAGGTATTTCAGTGTTGATGGCGCCTCCTCCAAATCTCTAAGATCGTCCGCACCCATCAATGGCTGTGATAAGAGATATTCTCGGCGGCTTTCAAGGGTAACGGAAAAAACCCAATCAGAAATGTCCCTAAGCATCACTGGTGGAACCTGCAATGTCCCACCTTCCATATAGCGCCGGGCTACAACGACAGGTCGAGTATACATAACAACCCTTAAGCGTCTACGATATAGCCTAAGTCTTCCAAAGTATCCAAAAGATCATCGTAGCCAATTGTGCGACCAAAAGAAACGGTCAGACGGTCATGCTTGGGTTTGGTGCGGATCCCTCTCTTGGAGAGATCGCGGAATAGCCTATCCAAGTCATCCGCATCTAGGAAAGCGTACTCGTCCGCATTGGTAACGGTAACCAAATTTCCGGTGTTCCCGGACTTACGGAGGAAAGCTACAACAATTCTTCTTGCAAGGGTCATACGACCGAAAGAAGATAGGAAAGGAATTGCTCAGATATCACGGGAAGGTGGGACACATGGAGTGTATCCAACCAGGGCATAACAGTCACCATCCACGTCACAGAAGCAATGGTCCTCGGAAGGCCAGCAGTGACGAATTCTTTCCGACTGAACACCAACGGGTTCACCACGGCCGTTAAGCCGTACATCCTCCGGGCAAACAGAGGGAGCGTCTGCGTCCACCTCTGGTAGATCAACGGATCCATCGGACCCCAAAGATGGAATCTCCAAACCAATGTCGGTTGGGGTTGCAGGAGAAGAACAATCCTTGCAACCAAAAATGAAAGCAAGTATCAGAGCATATCGTTTCATGGTTCCCATGAGAAACCATAGGGTGACTAACGGAGTTGAATCATGGATCTGGGGACTGCTACTGCGGTCCAGCCCCAAAATTTTGAGTCCAACGGAGGACCCAAAGGAATATCCAGAGTGACGATGTAAGTACGCATAAGGTCGTCCATCGATAGACCCGAAATGGAACCGAAAACTGATATTGGATCCCCCAACCCTGGATTCAGAGTGACGACAACTTTGGTGTCAATCTGTAAAGGATTTGGATCGAAGTGAGTTGGTTGAATCATGGAAGTGATTACGCTCGTACCTCATTCTTTGACAACACCCAGAATCCAATTTTTAACAGCATCCGAAGTCCCCGAGGGGTGCACGATATATGAAGTGAGTAATTCGGCCCACCACTCGGTCAGATTGGTTCTGGCATAGTCGGTAGGCATCCATTCATTCTCACGTCGTTCATAGCGTGTTTCATGCATGGTTTGGAAGCCATCAACGACTTCTTTGGACTTCACAAGAGCGCTGTATTCCTGCGAGATTCTTTCCTTTTCCTCTTGTAAATGCTTCAGACGGGATTTCACCGAATCAGGCATAACCCTCCAAGAAATCATGCGCGTCGGTTCTTCCATAACGAGTGGTATTTTCCGTGCCACATCCGAAGGGGAGGGGTTTAGTAATTCAACCCTGCAAACTTTGACCCCCACGGACAAAACCTTGTAGGTACGAACGTAAGGGGTGTCCCGAAGATAAGGATTTACCCACCCCTCTACGGAATATGTCATCCCCCTCTTCAGACCGGACTTCTCCAGGGTCTCTATCTCTTGTTGAACATCATCTAGCTGTTTCTTAGCTAACGCAACAGTTACCTGAACGTCACTCTTTTGAACAACTCGTTGAAGTTGAAGTGCCATGCCGAACTGCTTTGAAATGTCCGAGTTAGTCACACCTAAAACAGCGTAGTGGTACCAATGAGCCAACTCATGCACCATGGTAGCAACACTCTGCGTCCGCAAAGTCTTCGGAACCAACCAAATAGCATTGTCGGAAGGGTAGTAGGCGGAGCGGGTAGACCCCCCTCGCGGGCCCAATACAATAGTAGCTTTAGATGAGCCAAAAGGGATGCCAGCAGCTATGTACATTCTTTCAACTCTATCCAACAGGGCCAACGTTGGTTCAAGGTAGGATTTATTGGCAGGGGTGACTAGAATACGAAATCTACCATGATCCAAACTCTCTGTTCCAGCCGGAATAACAGGACGACGAGCAGCCACCAACGCTCTGGAAGCCACCCTAGCCTCCAACCCAAAATCTTTTGGTCCACAAATAAGGGGTAGGGGTGGGACATCTACATTATGGACCGTCACACGTACATCATCCCTCTCCAGAGCCGTTCTGGCAGTTTGGAGATAGGTGTTGTAGTTTGACATATTTTCGTTTTCCCAAACATCCACCCTATCGACAGTATTGTAGCTTGCCAGAAGAACCCCGAGAACTTTCTTTTTGAAAGCAACGGCACTCATGCCGGGGTTGAAATACATACGGTCGAAATGGATCCCCATCTGGGATAAAAGCTCCTTCACTCGTGGCTCGTGGCTTTTTACTCTCCCGGTCACCAGAGCCGTGTAAGTCCCCGCATCACGCACGGCTTCTTTGGCTCCAGCAACGGATCCGTGGATCCAATACTCGGAACCAGGGTGAGAAGGGACACATGGGTCATCCAAAGACACGGGTTGAATGAAAAAAGAGTACGGGGTTTGATCAGTCCACCAATCAGGTGTCTTCTCCCACGACCGGAAAAGTGTCCCGTCAAAGTCAAACATAGAGATACGGGTGTAGGATCGAGCTTCCTTGCTCGTCGCCACCCTCCCAAAGTATTCATCATCTGTCACGACATAGTTCACTTTCGAAGGGTCGTAGTTGAGATATTCGTCATACCTGTTCCCGTAAAGGATGTTGATTCTGCCTTTGACCGTCGAAAGCCACTTCTGGTTGAGGAGTTTTCCGTCAGGCTCATGGGTCCCCAACTGAAACACGTCCCCAGGCTTGAGCATCCCCAGAACAGCATCATTGAGTTGAGTCCCCAACCCCTTGCGACGATAGTCCGGATGGACTCCGATGTAAGCGCCCTGGTAGATGTCTCCCGTGATGATTTGGTGACCTTCCCTTTCCAACCAACGATTGAGGTCGTCTTTAACGTTTTTCCACTTGTAAAATTTGAATGCCGCGACGAGTTTTTTCCCGTTGAGGGCGACCCAATAGATACCGCGAAGTGAGGTGTCCTGCATCCAATCGGTGTCATCTTTGTCCGCAAAAGGGACACCCGTTTTGCGCTTCTGAGCATTCAGGAGCTTGTAGAAGTCATCGGCGCTGACCAGTTTGATCGTGAGCATGGGTCATTCATCCCAGGGTAAATAGTCATTATCGCCGAAGGGTGATGCCTATGAGTCAAGCGCAACGGGTTGCGTCGAGGGTTATGATGGCCGGGAGTGGAAGTGCGACTCCCCTAACCAGTCAGTATTGGAACAAGCTCCCAAAAGGTGATCGCTTTGAGTGGCTGGCAGGGTTCTTTGGGGATAAACCTGGAGGGAAAACTTTTGCCGCGAGCCATGAAACTACCAGCACCATTCAAACCATCCTGAATGAGGCTGGAGAATATTGGTCATGGAGGGCTGCGGAAGAGTTCGCGGATGCTGTAGACGAAGAGGCCAAAGAGTGGAAAGAACGAGGATACAAATTCGAGCAGAGAGAAACGGCAGACGAACTGAACCTAGAGACGGTGCTGGACAAGTACATTGGGGACAGTCGGATGATGAGCTCAAAGGAGATTGTTTTCCTTCGAGGGGTGATTGAAGCCAGTCACGTAGCACCTGGGTTGAGGTTCCTGGAGAGGATCCAGGCGGATAACCCTGGATGGCAGGAAGGTGAGCATGTCAAATTCTCCATCGCTTCGTTCTCAGCCGTGGAGTTCTCCAAAGGCAAAAATGCTGGGAACATTGGGTGGAAAAGCACGGATCAATGCATCGTCCGGGTCAACAACCCTTCCAGGGGACTCACCATCTCCTACGCTGCCAGGGATATGATGACCATGCAGTTTGATGCTGCTTCCGAACGAGAGACCCTCCTGGGAGGGAATTACGTGGTGGAGTCGGTTGAGAAAATCGTGGAACCACACACAACCCCAGCCTATGGGTACCGCATTCCTATGTACGTTCTCCATGAGTCCTGAGCGGTAGAAGGTCACTATCCCCGGCTAGTGGATGGATCCCCGCAGAGTAGCACACAGATTCCTAATCGCTGACGCCTTGCTCTCCGAGGAGTGGGTAGAGACACAGCTTAGAACGGTGAGAGAGCTCACCACCAAACCCGTAGATGGAAGCGACTTCGAGGCCATCATCCAGGGGATTGAGAACCTCAATGCCTACATGAGAGGAATTCAGGAGCACATTGAGCGTGCTTCCAACTTTCACCCCTACTTTGCCAAGGAGGTTGATTGGGACAACAACTACACCCTGGATAGGATGGTCAAACCCCTCGGATACGTCGCTAGGGACTACAAAGAACTTGTCAAGCAACTGAAGGATCGACGAAAGGCCCCTCTGTGGGATTTCACAGAACTTGTCATTCGGGCTCAGTACAAGAAGGACGTCAAATCAATCGGTGATGCTCCCCGGTTCTCCCCCAGCCTATGGCAATACAAAACAGACGCGGTACTCCAGGATGTGGAGTCCAAAATACCGGATGAAATTGACCAGACAACACTTAACCCACAGCTTGTGTCCTGGCTGAAGGCGAAGAAAGTCAAGGATAGGATTTTCCGTGTTGGTATGGACAGGAGTCGGTACACGGTAGACCCCTTGGGGACCCTAACGATGTGGTTCAATGACCTGAGGGAGAAGCCACGAACGGATGAGCTCTATCAGGACAAAGGGGCATACAGGGAGGTGAGCATAGGTCGGGCCACCCTCGTTCTGTTGGACCCCGAAAACGAGGCGGTGTTTGACGCGGCATCGGTGAAAGCAATTGCAGGGGTGTACCGCAACCTACAGCAAGCAAGGTTGGGTGCGGTTTGGTACGGTCCCCTCTTCTACGTCTCCAAGGAGAACCCCAAGCTCACTGGGAAACTGCTCGAACTAGCGAAAAACATGGGGTACGACATCCAGAGCTATGGCGGTAGGTACAACCACAAGAATGACCTCGTTGTGACTTCTGGGTACCCGGAGAACGCAGCCTCCACCCTGACCCACGAGCTTGGCCACCGGTACTGGTTCAAATTCATGAAACAGGAGCAGCGGGAGAGGTTCCAGAACATGGTCCGCACACGCCCTGCCGTGATCGAAGAGGGCAATGAGGCCAAAAAGAAGTACCTGGAGGAGATGGACTACCTACCGGGTGAGATCAACGATGATGGGGATCTGAAACCAGTCCTACCCGTGTCTGAATACGGAGGGACCAACATCGCCGAAGCTTTTGCCGAGGTGTTCTCCCACTATGTCCAGGGGAGAGAGATGACCCGAGACCAGAGAGTGAGCTTCAAATGGATCATTGGCCACTGATACACGGTTTCAGTAACTTGATTGCTGAGTGACCCCACACCCGGGGCAAAAATGCTACCCACCAGAGGGGTAACCTGGGCAAGGAGCCAGCATGATTGGTGGAGACGATATTGTGATTGCGTTGCGTCCTGGGTGGGGTGTTGACGTGATGCGGGAATTCCTTGTGGTGATGAAAGAAACTTGGTCCGAAGCAATAGCGGAGGAAATCAATGAATCCATCGCGGTCCCCATTGGGGAGTTGACAGAGGACTTTCGCGAAGGTTTCATCTATGAAAACCACGATGCCTTGATTGATTGGGCGAAATCCGGAGCCAGTGTGCAAAATGCAAACAGTATGGTTCATGTCATCATGAAACGGCGCAGCATGACTCTAGTCGTGGGGAACAAGTCATCCCCCCTGGGTCAAAAACTGTGTGCGTTCGCCAGGGTGTGGAGTGGTCCTATACACCCGTGAGGGTATGCCTTCCACAGTTACCGAAGCCTACTATCAATCTCTCCTCGAACAATCCATTCAAAACGATTTCCCTCAGGCCCTGACCCGGCTCCAATGGGGGAAACGAACCATCCTAGATCCCGACTTCCCCATGTCCGTTGACGACCTGTGGCTGTACCTGCGGGACCGGGAAGTGCCCCTGGAAGACATCCAGGCACTTCAACGGGTGAAGCCACCCAGAGCCCCACGCCCACCCAAAGGAATGTCACTGGTGGATTTTGGTGAGGCCATAGGGAAACCTGTAGCCGTAGGGGTGAGTGACGCGGAGCTAGAATTGGTAGCCACACATCTCAAAATCATGGCAAAAGCCATCAACAGTCTGCCCGCCATCAGCCGTGGCCTATACCACTCGGAAGTGAAAAAAGTGCTTCTGGGTCGTCAAAGGAAAACCGAGGATGCATCATGGGAACCTGGGGGCGTTCTGCGATTGAACATGAGGCCCGGCACCACACCTGACCTGGGTATCTATCGGTCCAGGGTCATCCATGAACTCGGACACGCCTTGGAAGAGAAACTAGGGTTGGTGGTGACCCCGTGGGCCACCATTTATGGCAACCCACCTTTCATCTCCGACTATGCCAGAATGAATGCAACAGAGGATTTCGCGGAGACGTTCAGGGCGTGGGAGACGGAGAGAGGGGTGTTGCGTTCTGTTGCACCTGGGAAGTACGCGGACATGAAAAGTCGCGTGGGCTAGAACCTACCGACATGGCACGGGTCGCAGTGTTCCAATGCAGCCAGAACGAACTCCCCGTGCTGTAGAAGCTCCCCCTCAAACCACAGGCATTTTGCCATGTCACCTGCATACACGGGTCCAACGGTCATCGGAGGCCCACCTGACTTCAAACGTACCACATCCCCAGACTTGATCTCAGTATTCTCGTCGCTCATGGGAGAACATTACCCCGCGACAGGGAGCGCCTCAAGAAAGAAGGCAGAAAGAGTGCATGTCATGATCCGAGAGGCTGTCATCCACCATCTCATGGGCCTGGAGAGCTCTGGGCTCTTCCATCGGGCAATCGGGATGCTGAAAGTTAGTCGTTGGGACCGACCTTGGGTTTCCCACGAGTACTTTGGTAACCATCCCAATGCCAGCCATGGGCCTTGTGTAGTGAACCCCATCTTCCTCGGCGTGAACTTTCTTCCCTAGAACATTCGCCGCCCTCACGTCGTAACCCCGTGTAAGGAACCAAAACTCTTCCGCTGTTTCCGTGTCCCATCGAAAGGCACTGGACATACCCAAGACTTCCCCAAATAATTCGCTGAGAACATCAAAGACCGCTTGTCGAGCCATCTCCCTAACGGCTGGAAAGTCCCCCCGGTCGAAACTCACGTCGCCCACATAGGGAACCCAGTCCGGATCCAGACCAACCCCCCCCGCCATCAAAAACTCATAATTTGGGATAGTGTTTTCTAAAATGCTCTCAAATACCTTCCCGTCCACTTTTTGGGAGTTGTACATCTTCCGATAAGCGGCCTTCATCTCCCGAAGATATTTGAGCATGTGGTCGCGCACAGCCCTGGAGACTTCAGGCTCTAGGGCGGCATCAACAGATGCCATGTAGGAACGGGCCACGCGCTGAGATGGAGTCATGTCACACCGGTAAGTTATCAATAACTTACCAGAGAGAGAACCATGTTCACCCCTACGAAAAATGCCCCGTTCCAACTGGCAACGGACACCATCATGTACAAACCTGGGAAGGGTAGTGGGAATGGTGACATGGATGATATCGCCAACACCCTCGGACCTAAGTCCAGGAAGGTTCTATTTTCGCGCGGGACCACCGTCACATGGAACGGCGTTCGATCTGGTGGCCTTCTCGTTGTCATCGTGAAGCTACCCCATGGCGGATCCATCGGGTGGTATGGGGTCAATGAAAAAGACCTAGAACCGCCTGTTCGGTCTCTACGATCGTCCATCATTCGTCTGGCTCACGCCAACCCTAAACTCAGGGGCGACCTACTGCCGCTACTCAAAGAGGCCGCAGTGAGAAAAACCATGACCAGGGAACAGATCGAGGGCATGGGAGCCGCCGTGATCAACAAGGCTTTGGACACCCTCGACAAAGAGCAGAGCAAACTCAACGGCGCCCTCATCGAGGCGGGGTTCGGGCACGTTAGGCTCCAGGAGATCATGAGGATGGACCACCCTGTGGCCCAGCAGTATGCCGTGGTGTCGGGTCAGATCGCCCTCCTCCACGAGGAGATCGAGCGCCGCTATGGTCCCGGTGCCCCCTCCAGACTCCCACGTGGGTTTGGCCCGATCAAGCGCTGAGAAAAGCCCTTAGCCTCTCTCGAACGGCCTCCGGATCTCGTTTGAGTTCTCCCTCCCACACCACCAGACACTGGATGCCAATATCTGCGTAGGCATCAATGAGCTCCTGCTCGTGGTCAAATGGTGCCCTGCCCGTGAACATACGGGAGTGCCAAAAATCCCCAAATGCCTCAACTACTTTGGTCACCCCCTTCTTGGGGTTCTCCGGGTCTGGACCTGGGAGAATGAAATCAGGGTTCTTGTGGTGGTTGAGTTTTGGGAGCCATTTCCAATAGGAAAAATCGCCAGTATATGAAAGGATTGGAGCAAGAGCGTGCAACCGTTGCTCAAACTTGTTGGGTCCATTTTTTGTGCGACCAAGCTGAAATGGATAGGAAAAATCGGGATGGTTGAGTCTAAAGGTTGTGAGAGCTTTTTTCCAGAAACCATCGATCTGGGAAGGGAACGCCACACCATATCGCTCCATCAAAACTGCACGAACCTCCCGTTTCCCCTCATCACTGGCAAAATAGTATTCGTTCCCGTACCTAGCTAGAACCGTGTCCAACTGGCGACGCCTCACACCTGGGTCCTGGTTCGTCCAATCAACACCATATCGGGCAAGGTTGGTCTGGCGAATGCGTTCAACCACTTCAGGGGTGCGAGCGGGTTCCGTGGTGCCGTACCGGGCAAGATTGGTGTTGTTGACCTTCTCCCGAATAGTTGGGGAGCGCATGAGCTCTCCCCCATACCTATCCGTAGTAGTCTCCCGAGTGCGCTCTCGGATCTCTGGTACCTGTTGAGGGTTCTCCGCTCCGTACTTGGCAACCATGGACTGACGGACCTTCTCCTGGACTTCCGGGCGGGAGAATGGATTGTCGCTACCTTTGAGGATTGGACGCTTCCCTTCGAGGGAGTCTTGAACCTTCTGGAAAGTGCTAGCTCCCTTGGCAAACGGGTTCTCCGCCCCATAACGCTGAAGGTTGGTTGCCTTGCGACGTTCAACAACCTCGGGCGCATGGGTTGGGTCCTCAACCCCATATCGGACCAGTGAAGTGGCAGACCGCTTGGCCAGAGACTCTGCCTTAGCCGTTTCAGGGTCGCGAGATTGCCACAGGGAGCAATCTCGTTTGTGGCGTTTCATCTGAGTCCCAGAGGTGGAAATGTGACCACAAACACACGGATCGGGCGATAGCGCCTTTGGCCACCCAGGACAGATGGCCTTGTGTCTGGAGGTGATGGAAGGGAGGGGTTTCTGGCAGTGTGGGCAGAGGATCATATCCCCGTTACGCCAAAACCGTAGACAGAGGGGGATGTGACCCCTCTGCCTACAGAGAGGTCAAACGAACCCCCTCGGGCTGGTCACACCCCGGCCCACAGCGGGACCGAAGGCTGAGCGAACACCCATTCCATAGCGGGACTGCTGAAGACCTCTTGTGAACTTCGTGGTAGCCAGCTTGGCCTCACCAGCTTTTTCCACTTGACTCTCGGCACTTTGTCTGAGCTGCTCGTACTTGGATGATCGCTCAAGAGATAGAGATATCCCACCAATAGAGTAATCGAACTCATCCACCACCCAATTTGCGGACAGTGCGAAAGTAGCATGAACAATGGCCTGCCACAAGACAGCAGTTCTCCATTCGGGTTTCTCAATCACAAGCTGGTCGATTGTTCTCAAACCAGACGTGTTGGGTGGAAGCATGTTCCACCAGTTCAGAGCCATCTCCAGGTATTCGGCAAACTCGGCGTCTTCCCATACCTGACCAAACACCCGGTTATAGGCACCAATATTACCCTCAGCCTCGGGGGGGCGAAAGTGGTAGAATTTATCAGGGCAATTTCCCAGAACCCACCCCGTACCCTGGCATTTGAATCGGTGCCAATCTTCAACCGTGATATCGTACATGAACTGCCGGTGCGGCAGTTCAACCACGGACAGAACGGGTATGTAGAGAACGGAGTCCCCAGCTACTGTGAGAATCATGTCCCCCGGTTTGAGGCTCTCAGCTTGTACCTTGTCACCTTGACCCAACCCAAAGTATACGGGGTGACCACCTGTGAGGACAACCGCCCCAACCGAGCTGGTTACGGAAAGAATTGTCTCCCATGGGACTTCGTTCCTGAAGGTCTTCAGAATTCGCTTCCACACCACATCCCCCGTGGGGGAGACAGACTGAACGGTCAAATTCCCTTTAAGGTAGGTGTTTCGGATTTTCTCTCGTTGTTCGCTAGTTAGCATTCCAGATCCTTTTCGGTCCACACTTCAAAGGACCATCCCTGAGAGGCAGAATAGTCTCTAGCTACACGGAGGCGGTTTTGTTCCTTGCTGTCCCCCGGCAACCCCAACACCCACGCGGATTTGACTTCCACCAGGGTCACTATCCCACCCTCTCTCAAAGCGATGAAATCGGGAAGCATCCATTTACCGTTGGGTAGGCAAATACGGCGTTCGTACTCATAGAGCAAAACGGTCGCGTCCGCCTCCAGTTTGGCAACTGCTTTCACCTCGTAGCTACTACGAACAAAAACGCGGCCCGTTGTGCCTTTGGGGGTGTCAACCCATTGAGATTTTCCGCGGGCGTACTTTTCAGGATTGGCCCTCATTCGGAGCGTTTGCGACTCCGATCGCTTTTGTCTTTGCTCAGTGGATCGGTGGAAAGAAAGGAGTCTGTCCCGAACTGCAGTGTCAGACCAGAGGTTCTTCGAATGTACACCAGCCCGCTGTCTGTGATCCTCCGTCCAGGACTCACGAAGGTGTTGTTTCTGGGCATCCGTCAATTTCCGGCCTTTGAAGAAATCAAACACACCGGACTCCCACTGGCGTTCAAGTTGACCCGGACGTTTTTTGCCTTTCCAGGAGGTGCCGACATTCTTTCCGACACGCCTCACGGTAAACCTGGATGCTGGGTTCCACATGGCGTCTGTAAGCCTTTGGATGCCCCCCTGGCTCAAACCCGTGATCGCAAGCATGTCGGCCCAGGACGTACCCCGTTCGTGGAGTTCGGTCACTATGGCCTTCCTCGCCTTCACGATGAACTCGGAAACCTCCTTTGGAAGACGCCCCCTCCGGGCGAAATCATTGGGTGTGATGTTGTGTTTTTCGAGAAGTGGGAGAAGGTCTGGGTGGATCACGGAAGGTCACTCCGTAGGACAATCTTTGAGGATGTCATGTAGCTCTTCCAGGCTTACCACAATCCGCTCCCCACCAGCGTCTACCTCGATCGTCTCTTCCCCCCCAACACACTGATCCCTAAGTAGAACCCGAAGCTTGTTAATCATCCCCTGAACGTTAGGTGAGTAGACCACGGGAACAACACCTGGGGACCTAACGGACCACTCCTGTACCACAACCGAAACAGGAGCACCAGCAGTCTGGGTGATAGACCAACGAATACGATAGGCCCCAACAGTAGCAGAAGGGGGTACTTGCAGAGAGGCGTAGTATTCCCCAATCTGAGGATTGACCGGAACACGAGCCGAAGGACCAATCAGAACTTCCGTCTCCGGTGGACCTGGATCCACGTAGTAAATAGCGTAGGTTACGGAATAAGCATTTGCGGCAAACCCCCCACCATCCACAAGGTAAAGGTCAAGGTCACCTTGACTGATAGTCTGCCCTGGTGTGAATGAAGTAGTCATCTATAATCGTGAGGAATATAGGGCTAACCGTGCAAGAGAACCGAGAAGTCTTGCACCAAAGCCTTCAACTTCTCAGAGGGCGGTACCACTAGTCTTTCTGCGTGACATATTTGAGAAGGTCCCTCAGCCGACCCTCAAGAGCCTCTGACTCCCCAATTGCTCTTTCTACCACGCTCGCCCCAACAATCCCACCTAAAAGTTTCTGGTCTTCCTTGAGGGATTTTGTGGTCTTTTCTTGATTGGATAGTGCCTTTTGTGCTGCTCCCTTTGCTTTAGCAAAGTCACTATCCACTGCTTCTTTAAGCAATGGGAGGAGATCCTTGCGGAGCTCAGGATTAGTGTGGGCCAGTTTGATGATCGATGAGCGTAGGGATGACATACCTACACTGAGAATAAAAAGTATCTATCGAAGAAGGCCCTTCATTGACCTAACCTCTTTAGCATAAGGATAGGCCGGAACACGAGCTACCCCACCGTAGAAACCCTGCTTAAGGTCATGGATATTGGTTACGGGCTCGAAATTGAAAAAGCTCTTGCCCGTTGTGTCTTTGGTGACTCCCCGAAAGGGAACGTTGGCTACCGACAGGTAGGCCGCATAATAGGGGTCACTAGTGGTGTAGTAAGCACTCACAGTAACCAACCTTTACAAATTCCCCCGCATAGCTCTTTTCAACTCAGATCGGAAGGCATCCCATATAGCCATGAGAGACTCGGAATCCCTGGTGCCCAAAGATGCATTTCGGGAGATGATTTTCGAAATCTTGTCATGTGCTTCTCGTACAGAGGATGCGGCGGCCAGGATCTCTACTGTGATCTGATGTGTGACATCCTCATGACCAACGTACAACAAGAAAGGGTTGTCATCTTCAAAACCACCAGTCTTTGTGAGCATTGGAAGAAGATGGGGTCTAAGAATTGGGCTGGTATGAGCCAATCGGATCAACTTTGAGCGCAAGGAGGACATACCCAAAGGACACAAACAACAGGTTATCGAACGGAGTTGACTAGTGGGGGGATGCGATTAACAAAAGAAGAGAGGTCTTCCCCTTTTTTCTGCTGATAGGAGGAGGTAAGAATGTGGCAAAACATCCAACGGTTAAACTCCGGGTCCAAATCGCCATCCTCTTCAGTCACGGCATCCCCCAAAGCATCCCAAAATCTTTTAGCTGCTTTGAAGTCTTTGAAGATATGATCTCCGGGCATAGGATCCGATGGATCCGTAGATAGGCCGGATTTGGAGACTATGTCTCGTAGGTCAAGGGGTGATTCTAAGATGGAATTAGGGGAAGGGCGGAAGGTCGGAAGGGCGGAAACTTAAATCAGAGAACGGAACCCGTATCGCTATAGACCACTAGGGCAGCACCCGTGGTATCCCGATAGGTAAAAGAGGATGAAGTGAACCCATTAAGCTGACCTTGGGCCAAACTAATGTAAAAGCTAGAGTCCATCGCCAACACATCGGTAAAGGTGTTGAAGTTGAAGTTAGCAGCGTTCCAAGCAGCCGCGCTGCTTTGGGGAGTAAACACAGTGCTGGTGTTCTGAATCACGGATCCGGAAGGAACCGTGTAGGTAGCACCGGCAAGAATGCGAAGGACATCCGAAACGGCACCAGTCGAAGCGGATCCGCCAAGGGAATTAAGCTCGGTGCCCGCACCCGCAGCGGCAACCAGAATTGTGTTGATATCCGCAAGGGTAAGGTCCGATCCGGCCCTCATTGCGGTGATAAGAGCGGCGGCGGCAGTGTCAGCCTGGGTAGGTGTCATCGCAGCACCACCGGCCCCATCCTGCTGAACGTTGGCAAGAAGATATGCGGCCAAACCAGAGTAAGCGGCAGCAAACTGCCGCTGGGCACCACCCGTTGAGGTCAACACAACGGTTGACGTGTTAGGGGCGTTGCAGTACCTAGGGCCCTGAGGCTTGGGGTCTACAACGGCATTGGCCTGGGTTTTGTTGGGCCAAAAGTCCGTAACCTGAAGGGTTCCGTTAGGGATATCCGTACGTCGAAGACAAATAAATGGCATGTTGAACCTTCTGTTCTTACAAGGACCAGGACATCCGGTCCCATCACACAAAAGGGCTGAGGGATAGAGAAGGTATTGAGCCGTCAGGCGCTATTGATTACGGAAGCTCGAACTGTAAACCATGGGTTCCCGTTAGGACAAGCCACAAACAACTCCGGGCTCCCACCACCATTCAAAGACATTTCCTGGTTAGGAAGAAGAACCGAGGGTGCCATCCCAGGATGAAGTGAAAAGAATAAAGGAAGAGTAGAGCTCAGGTTAACAATGGAGATTGTTGATAGATAGCCCGGCAAAAGGAAATTCATAACCTCCGGGGGCATGATATCCGGAATGTTAGAGGGGAAAGCTCCTATTGCTAGGTTGGGGGCCTTCCCCGTAAGGGTGATAACGGGACCCCGAGTCGTGAAAAAGTCATAGGGTGGAAGCACCATTATGGGACCTTCCGACAGGTATGCAGCGCCAGCATCGTTATACCGCTGGATCCTCAAAAACGCCACGTTGTCATCCGAAGGAAGATAGGATGCTACGGCCGAATTGGGAGTTGAATAATCATCGGGATCGTATACAACACGAGACAGATTGGTATTGCTCTCATCAACGGCTGGAAGCTTCCGGCTTAGGACGCTAGGAGATCGGAAAGTAGCGCCGGACATTACTTCAAACATCGAAATAGTGCCAAAACCACCAACGCCCGCTACGTTCCCATAGGCATCGTTGATACGAGCGGCTCCATTCACCCTGAATTTGGAGCTACCTGGAACCACAGGGAAAGTCATGTTCACCATATTTGGTGACCTATATTGAATGGAAGGGAAATCTCTCTGACGGGTCATGCTTTCTTCTCTTCTCTGATCTTAGCTTCGTAGCTAGTCGTGTCTTTGCCTTTGGAAGCGGCAAGTTTTTTTGCTTCAGACCAGGAGTCAACCCTTTCACCATCCACATTCGGGGCAAGTCTCACACCCGGGGCTTCTCGCTTCAATTGATCCTGACGTATAGAAGCTTTCCTGTTTCTTTCCGCCATCTGGGATTTTATGCGAAGATTTTTCCCAACCCAATCATCACCCTTAAGGATGAAGCTTGGCATGGATATGATCCGACCCGCCGGATGACCGCATAGTCCGCACTCTTGAGGGCTATGGGATTCCGACATAGGGAGCCTAAGTTCGAATTGGTTAGAGCACTTCTGGCACAAAAACTCATAGGTTGGCATGGTTTATACCCCTCACCCTACCACCCTAAGACAAGCGATGGCATGTTTACACAAACGATGGTGACCTAAGGGGTCACGCTTAGTGGGCTTTGTCGCGGATCCGATGGGGTCACCAAAAAGATAACCTCCGGTCTTAGCCCAATATTCTGGACCCTGCCATCTCCAAAAGTTGCATGTGCAAGCGACTTTCAATCCAACCGTCAAATCAACGATCACGTCATAATTCTGACCGTCACCCGATACGATGAATTTATGTAAGGACCCGTCTTTCTTGTGGCCCCTTGGGCGGATGTTCCTTGAGGAATGTAAAATTTCCTTGCTCACCTTAGAAATAAGGTCGGAGATAGCAGAAGCCGTTTTAGGCTTCTTGGCGCTACCCGGAACCTCATTGACTTCATACGTGTCGTTTTGCACGGTCAACGGAGTTCTATCCGCATGATCATTTGGGTACTTAAGAGTAGGCGAAGTAGGTGCCGGGTGCCCCATATCTTGAGTACCCGGGCCTGGATCCATATTCCACCCCTTCGTAAAAACCTCGCGATAGAAACCCTGGACAACCCTTTGGGTAAGGGTAGCTTTCTTCTGATCTTTGCGATAATCCTTGGACCGTTCAGCTTGGCTTTTGTACCCGCCAGCGGGTAGCCGCCGGTAACGATCGGCGTACTTAGTATCTTGCCGAAGACTCCTAATCCTGCGGAATGAGGGTCTATCTTTCACTTTTCGATATCTTCGGTTCGCCCTAGACTTAATCTGGGATTTGTTGCGTCGATAATACCTACGGGTATACCTTTTGGCATCACCCTTCTGATCCCTCTGTCTCTCCTCGAAGGAGGGGTAAAGATTACCCCCGGTCCTTCTAGGATAGACGTTGTCTTTATAGGGATGACCATACTCATCCCCAGGAACACTCGTAGTCCTAACAGGGGTATCCGTTTTCGGTGTGGGTCCTGTATCTGTTGAGATACCGGGCACGTTGTAGGACCCGTTGCCAGGAGGGGTCCGGGTTAGGTTTTTTTTTGAATCCGTTGGCTGGGGGGAGCTTCTTGCCCTGTCAGATTTATACCCCTCTCCCGGAGGGTGGTGAATACTATCCCCCGAGGGTCGGTTGATTCCCTTGGATGGTTTTTCGCTAACATAGGTTTTTGGAGAGGTATCACCCACGGGTGGACGATATCCAGCCGTATGCGAACATCCTTCTGGGGGTACCTTGGGGTCACTTCCACCAACCCAATAGACGGTTACAACAATAGGGTCGCCGTTGTTGACTTTAAGCTTAATGAAAAGACCTTTTGAATCAACCCAACCTTCGGCTAGCCTCTTCCGAAGTTCAAATTGGAAGTCCCGATCGGACTTCCGACGAAGTGTCTGAAGGGTGGAGAAGAATTCCCCAATAGCTCTATTCAGGTCTTTGATAGATACCCGGCGCAAATCCATACGATATTGAGCATGAGATGTTATATCGTATGGAAGTATCGGGGAGACCGTAGTCCTCTCTCGCATGGGTTTGTAAACATCCGAGGCACTAGGATTGTCTAGCGCCATATCGGACTCCACCTGACGAACAAGAGACTCCCTTGTTGCAGGGGTAACCCCCTTCAATCTAAGGATCCTATCCACAATTCTACACGGCCCACCACCCAAAGGCGGATATAAGTCTGCCTTTCTGATCCTCATAGAGCACATCAGTACTTAAGGTCCAAACCAAGTTTAGGGTTGTCTAGAGTAGGAACAAAGGAGCACAACCCAACTAAAACCACAGAAGTGCCCCCGGTAGCGGCCAACAAATTAGCGTCCGGATCATTGCACAAAAGACCATTCTCGCTAACTTTTAAGGGGTCCTGAACATTGTAAACCGCCGGACCCCCAGCCCTAACACCAAAAGCATTCAGGGCTATGGTTTCAAAATAGCGGAAAAGAAACTTGCCCCCACCAGCAACCATGGTAACAACACTGGCACCTGAAGCAGCGGCTGAAAAGCTACCGGCATTCTGATAAGAGGTGTAGTTCCGATAGGTTGAGACACGGGGATTTGAATAATTTTCACTTCCGTACAACAAAAACCCTGCGGATGTAATTCCTGTCGATTTCTCTACGGTGAATTGATTCACAGGAGGTTGCTGCGTGGAAGTGTACTGAACCCACTGACCAGCTACCCAACCCGTAGACCGAAGAGATGTACCCGCATTCACGGAGAACCGATCTGCATGTTTGAGCACATCGAGGTCATTATCTGTTGGCATCATCGTCATGAAATGATCCTCGGGTGCTTAGGGACATCTTCCCGACCCTGTGGTACCTTGGCCGAGGTTTTTTGCTCGGTTTCAATCAAATAACGATTCAAGGTAGAGAAGTCTTTACCCCCTGGCTTCTTTACTATCTCCGTAGGAGTTGGGGGAGCTTTTTTAGAATCCCTCTCAGCCTCCCTTGGAGTCAAAGTGGAATTATCCATATTTTTGACGGCTACATTGGAAGCTCCCGGAACGTTGCTGATTGCATTGGACTCAGCAAATTGCCGAACTTCCCTCTTCAAAGGCTGGTCCACAAAATAACCTTCGGCGCCGTGATTCAAGTACCTTGCGGCAACCCTAGTCGCTTGCGAGGACTTGTCTTCTCTGGGATGGGAAGTTACACCCAGATCCACAAGGAAACGATCATCCAAACTCAATCTCCCGCGAAGGAAATCTTCCCCCATGACAGTCAGGGCATAAGAAGTCCTATCCAGCACGTCCTCAATTTCACCCACACGTTCAGGAAAAGCCATCAATAGGTCTCCGGCCACTTGCCAGATGCGTTCTTTTTCTTGGGATTGTGATACAAGTTTGAGAACCCGATTCACCATGAGGTGTAATCGATGCACATCCACACGTGCACGTGTAACCCCTTCAGTGAGGAGAGCCCAAGAAACCTGACTTGATCCTGATTTGGGTACTCCCATGTTATCGGAAATGGGAAGGGAAAGAGGATTTACCGTAAACTCAGAAAGGACCCGAAAAATCCCTAGACCTAAACTTACGCTCGTATTCACCAACCGTAGATGAGGTGCTGAGAATAGACTTTCGTATCTCATCAAGAGCGGAATAAGCCACACCGTATCGAGACGCGGATCCCATTAAGGAATCAACTTCTCTCATAAGGTCCAGCAAAGAGTCATGCATTGCATCCAAAGAATTAGCTAAATCATCTGGATTCTTAAAACGAGCAGTTTTTTTGAGTAGAGGAAGGATATGTGGTCTAGCTTCACGGTTCTCATGGGCCAGACGGATAAGTTTGGTACGAAGGGTAGTCATGTAGGTGGAATTCTATTGATCGTTAACCCATTCGACCCGAACGCATCAATTGAATTTTCAAATCTTTGAATGCAGCATACATCCGTTCCCCTTCGGTAATGAATTTCCACAAAGGGGAGGCCACTTTCTCACTGCCCCATCCTTCATTGGATACGGCTAAGTCAACAGCCCTAGAGCTATCCAGAAAGGATCGAATACCCTTGTGGACAAGGTCATAGGATGACTGCATCCTCTCAGGATCAATCGGTGTTTGAGCCATTTTGGTTCCAAATTCAGGTTTAGTCCCCTTCATATATGTCCCACGAGGCCCCAAACCATCTTGGATGTCACTAACCGATGTACGGATAGCAGCCAACTGCCTAATTGCAACGGATAGGTCCCTTGTTAATTCTCTATCAATGGAATCCCTACCGACCTTCCCCAGAAGAACCGAGACTTTTGACAAATAATCAAGAGCCTGAGTAAGAGTGTCAAAATTATCAGAGCTTGATTCCTTAAGTAAGGGCAAGAGATAATTTCTGATCTTGGGGTTGTGATACGCCAGACGGATGACTTGAGATCGGAAAGGTACCATGGTCCTTGGGTACCTATCCAAAGATTACTGAGCCGAGGAATCGCGACGAGTGAGTTGTTCAGCAATCAACTTAACTACGGATGGTTCTTCGTACGATCGGATGAGAGAGAGAGTTGATGGATCATCGGCATACTTCTCCACAGCTACTTTTGCTCTGGTTCTCCAATGGAGTTTCTTGTTCCAAGTAACCCCTGGAGCAATCTCCACATCATCCCCAGAAACAATGACTTCCTCCAAGGACGTTGGCACCTTAGGTTTCACAACAACGGGTGCCTGGGGTGGTTCTGGTTCATCTTTCTTCGATGATTTTGCTTCACTACGGGCAATAGCTTCTTTCCGTTGTTTGGCAAGAAGAGCCGCTCTGGTTTCAGGGTCCAAAGCGGGAAGGATAGACTCCACAGTATCTCCTTCCGCCGCGTGAACCTCACCATCTGGTGTTGCAACTACAGCAACTTTTGATTGCTTCTTAGCTGCCTGAGTCTCCAACCGTCGGATTTCCTGCTCAACTTGGGAGGTATCAGTGACGGTCGTCTTCGAGGGTAAAATGGAAGCTATTTTCCCAACGGTTCTAGAATCATCCGATTCCGTACCGGAAGCCACCCTAGATGACGTTTTCTGGGCGGATACCTTTCCGTCTTCCCCAAGAACAAAACTTTGAGTAGCGGAGGGGAAGGTACCAACAACCTCTCCCTCTTCCGACCCACCAATATCTTTAGTGGAAGATTTTTTTGAGAATTCCCGCACGGTTACATGGTCCCCCTCGTCCACTTTAACTACTGAAGCCGTGAACGCTTTCGGGGCCACTGTATCCTTTTTAGGGTCGGCAACTTTAGAGACCATGTTCTCTTCACGGCTAAGAGCCATTTTGGTTTCCAGGGGGCCCCGAGCCTTACCTTGAACCAAAGCTTCTTGGGGTGATAAGTCTAACCACCCAGCCTTTACACTAGCCCGAAACTCTGGGTATTCAACAGATCGGCCATTGAACCGAAGTGTGACGCCGTCAAACTCTACGGTATCACCGGGTTTAATCTCCTGGGTTAATTTCCCCAAGTGGATATTCCGGTTAGGGTATAGGGGTTGAAATTGCCCGGCTACGAAATCTATTGTCATGATATCCTGTGGAGGGTGAAAGAATCTACCCCCCACAGGATACCCACAAAATCAGTGTCCAGCGTTTGCCGGAGTCTGATAGGTGGAACCCCCGGAAAACGGATGAGCCCACATATAGCTCTTCAGAGAGCACCCACCGTGAACGACCTTTCGAGCGTGAATCTCGGATGAGACGAAACGGGTAGGATCCGGGGCCACACTGGAATCACCCGTAGACCGAGAGGCGATCTCGCGAAGGTGCACCATCTTCCCGGTAACCTTGACGACGACGTAGAAGTCCACGTTGGTCTGCTCGTAGCCCCAGGAACACGACCAGATGTCACCGACCTTGATGGTCGCCAGCAGGGCAGCAGCCTCAGTGGCCTCATTAGCCTTACGGTGGGCCTTATCGTGCGCCGCATTCAGAGCATTCTGCACAAGCTGATCCTTGGCTTCCTCCCGCTGGGTCTCCGTCCGGTAGTAGGTGTTCACGAACGGCTTGGTCTGCTTGCCCTGGAACGCGACCAGAGCATAGGTGCCCCGACCCGTAGTATAGGAGTGGAGCTCCAGGTTCGTACCCGCGGGGGTCTCGGTGACGACCTGGACGTTACTGGGGACGTAGAAACTACGGGGAAGTGCAAACTTCATGGTCTGGGATCTCCTTCACCACTATATGGATTGAGGCAGGAAGAAAACAACCAGAAAACCAACTCACCACCGAAACATACGGTAAATTTCCTCCTCCACGTCGTCCTGGATATACTCCAATTGGAATACCCGCTCGATCTCCTTGAGCTCGTCTACCAACTTCTGATCCTTCGGAATGCGCCACCCCACGGACCCTGGGATGTTGTTGATCGACCAGTCATCTCCATCGTGGCCATTGTTCCGCACGAACCACAGGGCATCGGGTTCCGCTACAAACCAGTTCCCACCGCCATAGGGGATGAACTTCTCACCCGTCGTACACAGATGGTCTCCCTTGGGGTGATGGCCGAGTTGCGGGGTTTCACCGTGCTGGCGGACGTATTTCTCGATATCATCCCTACGCTTGGATGCCTTGAGCTTGAGCTCCCGGAGCTTGCGCGCGGCCGTCTCCTTGGTCTCGAAAGTGGCAGCGTCCTGAGGTTGGGGTGGACCCGCGTAGATGGTGTGCATCCACCCACGGTCATCACTCAACCCGAAAGACAAACCATCCTCAGGGTAGTACTGAGACTTGACATCCAGTACCGTCAGAACCTTCCCGGACTTTCGATCGCGGAAAACGTGACCGACCGGGAAATGGTCCCCACGAGCACGACCCTCCTGATAGATGATCACAATCCCCTTCCGCTCCCGTTCCAGACGAGCCTGCTCTGCTTTCTCTGCCCTCTCCCGCTCTTCTTTGATGTGACGCTCTGCAACCACCTTGGCAGCGGCTGCCTCCATCTCAGCTTTGAATTCTAGGATGGATCTCTTTGAGGTCTCATCGGGCATACACCACGCCCTAGCATCTGCATCCCACAGGCCACCGAGGTCTCTCGCCTTGTCCTTGAGCTCGAACGGGATAACCACACAGAGCTTTTCCTGTTTCCGACGAGCGATCTCCCGTTTGGCTACTGCCGCAGGCACGTTATCCGCCAGAACCTTCACTGCATCATAGGATGACTGATCCGGCATGCACCAAGTTTTGAACGTGTCATCCCAAAGGCCACCGAGGTCTCTCGCCTTGTCCTTGAGCTCAAAAGGAAGGGGGATACACCACCCTTTGGTCCGTCGGTTGAGCATCTCCTCTTTGATGAGGTCACCCTTGGAGCGAGTGTCCCCACCGCCACCCTCAATATAAGGCGCTACCAGTTTCTGGAGATTCTTTCGTTTGAGTGGGGTGAGATTCCGAGCAGGCGTAGACCACGTGCGACTGCTGGAGTCATACTCGAAACCCTGACTCTTCAGTCGCTTGTTGATGTGGTCAATCATGATGTGCGCCGGACCCGACACGTAGACAATCCCATTGGCTTCATCTACCTGAACATGCTTCGGGTTGGGCCGTGGGACAGGCTCATCTCTGGGGATGGAAGAACCGCTATTCAGGTTCTCTACCAGTTTCTCCAGCCACAGTTTTTCCGTGGGGGTAGCCTCGGCAAAAGCCCACTTGGACCCGTCAACGGTTCGATCAGAACGAATGTAACCCCCCATCCCTTTGAGAGTGAGCTTGAGCTGATCGATACGTCGAGAGGGATCCGTCAGGAAAAGACGACCCGTTCCAGCTTCTTCCAGTGTTGCCAATGCCATGCAAGAGGTTACACGAAAGACTGACTATTTGGTTGCCATCACGATTTTCGAAACACCAGAACAGGTTCAGTTGCATCCCCACGGTTGAGTTTCGCCAAGGGCATAAGAAGAGTAGTGTCTAGACGAAATCCCTCTTCACGGGCTACCCCCACTGTCATATCCACCAGAGGTACAACCTGACCCTTCCCGACAGTCAGGTCAGCGATGTTGAGTATGAGGGGACCCCCCAAAGGGAGAGATTTGTGGGATGACCTCACCACGGGCCGAAGAAACCCCTCAACCCACTGAGTCACGGTCGCACCGTGCTTCAACCAGGATTGTCCTTGGCTACGGGAATATCTCTCTCGATCGAAATAGGGGGGGGAGGTGAACACAAGGTCTACAGGAGGAGGGTTGAAATCCTCCGCTGGCAGACAATGAAGTTCTGCTTCGTACCCAAGGGTAGCTGCCAATTTGCGGTTCCCATCTAGGGTGTCCGGCTCTACATCCGTCCCTACGTATTTGACCCCAGCAAGATATGCTCCAAGGAGGCGACCCCCATAACCTGAACATGGATCCCACACAACTCCACCTTTAGGGCAGAAATGCTGGTAGATGAACTTGGCAACCGAAGGACGGAAGATAGAGGGTGTTCGGTGTTGCATAGTCACAGCGCGAAGCACTCGATGGGGAAGCACTGGATCCCCTACCTTGAACTGGAATCGGATCGCATACTTGAGCTTTTCCGCTTTGTGCCAAGCCTCAAAAGCACTTTCTGCCCTACCCGCCGATGCCTTGAACCGATTGGGAAAGAAAGGGTTGCAAGCACCGCAACCAACAGGAGACCAGGGCTCAATCCTGTTCTCCTTGAGACCTATCACCAACGCAGAGAGTCTCCGAAGCTCATCCTCCCACCGTTGTTCGGAATGTTGAGGGAAAGGGAATTCAATATTGGAGAGGATCTTGTATACGTCCTCTACCCACTGCTTCTGCTCCAACTCGGGTAGGCCAGACCACCGTTTTGAGTCATAGTTAGCCAGGGCCACCTCGGCTGAGGTGCGAGAGAACAGTCGCCTGGGACGACCCATCTTCCTGGCTGCAACACCCACACTCTTCAATCGACGGTGAACAGTGGACGAGCCAACGTCATAGATGTCTGCAATCTCATTGAAACTCATCCCTCCCTCGTAGAGATCCTTGACCTTGTCAGGGGTGAGCTCTTTGGCATTCCGGTCCCTATCCCTTCTAGCAGATTCTACAGGAAGCTTGTAGCTCATACATTCAGGGATGAGTGGTCCCACCATCTCGAAGAACTGGTCACTCTGCCCTGGGAACGCAATCACCGTATCGGAGGATGTAGTTCCGTGAACTTCTGGTCGGAATCCCAACTTGCGAAGAGCTTTGATTGCTCTCTTGAGGGTGATGTCCCCCAGACCAAACGTGATCTGGGGGTGAAACCTGTGTGCTAACCGTCCATCATCCAGGTACCAGACAGCCAGAACCAATGGTGTCATCTCATCCGACAGAGACACGGGAAACCTCTTCTTCCGATCAGGTGGTGGATAGAACAAATCATAGTAGGATCGAAGGGTTGGACAACTAACTGTAGTGAACCCCCTGCCGTGGAAGACCTTCCCTTCCCGGTCCGTCTTCGTGGTGTCAAAAACAGAAGACACGTAAGGACCGAGGATGTTGACCTTCCATTCCAGGTATTCAGCCTGAGCGATGCAATGACCTTCGTTATAGCGCGCTGATTCCTGACTGGTGGCATCCATGGATCCGTCCCCCAAAAGGCTCCCAATGAGAAGCTGGTGCTGCTCAGATGTCAAAGGGGGGAGCTGGGAGGTGATCCTCTGGCCCTTTGTACGTGTGGGTATCCCCCACTTCTTGCGTAGCCTACCCACCCGCACCTGATTGATACCATACTGAATCGCAATCTCGGTCTCCGTGAGATTGTCGACTTCGTAAAGCCGACGGAGAATCTCTGGTGTCAAATCGATAAGTGAGAGCATGTTTCACATTACGATATTGACACCGAACATATACAGAACACTGAGATGCACAACTCTGTAAGTTGGTAGATGTATGGGATTGTTGAGAGGATAGATTGTGAAACACAAGAAAGACGAAGATCGGGTAACCTTCCGATTACCCGATCTTCTAGCTAGGTAAAAACCTATGGTTCAGCGAGTGACGGTGAGGCGAACGAGACCCTTGGGGTTGTAGGCCCCAATACCGAGGTTCTCGAACATTGAGAAACCGATGGTGCGAGCCTTTGGATCGTCGGCACTCAGGACGGTCAGTTCGGTACGAACGGGGATACGGCCAAACATCTCCGGTTCGCAACACACGTACACCGTTCCTGCGGGAACGAGACGCGAGGTGATAACCTGGGCTCCCCAGAGGGTAGCCTGAAGTCCGGTCTTGAGGAGAACAGCCTGCGATTCAATGTCGAGAATGTCCCGACCGAACTTACGGATGTCCGCGTAATCCCGTGCGTTCATAAAGACGCGCGCAACCCGGAGGTCATGCCGCTCAATGAGTGCCCAAGCGTCAGCGAGAACTGCACCGTTAAGCGGAGCTACAACGGGGAGGTCTGGGTTGGTTCCACCAGGAACGCTATCAAATCCGTTAACGGCGATAGCGTCAAGGACACCGAAGACACGTATATCTTCAGCGGCCTGAATGGAAGCCCGACCCAAATCTTGAGCGCGCTCGATCAAATCGAATCGACGCTCACGGATCTGGGTTAGTGGGATCTCTGGGTTCGAGGCAAGCTCAAACAGAGGGAAGATCACACGTCGTGGCTTGGTGATGGCGAGGATGTTCTCCCCTTCCTCACCGACCACGTATGCGGTTACATCCGGATCCTTGTCGTAGATTGGCAGAGCCCCATCGGGGAGCTGTTCAACCAGGAAGGTCTTTCGACCAACGGACATATAGTCCCGACGAAGACGGAGTGGCTGAGTCATAGAAGCTGCCAGCTTCTGACGACCGGCTGCTGTCCGGATGAAGTCACCAATCAAGGCTTGCTTGTTGGCGTTCTCAACATTAGGGTTAGTCATTGTAGTGTTCCTTGGTCCTTTTTGTGTACCTGTACGAGTCCTATCAGATCCTCTGATCGTACACGATCTCGGTCTGTACCGAGTCCGGGGCCATCTTCAGGATGCCAATGACCGTGGAAGCGGTCGAACCACCCGCAACTTCTGCGGCGTTGTTTGCAACGTCAACCGTCACCCAAGCGCCACCGGAGAAAACTCTGGAAGGCATTAGGTAACCGTTGCGGCTTGCAATGAGACGGGAACCCGCCGTATAGGTAAATGCCGTACCAGCCGCAACACCACCCGTGAGGGCTAGGGTGTTGGTCTCATACAGCTTGTTCCCATAAGTTCCGCGAGCGGAAACATATGGTCCTTTGCCGGAAGCGGCAGCGGGAAGATTCTCATAAGCGTTCCCGCTCGCGTTGTTAATGAAAACACCGAGGGGGTTGATGAGAGTTCCGTCTACAGGAAGAACGAGACCCGCTTCGCGGGGCCCGCCAACGAAGTTCGTCCCGGCATCGGGACGAGAGAAAGCCACGGATCCGGAGAGAACTCCGAAAACTTCCGTAAGCGCACCGGGAGATGTCGAAACAGTTCCGGCAGTAGTAACAATTGGCGGGTTGGTCTGCGTAAATGCATCAGCAGTCAGAATCCCTACGGAGTTGCGAACACCAACGTAGAGAATCCGAAGTGCCGAAGAACTTTCGGTCCAAGCACCGCTAGCCTGTCCAAGCAAAGGCATAATTTCTGTCCTAACCTTGTGCTCCCTGTTTTCAGGGTTAGCGTGTTTGTTCCCATCCTAATGCACCATTGCCAGGAGGGGGTTCAGCCGATAGGTGTGTGCTATTGGAACTCAAACGGAAAAAAGCTGAAGGGGGATGATATTTTCTATCATCCCCCTTCACGTCCAATTAGAGGATTGAATCCTCTAAGCTAAAATCACTTGAAGATTTCGCTGATGTTGGGAGCGGACTCCCAAAGCTTCGAGAGATTTTCCACGTCACGATCCGCGACAGCCGTTGGGACCGAACCAATGGCGCGAACACCATTGCTAGCCTTACGTGGCTGTGGCCTTACGGCAGCGGTCTTGTTGGAGCGGGCTTCTTTAGGTGTCTTCTCCTCTGCCTTCTCTTCCTTTACGTCGGATTTGGCAGCAGCATCTTCCTTCTTCTCGTCATCTCCGGCAAACTTGCTGCCGTAGAGGGAGTTGAGCTCCATGTCATCGAAACCACCATCATCAACGAGACCCATTGGGTCCTCATCAATTACCACGTCCTCATCCACAACGGGAACACCATCGAGTACCGCATCATCAGCTAGCATGTCATCGAGCATCGCCTGCTCGTCGTCGCCCAGCATAGCTTCCTTGGCATCCTCCTTAGGGGCATCTTCCTTCAGCATTTCTGCCAGGAGAGCTTCGTCCTCGTCATCCTCATCCGAAGCCGTCATACCCTCATCAAGCATGGCCGCCAAAAGAGCCTCATCCTCATCATCTTCGGACGCACCCTTAGTCTCTTCGTCCAACATCGCAGCCAAAAGGGCTTCGTCCTCATCCCCAGCCAGATCCGCTAGTTTCCCCTGTTGACGGTAATTATAGTGCTTGGGGTCATTCTGGTCCCCGGGCATATCGGATGCCTTGCGTGAACGGGACCGTGCTTCCTTCTTGGTTTCGGACTTGTCCTCATCCTTGCTATCGGACTTGTCCTCATCCTTATCCCATTGCTTCTTAAAAGCCTCGGGAACCTCCCCGGCGGCTTTCGCAACACGAGTCCAATACTTAGCAAGACGTTGGAAGCGAGCTGCCTTCTTACCAGCAGTTTCCTCACCGGCTTCATCCTCATCGTCAGTATCTTCGTCTTCGTCAGCCTTTTTAGAAGAGGTCTTATCCTCGTCCTCTTCCACCATAAGGTCATCGGCTTCCTTGCCCTCTTCCTCGTCTTCGGCAAGGCGCTGAAGAGTGGCCTGGATCTGACGATCTGGGAGACTCATGAGATCAACGGCCTGATCTTCAATGGCAAGTTGAGGGGCACCCTGACCCAGCATGGCGCTAGCAATTCGAATGCACTTTGCAGCCTTCTTCTCCATCGCCTTAACGAGGCTAGCGGAAACACCACGTGGGAAATAGTGCTTTGGATCGGTGGCCGGATGGCCTTGAGGCTCATCGGTGCCAGGAAGAGCAGGGTGAGCGCTGTTCGGGTAAGGACCTTTGGTTGGGTCCTCCGCCCAGGAGGACGTGTCACCGTTCTCGTAATCATGAGGGCCGGGATCCTCATAAGCTGCAGGATGGTCTAACGTCTCCGGCTCATTATAGCCAGGAGTTGCTGGACCGGGGGAAGCTTTGCGATTGGTCTTGGCCCAGGTAAGTCTGGTTCTCATTTGATTTCCTTCTGTTTCCCGTCGGCAAGCCGACTTTGATGTGCTGACATGACGGCTCCAATACGAATGATAGATTTGATTTCCGGTGATGTGGGTGCCCTGTTTAGGGCTTTGCCGCAAGCATCCAGAAATTGTTGGAAGCTACCATATCGATTAGAGGGTCCAACCCGTAGGGCGGCCGAATAGACAGTTTGTGGAACTGAAATACCAAAAACGGTATTAAGACCCTCTACCCGCCTCACAACATCGGCTGTTGTTTTAGCCGTAGCTACAATCATCCTAAGAGAAGACCGATAGAGCCCACCCTGTTTGATGATAGTGTCATTGGGTGAATCTGAAGAAGGTATAGAAGGTACTGGACCCTGTAATTGGTCCCGCACCCGCTTCTTAACTCTATCCACAAGAGCGTTAGTTAGCTCCGTCTCCGCGTCATCAAGGATCCCCTTGGATGGCTTAGGTGATTCCTTTTTCTCACCATCCAAATTGGCGGGCTCCCCAAATGGGTTCTCGTCCGGCTGGTACCCCTCATCCTCGGACCCAATCTTCAAATCCCGAGCTACTTTCTGAAAAGCCGTATGGACCACTTCGGGAGGGGCGGTGGTAAAAATCTTCTCCAAAAGGGCAGCGGTACGAGCCGAGTCTTTAGAGCTTATTGAAATAACATTCCGTGCCACAGCCCCTTTGAAGGCCGGGACTTCCACCCAGGAAGCCTCAATAAATTTAACCCCTCCGGTGGGCTCAATTCCCTCATAGCCGCAGAGCTCTGCAATTCTGTGCTTCCGACCCGACTCATCAAAAAAAGTATTGCCCTTCTCGTGAAGAACATGTGTACACATTTCGGTTTCATCGGCCGCCCAATTACCGCATTTTGTGCATATGGAGCCGTCAATCGAGCAACCCATTGAAAGAGTGCTAATTCTCCCGCTCTCTATGTCTTCAATGAGTTGAGTATGCTTTCTGTCATTCGCGACGAGAATGTCAACATATAGGCTGTCACCTATATCTCTAGCAACGGCATCAAGGATTCTCCCCTTGGAGAGCTCCTCAATCTGGACATGCTCAAGAAACGAATGGCCACCGATGAAAGTTGGATAAGACTTGAGGAGGACAGGACGGGAGAAAGCATCAAGGTTGTTGTTGATGTAAATATCACACTCTGGCTTCACCCGATAGGAAGCGGTTTTACGAACAACCTTTTTTCCCCCAACAACAATAGACCCAATCTTCTCTCCCGGCACGGCTACTGTGTCTACGCTTGCGACAATAGTAGCGTGTGTCAGAAGGTACTTCGAGGGGTCAAATTCGGAGCCGAGAATTTTAGAGGCTTGGGTGACAAGATTGCGATCGGCTCTAACTTTTCCGCTAGCCACTCGAATATTGTCCCAACCCCCGTTGTTGAGATTGGTGGTTTTGACAACTCTTGCATTTGCATATCGCAGAAAAGGCATGTAGAACCTACTCCCCTAAACCCATGATGTCATCCCGGCGAACCAAAAACAGACATTCGGGACAACAGAACAACTTAACGGATTTACCGTCTTCTTTTTTGTAGACAACGTTGCGAAGAAGTGCCTCTTCGCAACGAGGGCAGCAATACTCTCCGCTAGCAGTTTCCTGCTTTGTTGGTCGATATTGCCTGTTCTTTCCTGCCCAGTAGACGGCTTGCTTAAGAAATTTCGAGGCCACCCGTTGAGGACATGGCCCACCAGAAACGGATACGGTTGCTCCACCAGGAACGGGATCGTGGAGAGGGATTCTCTCCGGGCTATCCTTACCGATGAAAAGCTCTTCCACCGGATATCTTGTAGCACCGTAGGGAAAAGCTACATCCACCATGCCGATAGCAGGCCAGACGGCAACAACCGTCCCCGCATAATGCGGATTGCCGGTTAAAACCGGATAAACCGTGTCGCCCACTTTGAAGTCACATGCGCGCTCCTGATAATGGACATCGGCTCTTCGATTGCTGCCGCCCATATAGCCCCCAGCCCTTATAGATAAAGACTAAAAAGGGAAGCTACCTTTTCCGCTTCATCGGACTCATCCGCTTCAGCAGCCTTCTCGTCTTCCTCTTTCTTCTCATCTTCCGCAGCCCTCCTGGACTTGGAAGCCTTCTTCTCTTCCTTTTTGTCCTCGGGCTTCTCTTCCGCTGCGTCAGACTTGTCACTCTCTTTTTCGCCCTCTTCCATTTCGGCAAGAACACGAAGAGTGGCTTCTTTCACAGCCTTGTTAAGAAGAGCCGCAAGCTTAGGATCCGCCTTATGTGCCGCCGCATTAGAGGCAAGCGACCCTGATTCTTGTTTGGCGTCGAGTTGCTCGAAGTTGGCTTGGGTGAAATGACCTGCCATAAACTTCTGGGAAGGATCGTTTACGAGGGGGCCAGGAACCTTCTTCCCAATCGTAGAAGCATCAAATTGACCCTTCTTCTGGAGGAAATCGGAAACCCTGTCACAACGTTCCGCCATATCCATGGCGACCTTTGGGTGAATGCCAAGAGCTTCGTGATGCTCCTGGAAGAGAGTGGCCACGTTATCAAGTGTAGCAACAACGCGCCGAATACCTTCTGCTGATGCCTTTTTCTTCATGATTTGGTTCCTTGAGATAGGGAGTACCATCCGATAGCTTGGACGAATAGTCGAATGATTGAAAGCCATAATTTTCTTGCCGCGCATCTTCATGAGTTGAAGAAGCCACCACGGAGTTTTCCCCTTGCTGGATCCTGGACCATTAGGGGTTTTTCCCCCTTTAGACCCTGGTACCTCGTCTCCCGGCTCACCCTCGGCATCGGCATCATTCAGGATAGCATTAACCACACTTTGCCGTAAAAAAGCTGCCTGTTCATTAGAGAGGGCCGAACGACCACCCTTAGCCGGATCCTCATAGACCCCCGATTTCAGGGGCCCTAACATATCTTTCACTCTGTCCGGAGCATAGTCCTCTAAAGTGGCAACAAAATCATCGTCACTCATTGCCGCCATAGCATTATGAACTGCCTTCCGATATTTAGGAGACTCGGGACCCTCGGCCAGATCAAATATATAGTTGGACCCAGGGTCCACTTTACGAAGAGCCTTCACTAACCCCGTAGTCAACCCTTTTTCTCCCCGTAGATGTTTGGAGACTTTCAGAGCCGACAACTCATCCGCCAAATCCTGACGTTGAGACTTCAAGTCATCGGATACCTCATCCCCGGCTTCCTGGATCTGCTTGTCTAAAGCAGCCAGATCGGATTCCAGTTTACCGCCAAGGGTATCTACAATATCTGGAGGAAGATATTCAAACTTATCCAAAGCCCTATGGCGAAACCCATCCCCCTCGTCCTTTTTTCGAGTCAAAGGGGATGTCATTTTTGCAAGCACTGACAAAGCGGCATGGTGCCTTGCAACACTTGCGATAATATCCTCATTAGCCTTATCCAGCTCTTTACGGGCATCGTCCAAACCATCGTAAGTCTCCTGGGCTTTTGCCAAGTCGTCTTGAGCTTCCTGCAAGTCCTCTTCAGAAGACTCATATTTGGATTGCATGTCCTGAACCAACTTCTGAAGCTTCTTCAACCGTCCTTTCACGGCATCGGTGTTTTTACTTTCCTCATCCAGGAGGTCGTCTACCTCCTTCTGAGTTGTTTTCAGCACATCCTCGGCTTCTTTCAAGTCATTAAGAGCTTTGTCCCGACGTTGCTGAGAGGACTGAAATGCCTTCTTAGACTTTTTGAGTTGGGATTTAGCCCCCTCGATCTCTTTGTGGAGACTATCCCTATCCCGGATGGCGGTTTCAATCTCCTTCTTTGATTTTTCGGGGGAGAAACCCTCTTTCCCCAACCATTTTACAACGGAACGAAAGTCCCCAGTGTCCAAGGCTCTTGCAACGTCGTCTTGGGCTCTTTGGCTTTCTTCTTTGATGGCATCAACCACCCTACGCCCAAGATCGGGATCCCCATCCGATACTTGACCGTGAAGCTTCTGCAAATCTCTGGCATCCTCTACGGATAGTCCTTTTTTAAGGTCACCAAGGTCCCGAGACCCATCGTCTCCCTTTGGTTTGGGAGCATCCTTTTTAGGTGAGTCCCCGTTACCGGAATCCTTTTTGTCACCAGATGAGTCACTATCCTTAGGGGGGGAACCATCCGGGGTTTTGTCCCCCTTTCCTTTGGTGTCACCATCGTCAGACTCACCGTCATCCTTTTTAGGATTTTTCACGGAGTGGTTTTTTGGGTCAGCGTCTGGATGGTCCTTAAGGTAGGCATCCAAATCCTCCTGCGTTGGAAACTCCAATGCTCGAAGATATCGTGAAGCAACCCTTTTATAGTTGAGACTTAGATCCCTATCCTCGCTAGATGTGTCCGGGTCACTATCTACAATTTGATGTTTTTGAAGGTCCTTACGGGGTGGCTTTTTCTTCGGAGCAGAGTTGACCATATCCGCGACTTGGTCATCCTCTTTCTCAGCCTGAGTCTTTGTCCCGTAAACAAGAACTGATCCCTTCTTATTCAGTTCCTTAAGGATGGTACCATCGTGGACGTAGGACTCTTCTAAGTTGGGAACAAGATACTGGCTCTTAAGGGTTGATGCCCCGTGCCCAACAATCTCAGCCACGGTCTCCAAAGCCTTTTTGAACTCGGCCTTGAGAATCTTATCTTTCTCTTTTCGATCACGTGGTAGGTTCTTGGGGCCATTTTTCCGCACTTCGGTCAGAGCCTTACACATTTCCTGGTTTGCCCTGAAACCGCGGATATCCTTAGCCGTGATGTCAAACTCTTTAAGGTAAGCGTTGACATCCTCTGGATCAACACCCACATCACCATCCTCCAAGAGACGATCCGTACCTTTCTTTCCCTTAAGGGCCTTTTTGAGAGCCGTTAAAGTTGGGCCGGATTCAACAACTTTCTCGTGATCTACGCCTGATTTCCCAACATACGTGATCGTGGCTTTGTCGCCTCTAACTTTAATATGATCCGCGGTCCACCCTGTCACCCCATAATGACCATCCTCTGCACTATCATGGTTACCAACGCGCTCCATTGTGCAGTCCATAAGGGCAACGGCCAAAGCCGTAAGTCTCTTGTGTGGGTCTTCACAAGTCAAATCCTTTTTGACTTTTGCCCGTAAGTCAGAAATACTCTTACGGAGACCCTCCACTCTGTCAGCCTTTTCTCGATTCCTATTGGAAACCTGACGGTCGGAATAGACATAGACAATTGTCTCTCCCCCGTCCTGGGACTTGACCTTCTTCTTTTCTTTGTACTGGGCGTACCGAAGGGCCACCACTGCTGATAGGGGAATACCCATGTCGGAGTGGGGTTTATGGGGGGAATACCGCTAGAGACTGAGATCAATTCGGTATCTAAACAAAGCGTCCGGACGCTTTGCAAAAGTAATGGACCCACCTTCGCCCATATCATAAACAATCACCGATCCACCATTGGCGACATTTGAGGACACCTGTTTGAACCCCAAAGCCTTCACCGTTTGAAGGACACGAACGAAAGAAGCGGTGACATTCCCCTCCCAATGAGCTTGGTTCGATTCCACAATAGTCCCCACGGGGAATTCTAGTGTTTTCAAGAACTCATGGGTGAGGGAGGAGGTTTTGAGTAGGGGTAAAAGGTGTGGCCTAAGGGAAGGTTTTTGGTAAGCCAATCGAATAAGGTTAGATCGGAGAGTCATGAGGGGCTACCAACTAGGTACTTGAATCAGGGGCGGGTTTTAATGTAGAACTTACCCTGGTACTTCTCGATGGCGGAAACAGGAGCACCCATAGTTGTTAGGTGTTCAAAAGCCTTTATATAACTATCCAGGGGCTCGTAATGAGTAACGAAAGACCAGCGAGACACCCCCTTTGGGACGGCGAAGTCTCTTTTTCGGACCATTGATGGGGTCACAGGGGGGGTGGATAACTCTGGAACCTTGGATTCATACTCCATCAAGTGATCAAAAGCCCGATCTTTAGCTTTCTCCAAAGCATCAGCATAACGGTAAACATTGGTCTCGGACCCCATCAGCAATTTTGACTGAAAAAAGACGAAACGTCGAAGGTCAGACGGATCCATAATGCGGGATAAAAACTTAAGCCTTGGCTCCTCATTTGCTTTCTGCAAATTCCAATCAAGAAAGCAACGCCACTTCTGACCGTAGATATCCGGCATATTATCGGAGAGTGTTTTTGAGGATCGAGCTAAAGCCACGTAAGCAACGTCAGGACCATATTTGTCCAGATCACCCCAAGAGACAAGAATGATGTTTTCCTGTCCTCTAGACCGATTGATTCTAGTCTTTACTTTGCGGGGTAGCCATTGCCTGGAAACACATTCCTTGAGAAACCCAACGGCATCGAACCAAACAGCCCCATCTTTTTGCGTTACAAACTCATCACCCAAAGTCTTTGAGGCAACATGATTTGAATGGCCAAACATGACCCTACATGCAATTTTTGAAGCAAGCCTAGATTCGGCTGTCATGTCTCTTAGGTCAAAACATTTGTCAATAAGTTTTTTTCTCAGGGCTCGTAATTCCTGGGCTACCGATCTCGGATCATCGCCATCAATCCAACGAATCTGCAACTGACGAAGCTCATCATCCTTACCATCCATGAGGGAGAACCACTTACCCTTGTTGTCAAGAGAAACACCCTCTTCAAACAGCGCCTCAATTGTGAGAAAATGCTTACGAATACAATCCTCGCATCTTTTTCGAGGATTATTCAAATGGTCCTCTAGAAGAGCCAACTGCTTGCAAACCTCTCTCATATTATAGAGAGGGTGCATGACGGGTAAAAGGTCAGCCATTCATCGTCTCGTATTGCGTGTCACATAATTGCCAACAGCATAAGACAGGTCTTCGAAAGCAGACCTCAATTTCTCCCGAGCATCTTCTACCTGTTCGATCTCCTTGAGTATTTTTGGATCCATGGTTCCGCGAACATCCTGTAAGTATTGAAAAGTGGCTCCGGAGAAACTCTGGTACAGCCTCTTAAACCGAGATTCGGAAGAAATCAAATCAGCAAGGGACCCGGCGAATTTTTCCATGAATACATTGATCTGCCTTCTCATGGACACAAGGCTAGCGTTATAGGCCGTAGGCACCCGACCCCCGGTCTGATCAACGTTACGTTTGAAGATTTCTAGGACTTTATCAAGGTCACTGTTTGCCTGGATCAAAAGCTTCCTGACATCTTGAAGATTATCCTCATCAATGTCGGCAAGCCCCACTAGCCCATCCAGCCCTTTACGGAACCCTGACCCATAGGCATCCACGTATTCCAAAATACCGGAGGATGAAAGGGACAACATCCGAACGGAATGTACGAGATCATCTTCGGCATCCGAAGACTTTTTCAAAATCGGTAGTAGATGGGGCCGAAGCTCCGGATTAGAACGGGCTAGTTTGATAAGCTTAGAGCGGAGAGAAGGCATACCCCCCACAGGCTATTGCAAAAAAAACGTCAGGAGTTGGAGGCCAACAAACCGATAACCAACCTCGGTGCCTATCCGTGGTAGGGGTCGATTTAAATACCCCTATATCCGAATTCGCTAAACCAATTCTCAAACTTGGTTGGATGTTCTCCAACCGAATTAAGTTGGACCGGAGGGAAGACCTAACGTCGTCCCGGTATCAACTCAAAACCTACCTTCCGGCTCCTCTTCCTTGGGCTTATATTTGAGCCCGAGATACCCGGCAATTTTCCCAACCACATCAGTATTTTCAGCTAGGGCTCGACCAACCTCACTGTAAAGACCCCTGAGAACCTCGTTGAAAGACGAATCTTGAAGAGTGAGAACGTCGCGCTTGAGCTTCTCGGATGTAGTGAGAGGATCTATGTTGAGCAACTCAAGAATGACATCCACGTCCAGAGAGCCTTTCTGGTAAAGGTTGAAAAGGGCATCGAAAGTGTCACTGTTGTCCCGCAGGGCAAGGCGGGTGAAAGACAACGTAGGGGTGATGACTTCCTCGTTACCATCCTCATCAACCTCAATAAAACCCATTCGGCGACACATGGGTTCAAGCAACTTGTTCTGAACCATATCTTGGAGCTCCTCCCGAAGAAGCATGTATCTGGTGTTGATGACCTCCAGATTGATCCTGTCACCAGAATAAGAGGATTCACCAGAGAGAAGTGACTCTGTCACACCCAACCCTGCGTAAAGCTGCCTGTCGGTGATTTCGTACTCGGTCGAAAGTTCAAGGAGCCTCTGCTGGGAACCCATCTCTTCCCATCGAAGTTCAAAGTTTACAATGATAGAGTAATCAGGATCCTGGAGAGCATAGTCCACCTGTTCCCGAACCTCGTCCAGTTGGTCTGCGGAAGCCCCCTCCGCCATCACAATACGAATGGGAGTCATGTGTCTAGATGCAATGGAAGTTTGGGATTGCCTTAGCTTGTCGCGGTACACCAGAGTGTGAAGACAGTTCTTTATCATCACTTTGGAGGTAACAAGAGAGTGATCCCCTTTCACATCGAAGGAATAGACATCACCTGTATACGGAACTGAATCGATTTTTTCAACTTTCCGGGTTAAAAAACCGCTCCTAAACCTGGATTTCCATCCATTCACTTCTCGCCATTGGATCCGAGAACCTTTGATCGAACCCCTCTCGGCCCACTTGCGCACTCCCTCATAACGAGTGCACTCCAACACGGGGAAGGATTTATCGGGGTACTCGTAAGTCTTCTCAACCCAATCGTTCTTGACCTTGGACCACCAGCGACGGGTCCAGCTATGTGCCTTCTTGTGGGTCCAACGTGTATGGGTAGGAATACCCACCCGATTACAAAGGAGATGTAGCTGGTGGATGAGGTTATGGTTGTCCAGGGTGACGGAGATGACGGATTGTCTACCGTGGGAGAGGTACCCATCCGTATCCAAAACCCCACGAAGGAGTGCTAGGATGTGACCCTCTGGCAGATCGAATACCCACCGTGGAATCCTCTTCGTCGTGCAGTCCCCCCCCATGGTATCCAGGAACCACCGAGCTAGCAATTGGTCTTTGAACCGAACTGACAGGTTGGATTGTTTCGTCCCCGTCCCATAGGGGGGCTCTATGATGGCCGCTCCAAAGTAGAGGGTAGCCAGTTTCAGGACCAGGGCATGGAGTTGGGGGTCTCCCTTCCCGAAGGTCCACCCAATGGATGCGACGTTCAGTCCATCGGTCGTTGTCCACACGTCCCCGTCTCCCAACCACGTACCAAGGAGGTAACAGAAAGCTTCATCCAGGGGGATGGTGTTCACGGGTGAGGTATAGGTCACCGTCTTAGGGGATGGTGGAGTGAGAGCATCCCCCATGGGATACCAACGGGTAGATTTACCCTTGCCTCTGGGGGAATCTTGGAGGATGATCTCCTCGGTCCTCAGTCCGTGGGTCTCCCTAAGCTGGTTGGCATATAGGATGACCGTTGATCGGGTCAGACCTGTCTGATTTGCAACTTCCTGGTAGGTAGCCACCGTTGATTCCGTGAGGTTGGTGAGCCATGTGGCCAGAGATTGCTTTTTACGCTTCGCTTTCCCAATGGACTTGTGGTCATTGGGGTAGGAGAAAGTGACACTCAGTCCGTTGTCCGTACTCACACTTTGAACCGTGAGGGTCCGGATTGGGGACCGTCGGGGTTGTGTGGTGAGGGTTCTTCCCTGCCACCAATGAGATAGATTGATCTCCGTGGGTGGTGGACCCTCTGGAATCACATGAGACTCCAACATGGTATCCCCTGGTTGTAGTTTACCGGACTCTAACCAGACATCCTGGTCGCCCCGAACGCACAGGACTTTATGATCAGATGTCAACCGCAGTGGTGTCTCCTCCCCTTCCAGGTAGAGGTGGGTGACTGTCTCATCAACGGGCCGGGATCCTTTGGTAGCAGGTTGGAACCTACCCTTGTGGGTGAGCAGTAGATCCGTGGCCGTATCGACCCCCTCCACAGGAACCTCCTGGATGACCCCATCTCTCTCAATCGTTACCGGGGTACCAGGGAGAAGGCACCTTTCCAGGATGGAGTGCCCATGTGGCTCATACTGGCTTTTTTTACGAGCCATACAATAGACAAAAGATCCGGCGTCCGGATCCGTATTTAGAGGAATGTTTCCCCCTTCCACGATGGCACCAACGACATCTTGGGGCATGGAACGAACGATTCTCTCAGCATTTTCGTCTCCAGCAATGGCCCTGTTGACAATGTCTTTAGTTTTCGAGTCCGGGATAAGCTGAACTAAAACCTCATCGGTAAAAGGGAATGCCTCCATGTGAATCTGCTCAGGAGGCATAACCCGGAGAGCCGTCCACCCCTTGTAATTCCTCCGCAACCATTTTTCAGCCCGTTCATCAGCGTCCGGATAAGGGACCTTTTTTTCAGTTGGGTCCCCGTTAGCGTCCAACTCTTGAATGGTCTCATGAGTAACGGATTCTGGCATATCCGGAGAAGTGTCCTCGGCAAAAACCCACACTTCACCTAAAAGATGGTAGTCATGTACAATCTCAATCAACCGATGTAGAAGACCTACTTTTTTCGCCCATTTTGTGCAGAAGTCAAGGGACTTGAGTGCAATGTCACGATTTTTCGCTTTGGGCATCCCAAGACGGATTTTGGAGAGTGGTAGTTCTGTATGTAAGTCCACCGCCTGACCAACAAAAGGATCGTAGGTATAAAAGTGGCGGAAAAAATTCCGCTTCTCATCAATAGATTGAGGGAGCTCTAAAAAGTCGGTGCTTAATTGAGGACTATAGAAGTTGCCACCCATACCCCCAACGGTGTTTCCCGTGGAGGGGTACGCAACTTTAGAGCGAAGCTTGTCTGTGGCCACCCTACGGGGCCTACCATTCTGAACGTGCTTCTTTGGAGGTATCTTCGCTACCTCCACTGCCTCTTCGGATGGCTTTGGTCTCCCGTTATGGATTATTTTCTTGGGGGTAGTCATTCGGATTCAGCCTCGGGTACTAGCGGTGTATCTTGCACTTTTGGCTTCCTTTCTTTAAGGACAGGCTTTTCTTCCTCTATAATCGATTGAATCCTTCGAACTCGATCCATGGAATAGAGAGTACGGGTTAAGTCATCCCTTGTGGACCTTGAAGAACGAGCTAGAAGAGGTTCTTTTCTCGCAACCTCGTCACACAACCGTAAGGCATCAATAAGAATCCTTCTGGCATCATCAACCTTCCGTTGAATGAGCTTATCCATAGGGTGGGTTGAAAGGGTGGACCTAAGTCTACTCATTGGATTTAGTCAGATGACCCGTCTTATAGGCTACACGGAGGACCCTCTTCAAGAGCCCCAAATCCTTAGCGGACCCCAAAAAAAGCTTCTCCCAAGATCCACCAGCTTTAGCAAATACCGAAGCCACCTTCAAATATTCGTCCCCTTTGGGGGTCACGTCACCACCATAGGTAGCCGTAAGAAGTCGTCTGATAACTCTGTGGTCGGCTCGGATAGGACTTTCCACTGTAACCTTCATCGGAACCTCCCCCGAGTGAACCCTCCCGGCCTACGGGGAATCATTCTTGATTCATGAGATCCGGAGCGAAGAAGTTTCTGACGAAGAGATAATGCAGGGGCAATCATCGGAAGGTGAGCCCCATGACCTTGGGCTTTACCAAAGGCTACCAGTCTAGACATTTTGTTGCTGGCCAACCACACCATACGGACCAAAGCATCGGATCTGTCATCATGCTTCCCTTCCATATTAGGAGCTTCAACTACTGTCACATATTTGCTCACGTATTGGGCTTGAAGCTCAGTGAGCTCTTTGAGGTAATCACAGAAGTCCTCCCCTTGAGGGATAGGCCAGTTATACAGAGCAAGCCTCTTATCCCACATCATATCCTTGAAATTCTGATACATTTGAGAAGCAAGAATCTTTGTCATGGGAGTGGCCTTCATTTGATTCAAGCCACGTTTCATTAGAGCCTGTTCAAATGGAATGCCCGCCCACTGGTCAAAAATACCTTCCTGGATATAGAATTTCTTAGACAGATCCAGAACCCAATCAGCCACCTCGTCAAATTCAAGGCGCTCTCTATCCGAGTACTTGCCCTCACCAGCCTTCATCTGTTCCACCATATCAAGGTGGATAACACCGTCACTATCATTGTGTCCTATTGCAACCGCGGTCCCGTCGCCTACCAGACCCAAGTCTAAGCCAAGGAAATGGGGGTATCGGGGAGCACCGCGAACAACGGGTCTGGCATCTAACCTAACACATGCTTTCAAATCATCCTTGCGCTCAATCCAGCCTCGTGTACGGTCGCTGAACTCTGCCCCGAACTCAGTAGCAAATACAGTAGCCCCTTTGGCATAGCTTGATTCGAGGAAGGAAGCCTCGATTGAAGAGTTGACCTCCCAGGTTGGTGCCTGGATGCATAACATATCTTCGGCGGGTTTGCCCCCGGACATTCCAATCTGGAACATCTTGTAGAAAAACCCCTGACATCCCATGGGGCTGCTAATAAGAATCATCCGGGCCTCTACGGGCCCTAAAGCCTTGGTCTTATCTTTAGGGTCCTTTGGGGAGTAGGCGGCTTGAGATGGGTACACCGCGTCGTACACGGATTCAGCCGAAGACTGTCCGTTATCCGTAAAGTGCGCAACCTCATCTAAAACAACAACAATGTTACCTGCACCACGCAAACCTTTAGCAACGCAAGATCGGAAAGTGACCTTCAAAGTAGCTTTGGCGCCCGGGTTGTCGGCATAACTGCCATACTTAGCAATGTCCGAAGGTGTTTGAAATCTAGCGTAAGATTGTGTGTTGTTAGCTGTATAGGGAGCAAAAAAATTGCAGGATCGAAAGTGACCGCTAGCCTCTTGATAAAGAAGACCCGCCTGATCTTTGTCCGTAGCAACCGCAATTAACTGGATGTTGTTAATTGCAGGCAGACCATAATATTTCTGAGGATCCCCTTTTAGGATGAGCTTGTAAACCTCATACCCGAAAATACAAGCACTAATCGTAGTGTTGTGATTTGTCAACCCATTAGCTACAAAGCTTTCCCCCTCCGGAACATTCAAATCATATACCCTTGCTTCTCCAGAGGATACATTGACCACGGGGTCAAAGAAATAATCTGACTCCAAAATCTTCCAGAAATGAGATACAACGGAAGAGTCTAGACCCCAAACCTTAGCAAGTGGAAGGATCTTTTGGATTCTATTGTAAGTAGCTTCTTCGGAGCTCCCTGGCTTGATGATATTGCCAAAAGCCTTTCGAAACATACCAACAGTTCCCTTTGGACTATCCTCTGGTATAGACTTCAATAATCGAAGAAACCATTCACGTTGATAAGGAACGGATTCGGTATCCCCCCCCTCCCTATCTACGTCCAATAAACCTATGTGTAAAGGAACACTCTTTTTGGCAGAGCGGAATCCAATCTCCCGAGCGAAGGTTTTTCGAGATCGGAGGCCCAGCAAAATAAGTTCGTAGTATGTCCGGTTATATTTTTTGACATATTTGTGACGAATTCTGGAAATAACCCCAAAATTCAATAAGAGAACCTGAGTCTCTTTCGCAAGAGTTTCGGAAGCTGTGCAGAATGAGACGGTTTTTCCATTTTTGGTGACAGATCCATCAGTCTCAAACAACCCTTGAAGGTAAGCCTTAACCACATCCCTAGGAGACCGTAAAATAACCCAAGGAGTCTTTTTTGTGTCGGCCTTAGAACCCCAATCAAATCCAAGATTATGGAGAAATTCCCTCATTGCCTTATCATGGGTGCGAAGGGAACCCGTCTGCTTCGTTCTCTTATCCGGCTGGAAAGAAACTTTGCCAAAAAGATCCTGAAAAAGACCGCTAACTTCTTGACGAGTTTCTGGATGCTCGACAGTAACGGCCATGCCACTGCGCGCAGTCCAAGACCCATCCCCAACCAAATACCCCATAAGCAAACCCCACTTGGCACCAAACATTTCTGGCTGGGGGCAAAATTTATTCCTCACCGACCCTACCATATAAGGTCGGGTGTCAACGTAATTAGAGGCCCAAAAATCAGTATTCCGGTGGACGGCTAAAAAGTCACCAACCTGAATTTGGTCTAATCTTTTCCAATCAACCACACCATTGGGTCCAAGAACCCTGACTCGGTGATTCCCCGTCCCCTCTACCCCCATTCCACAATAGGAACCAATTTTAATTGTTGGACGAACTCCGCCATTATAGAAGTAAGCCGACCGAGACCTGGAAGACCCCTCTTGGGAAACCCCTATGGACAAAGGCTGCACTTCAGGTCCCAAGGGGTCACCTAGAGAAGCAAGGGGGAAGATACCGGAATCCGTAAGGACCAGGGTATCACCCACCACACATTTCCCGGACCTCCTACCCAAACTCAGACACATCTTTGGTAGTTGCTTGCCCGGGATGACCTCCTTGATATTGGAACGGCTCTCACTATAAAGGTACTCAAGGTATTGCTTTTCAGTCATCTGTCTTGGGTTCTGTCGTCTCCAATCAGTGACGGTAAAAGTATCCTTGTCATCTAGGGGTATGCCGTAGTGAGCTTTGATAATGATTCGCTGGACGGGGAAGAGTTTCATCTTCAACCCCCAGTCACTCTCCATGAATTCCAATGGGCCAACCGGAACATTGCTCATAGGCGTTGCCGCCCGAGCTCCGGCTAATATTGCGCTCCCAAGAGTCATATCAGCTTTCCTTCATTCTGGACTTGAGCTCATTTTTCCAGGAAGGGTCATCCATTGCCTTCACCAGATGATTGAAAACAGAGTTAATCATCGCCTCATGAAGCCCGGCAGATTGCATAGCCCCGGAAAAAGTCTCCGACATAAATCTCAAAACAGCTTCAAAAACCGGAGATTCAATATCGATGGATCTGCTTTGAAGTTGCTCTTTCCGCTTGATCCAAGAGTCCCCAAGGGCTTTGAGCACCTGAGCTCGCCTCATAGATAGAGTGCTTGTATCCTGCCCCTGACGTTCGGCTTCCATTCGTTCAAACCTCATGGAAGCCTGCTCCTCGGCCAAACCCATAATAACCTGATGCAGAACATCAGTTGATTCAGGAGTATCCTGGGCTACCTGTACGATAGCATCCGAGCGGATTGTGGCGGCTTTGACCTTAATCAGGTCCCCAACTGCCGGAGTGGCTGGTGGTAGAACATCAGACAACTCCACTTTAGGTGGGCGACCAATTTTGGAAATGAAAGTTGGCTTACCAGACCTGTCTAGGTCTGGTGTATCGGTAGTGAAAATCTCATCGAGTTTTCTCCAGCGAACAGCCCCCTTTTCGTCAATGACTTTAATTCGAGTGCTGCCCGGTGGGACAAGAAACCCGAACACTTTTTGAGTTGGGGTCTCTAGCGGCTCAAGATCCTCAATAGGAAGAAGTCCGGGATCTTTCTGTGAACTCATACCCCACCCATTTTATAGGTGGGGTAATGGGGGATTTTAGAACGAAATGGGTGGGGACTGGGTTTTCACTGGTTTCACAACGAAGTAGGTTCTTCGTTGTATTGGGGCGGTTGTTAGTGTTATAGCCCCAGGGGCTATAACACTAAAGTCATACCCCCCAAGCAAAACAGCGGTATCATTACTAGCTTTGATAGGTAAAATAGGGCTCATCAAAGAGCTAGTTATATAAACAGTGTCGGTTACTGCCACAGCCCGAACCCCATCCATAGTATCAATAGCTGCGGCAAGGCTAGAGGCCACATCGTTCACCGTTCCGGCACCCGATCCAAGACCGGCTCCAAATTCTTCGGAAGCTAGAAAATACTGTTCACCTACTTGAACTTCTTCCTTGGGATAAAAGGGACCGGGAGGGGCAACAGATGGATCCCAATAATCGGGTCGAAGAACTTGAATAGCTACGGTGTAGGAGCCAGCACTTGGCACAGGAATGGTGTTAGTGGGTCCGGCAACTCTTAGATGACCATTTGTAGTATTAGCCAATTGCTGTAATTCAACACCATATCGGGTTATAGTAGGGTTGACTCCCCTACTAGGATCCCCAGGGTTAGACATATTAGCAACCAGGATCTTAAACTTGGGCGGGGCACAAACTGGCATGGTCAGACTCCCATATCCTGGTTGTCACCAAAAAGGATATCACTCAACACCCTAGTCTCAGGGAATTGTTCGATGGAATCCAAAACATCGTTCTGAAGTCCGTATTCAGAGCCGTAGGTGGTTGGTGCGAACAGAGAGGCCGTAGAATCTTCCTCTCCATTTGCAAGCTTGATGGTCTCCTTTTGGTAAGACACGGGATCCGAAGTTGGGGCCGAAGATACAAGAGGTTTGTTATACTTCTGGCAATTCCCATCCACGTTAAACACACAAGACCCGCACCTTGGCATTTGCAATACCGAAGGGATGGCATTTGCCCTATGGACAAGAGCTCCCTTCTCACATCCCGTCGTACCCGTGGAGGAAGCATAGGCACTAGCATCCACGTATAAGTGACCCGAAAGTCCCTCGTGCTTTCTGCGAAGTTGAACCAACTGCGGTTCGGCTGTTTTCACAAGCTCTTTTGAGAAACGAGCATTGATAAAGTCATCAAAGGGCTTGCCCGCTGCTCCTTCGGTCATCTTCACCGAAGCCCATCGAAGAAGCGCGCGAACTTCCAAGGGGTTCTCCCCTTCCTTTGAAACGGATTGCGGGACATGCTGGGTATAAGCCACGTCCTGATACTGAGCTGTCTTGCTAGCCTTTATCTCCTCTTTTGGAGGAGACATTATCCTGGCCTCGGCCAAACGCATCATCTCTTTTGGTGACAAGGAGGATCCAAGGATTCTATTTGCGTCCTTCTCGGAAAGAGATCCAGACTTGACCATTTTATGGATAGATGCCGTCACCCTATCTTTGAGCGACTTAGCGGCACGAAGCTCCTGAGTTTCCTTAGCTTGAGCGTCTGGAAGAGCAACCTTGACATTTGGAGTGTAGATGACACCCTGATATGGAGCTCGGTCTACAACGGGTAGGTCTACCTTACGGGTTGGGTCCTGGGCCCTCACAGCCGCAACCCGCAACATTTCTCTTGGTGATAGGCCGGAAGATGCTATCTTCTCTCTTTCCTCTTGAGTCAACAAACCGCGGGATACGTAGTGATCCAGGCCACTAAGAACTTTAGCCCGTAGGGACCTAAGAGCATCCTTGGTACCTTTAGCACCCCACTCTGCTCCCTTTGCGGAAACCGTCCTGTGGGTGTCGGCACCAAACCCAGACCCCACATAAACGGGAGTTTTCCCGGAAGCAATGATTTTCTGAGCTGCCGACTTCACCATTTCTTCGGCACTAAGATTTGATTTAAGGATGCGTACCCCATCATCCTTAGTGAGTAGCCCGGAAGAAACCCAACGAGTTATCTGAGCTTGAGCCAACTTAGGTCTTTGATCGACCCTCGAAACCACCTCCCTCTTAGGGAACGGAGTCTCAAGAAGAATTCGTTTGGCCTCATCCAGGCTGACCGAAGCTGTCTTTGGTACAGAAATAGGTAAGCGCCCGGTAGGAACGACTGCCAATTCCTGCTTGGACCTAAGGGCAGAGATCAAAGCCTCCTTGTCCGTCCCCCCTGATGCAACCCTACCCGTAGCCTGAAATAAAGGTTGGAAATGTGCCAGAGCATCTGACCACGGAATCTCCGTAACCACTTTCTTACCAAGGTAGTTATCGTAAGCGGCTAGCTTAGATCCGGGAGAGGTAAGCCAATAAGGAACAGAGGCACAATGCCTCTTAATCTCCTGATGCCATTTTCCGCTTAACAGACCTGGAAAGGCCCCATCCCGTAAATACACCTGACCATGAACACCATGTTCTTGTCGAATCATACGAACGGCGGATGCAAGCCGTTGCAAAGAAGGGCTGTTGGGGAACCCCTGAATTTTGTCCCCTAATGCCCCTGCCACGGACGCAATAATCTCGTCCATACTCTGACCAAATGCAGACCGTCTCATAGCGGATGCCACAATTGATCTTAACTGATCCCCCGGGAGAGCCGAGGTAGGTGAAGGTGTGGGTGGGGGTGGGCGAACATGAGGTGCCATCTTTCGCCCATCGGTGCGACGGTGAACCCCCCATGCCTCAACCAACCCATTCAATACTGCATCATTGGGAGACTTGGGTAACCGATCGGGATCCTGTTCTGCCTCTTCGAGCCAGGACAAATCCGTAAGCATTGGAGTCCCTGGGTGACTCAGACCACCAAGGTCACCCAAACCACCCTCATCTCCAACCTCGGCTAGATTCTCTGGAAGCGAAGCCGACTTCCCCGTCAATAAACCATCGGGCAAAGCGGAAAGATGACCCTGACTTGTAGGAAGTGAGGGATCCTTACGAGCTACATTAGGGCCTTCTCCATACTCGGAATCAAAATCGAACCCATCCAAAAGAAGACCACTTGCGTAAGTTGGTACGTATTCCCCGTCGGGTGTAGAACTAGCCATCATTCCTCCTCGGCATGAGAAGGATTATCGGAGTCCATCTCCTCTTCCTGATCCTCAGCCCAACCCTCCGGGTCATTTTTAATCTCCAAAGCGTCTTCTACAATCTCTTCAACCTCTCGACGATCGTCAGGATCCTCCTGGCGGGATACGGCCGCCCAATGGGGAGCTCGGATCTCATCATAAAGAGTATCAGAAAGAGAGCTCAAAGCCTCCACTACATTCATGTAGGCTCTCCTCATTTCCGTAATTTTCTGAATGTACCCTTTGCCACCCAGAGAGCCATCGGGGGAGACATCGGCTGATTTGATCTTAGTAAAAATCTGGTAGGCCCCTACGGCATGACCCATTGCGGCGTTTGTTGCCCTGAGAACTCGGGCTAAAGGTTTTGTATTTTTAGGGTCGAAAGCAAAGTCAGGTGTTATTTTCCGCTCTCTTGGACCAGAGTCATTCCAAGCCCATCCGGTCGCGTCATTAGTCTTATCCTTAATGAAACGAACCTCTCCCGCTATCCGTACCTTAGAGGTAGGGATACCAAGATATCTACAAGCTACTCTAGTGGGGTTAGGCTTCACGATCACACTTTCAAAGGGCTGCCGTTATCGTCGAAAAGACGCTCAATAGCATACTCATCTCCATTTTTCTTCAGAGTCCACAAATCCTTGGTTGCCTTATGAACCAAGTCAGATCCTGTGGATGCCGTTCGGAGAAAATCATCCAAGTCATTTGAAGCTGAGACAACTCGGCGATAATCCCCGGCGGAAATTCTCCCCCTTGACGAAGCTGGGAGAAGGTCCCTTGGGTAGTAGCTTCCGAAGTCCCCGCTATCCCATTTCACGAATACCTGTCCATCATGATGGGTTGTAGTCCCCATGGCCGTCCGAACTGTAACAATCGTTCCAAGCGACCCGCCTTTAGGTGGATTTGGGTAGGTCAAAAGAGAGCTAACGGAATCCTTGAAAGCAACCCTAGATCCCGATTTAGATTCAATAGAGACGGATGGTACGGGGGAGACCAAATCACGCACTGCTGTTTTGGGGTTTGGCCTGGGACTTAGATACTCGTCCAAGGATCCAGAGCGCCACTGAATATCATTGCTCATGCCATGTGGTTAAATATCAACTCTGAACCGACCAAAGAACAGAAGCAGAAGTAGGGGTGGAGAATCTAATAGTGAAACCGGAACCTGTTTTGGAATCAACCCATGGGGTTGCCGATATCCCGGAGTCTAAACTAACCATGTAGCTCCCTGATGGTCTAGGGACAGGAAAGGTCACATCCACGTGATCAACCGACACAAAAGTAGCTAAACCACGGGTGGTGGTTTCCACCAAAGTACCCGTCCCGGAAATGGAACCCCTCACTGTATAGGTAAAAGTTGCGGCCGTTGTACCACCCAAGACAACTAACCCCAACGTTGAATTCGCAACTGTAAGAGTTCTGTTTCCGTTGACCGTAAGAGATCCAACAGCACACCCGTCCACCAAGACACTGGTACCGCCTTGGAGAGACACAAGAGTCGCCCCCATGGTTGTATAAGAGAAGGAGTAGGAAGTCGCCGAAGTGGAGGGTAAGACCCCTGCTGAACTATAATCAATCTGCACCAGGGGGTGCGTACCTTCGGTCACCCTAAGAGAAGCACATTGATTACACCGAAGCGTTGCGGTAGGGGATGCCCCATCCGAGCGACACCCAGAAAGAATAATAGAATTTACAGTGTCGGCATAAACGGTATAGGATCCAGTACCAGAGGGGGCTAGAATACACCCCTCCAAGGTGATCCCCAAAGAACCAACCGTAGACCCAGAGCCACCCGTGATTGCAACACAGGATCGTCCATCATTTGGTTGCAGTATGGTCAACCCACGGATATTGCACCGCAAAGGAGTGGTTGAAACGGATGCCCTAATAAGGACGGTATCCGTTGCGGAGGAGGGCTGTAAAACAGCCCTCCCCACAGTTCTAATGGACACCCCATCCTTCTCGATAGTCAGGTTCTCGGTATAAACCCCAGGAAATACCAGAATGACGTGAGGGTTAGTCGAACTAGAAGACGAGGGGACAGCATTGAGGGCAGACTGAATAGTTGTGTACTTTGCTCCGGATCCAGACTTACCCACTATAAGAACCCCCGAAACCGTCCCGAGGTTAGCTAAATCGGATAGGGATATTCCACTTTGGATCACATTGTCCGTGAAAAGCAAGGACCCACTTACTGGGTCCCTCTTAATTTCCAAAATTTGACCCGAGGATGGCTCAATCTGAAAAACGTCAGCTTTGAAAGATGGTTGAGTCACTTATCGCTCCGGTTTACACAAACACATCGTAGCCTATCGTTCCGGTATAGGTGATCCCGGTCTGAACGGTAAACCCCGTTGTCAATTTGTTAATGACACGAATGGGAAGAAAGTCTTGCGGACTGAAAACAACCCGATAATTAGTACCGGCGAACGGAGTAGCAAATGTAACTGTTTTGCTGGTTTCACCAGCAAAAACAAGCTGACCGTTGACTGCACTTGTTTGAGCCACAAAATTCTCCACTTGCTCTAAAGCCGATTGGATATCATCCATCACCAACTGGGGCACCTGGGTATTAGAATCAACGATTCTACCATTTGGGCTTTGAATATTCTTAACGGCTAGGTTGCCCGATTGGTCCAAGGAAATCGTGAAATAATAATAGGCTCCGGGCACCCCAGAGCGATACGTGAAGTCAAACTGGGTACGGGAAAAAGCCATGGAACGTCACCAAATGAACGTGGTTTCAAGGCCCCGAGCATCCGCCCATTTAGCCAGACGAGACATTGCGGCATGGTCCGAAGACCACACTTCTACCCCATCCTCAAACTCCCTCACCCCAAGATCGGGAATAGAAGGAACGTTTCCCCCAACCCCTGAAACCCTAATCTTACCATCCCGCCAGGATCGGAGAACCGAGGCAAAACGCTTTGCCCCCCCAAGAGCACCAAGACCGTAAATGGAGAACCGATACTCCACATGACCCGCCTTCTGCAACCATCGAAGGGCAACGTCACGGGCCATCACTATTCTTTCTCTCATCGGTTCAGTCACATCAATTCCCTCCAATAAGACATATATCGCAATTCAGGAATCCAAAAAGAAATCAGTCCTAGCACTTGGAATTGGACGCTTCACCTCGCGAAGAATGTTCAAGTTCCTGGAAACCAGGGTAAAAACTTCGGAGTAAAAATGCATGGTGTCGTCTTTAGACATCGCTGAGATTGTGCGTAGGAACCGATGACGAACGAGACCCTGACTAACGTTCAACCGTTTTGCTGTCTCGGATTGGCATGTGGTTTCATACATATAGACCATGATATCAACGTCCATTGGATCCTTAAGGAAGGAAGCCATATCCGACCTCAATTGAGAAAGGTCCACGGTAGGAACCTCCAGCAAATACTTGATCCGTTGGATAGCTCGCTGAAGCCGATAACAAACGGTGGGTTGACTAACCCCAAAGATACCAGCAATGTCCGTTTGTTTGACATGGCGAAAAAAGTAAAGGTCTATGAAATCCGCCTCAACAGGGGGGAGGCACTCCAAAATGGACCGAACACGGTCTAAGATCCTCAAGTCATTTTCATCCGGGTCGGTGAAAATCGACCCGAAAGCGGCAATGCCATCCTCTTCCGTAAGTCTAGCTAACCAATCTTCAGTCACGGAAACTATTCCTTTCTAACAGATCGTCAAAGCTGTCAAATTTAGAGGGTCCAAAGTCAGGCAAAGGATCCTTGGGACAAACCTCCGTCAGATCAGAGCTTAAATGCTCTTTTTTCACGAGGTGAATAACATTCAGCGAACGAAGATGGAATTGAACGGCTACAGTTTCCGGAAATACATCCACAACGGTTCCTTCCAACCCAGTATAAAACCCGGCTAAGACGCGAACCGCCATACCTATCTCGACATCGGCATTAGCAAGCAGTCTAAGCTGCTTGCGCATAGTTTCTATACGGTCTCCGGGAATTGTATGGAGGACTCTCATCCCATGGGGACCCTTCGCGGACAAAACCTGCTGCACAATGGGCCCCCCCTCTAATCGGAAGTACCTTGTCTCGGGTAACCCGGAACCTACGAAAGCGTATCCCTCCATGAGAATAGAAAGGGACTTTCCGTGGTTTCCTCCAATAACGTAGGGGATAAATATAGGGAAGTCTTCCTGGGCCCCAAGGTCCTTCAGAAGATGTTGTGCTAAACTGCCATCCTGAGCCTTTTTCTCACCCGTTCGGGTCAGCTCCAGGGTCACCCATGTTTGTTCGTCGCGTTTGTCCATGGTCATCCATTTCGTCTACGCGCATTTTCACGAGACGAAGAAACTCTTTTGAAGTAAGGTCACGGGGAAGCACGGGTGACTGCTTTGGGGCCACCTCATTTCTATTATTGACAGCTCTTGGGTGTACGTGAACACCGTCAACAATCTGAGGCTTCTCCTCGACCTTACCAAGGGTTTCAGATTTTTTCGGGATGGATACAACAGGAACCGAAAAATTCTGCAATGGGCCATGCTGTAATCTTGCCAAGTCACACAGGAGCATTGCTCCCGTTGGTCTGCCCGGTCTGCTGGAAAATCTCTCGGCGTAGGTCAAAAGATCGGATCCGAGAGCCGCACCCACCTTTTTGACGATGGACCCATCAAGATAGGTGGGTGCCGTTGTGGCACCCAGGGACACCCGATAAGATAGCATAGCCATATCTGCTAACTTTTCATACAGGGTCAAAGGAGACATAGTCCCTAAAATGTCACTGGCCAGTTTAAGTGCCTTGGGGGGATCCGAACGAATGCTTGTAAGAATATCGAGAACAACTCTAGACCTGTCCAAATGGAGATACTTGGAGACGTTGTCCATATTCACGTCTCCCAGCATTGACACCCCCTCCACCGCTTTAAGAGCGTCCCGAATATGGCACTCCGTAAGCTCCGCAATAAGGACAAGAGCATCTAGACTAGCCGTGATTCCCTCCGACTGGCAAATCATCATAAGCCGCTCTGCAATTGCCTTTGGGGGAACAGGTTGGATAACAAAAGCCGGAGCACATCGGCTTAAGATTGTTGCCCGCATCTTTTCCGGCTCGGTGGTACAGAAAAGGCACACAAGAACTTTGTCTTGACCCCCGGGAACACATTCTTCCAGGGGCTTCAATAAAGCATCCAAGGCATCAGTGGACAGCCTGTGGCACTCGTCGAAGAGACGAATCCTCCTCTTCCCGCTGAATGTTGAGTACTGAGTGTCCTCAACGATCCTTTTCACATTATCTTTGCCGCTGTTGGTGGCAGCGTCGATTTCAAAAAAATCTTCTGAAGACCCATTCTCTAGGATGGACTTACAAGAGTTACATTTGTCACACGGGTTACCACCAACCGGATTGGAGCATAACAGCGCTCTTGCTAGAATCCGTGCTAGGGTTGTTTTGCCAGATCCAAAAGGTCCGGAGAAAAGGTATGACTGGTGGAAACCGGCCCCGGAGCTAACGTATTGGCGGAGGATACGGATTGTGCCCTCCTGACCCAAAACATCATTAAATTTGGTTGGCCTGTAGAGTGTATCGAGTCCCATGGGATAAGGATTACCCCATGGTGAGGTGTCTAAGAGGCAATCGGGATGTCTGTCTTTTGAGATGAATCAGAAATAAAACGAAACCGAAGGACTCTAGAAGACCCATCTTGGGTCAATACAAGAGCATGGAAATCACTATAAAGTCTTGAAAACCAAACACCGGCATCAACAGACTGATACCTAACCCTCCAACGAAGAGTGTCGGAATCAAGCTCCAGAGAATTTTCGGGAACAAAATATTGACCCCCCTTGAAATGCTCATAAACCCCGGGCTTAGGAGCCAGCGGTGGATTCATAAGTAGGTGGTGCAAATTCATTCTGCCCCGTCAGCCGCAGTAGCGGACGATACATCGTCCCCCAAAATACGAGCCTCTACGTCAATAGAGGGGCCCTCCTCTTCCTGGCGGCGTGGGCGCCAATCACCGTGGCGCTTGAGCTCGTCGTAGAAAAAGAACACATCGGGTTTGGTGATTGAGCACTTGACTTCACCCGTACCCTCCTCTTCCTCCACCTTACAGGAGCAAAGAAGGTGATCCATTAGAGCCTCTCGCTGGTCATTTGATAGGGTTTGCCATTCATCCGCTGCAATCTCAAGCACAAACTCGTAGTCACCATCGGTGAGAACGGACAGAATAGGGGGTGCTTTCCTGGCCGTGCCAAGAACTGGGAAACCACCCGATTTAGCAGCTTTCGCCCTCATCACAACAGCAATCTGCTTGTCGACCAAAGCAAGTGAAGGATGCCACTTTGCAATGCAATTCTGCATAAGGAGAATGGTGTCTTGATCGGCTTTCCAGGAATCGTTGTTCTTCATGTTCGTCCTATGGGGTTGGTCTTGAGTAAGACCAGGGTTCAAGCTATTGTTACCCCAACCGTTGAAAGACCTATGATTCCACAAAGTCCGCTTAGACAAAACAGGAATGAAGCCAAAAAGCAACTCAAAGAATCCATGGAAAGATTGAGGGAAAAAGGAGTGGACGTAGACGCACTCCTCCCTATCGCTACGAAACTACTGTGGGAATGGAGAGAGTCTATTGGGAAGATGAACCCTTTAACTCAGCATCTTCATAAACCTGAGCAAGAGTGACATCCTGAGAATATATCCTGCTATCTTTTCCATTTGTCAGACGACTATAAACAGCAGACGCGCGAGACGGCTTCAGTGGGCATACAGAAAGGCGTTTGATGAGCCTACCGGGGCGAAGGATAGCTCTATCAATAGAAGCCAATTCTTGGTTTGTACTGACAATCACCCTTAGGTCAAGGGTGGCACCCATAATCCCATCGGACATATTTAGAAGGGAAGCAAGACTAGCCTTAGCCGCTTTATTTTTCTCCCTGGCAATCAAACAATCGTCGGCGTCCTCCAAAATAAGAACAATGTGCTTCCCCTCTTCCCTCTGATTGATGAGGGTGAGAGCGAAATCAGGACCCGAAAGATCAGTTAGAAGATGAGGTGGAACTAGGATACAAGTTGAAGTACCCATCAAGTCACCAATCATCGATCTAACAAGTCGGGTTTTTCCGGTGCCAGGAACTCCCTCCAATAAAACCAGACGACCTTTAGGGTCCTCTTTTGAGAGCTCAGAAACAATGTATTTGTAGCCCTCTACAACATCCCCGTTGTAATTATCGGGTATCATTTTGTCCGTGAGAGAGCCAAGTTCCCGAATGAAATAACGTCCATTTTCACGGCAGAAGATATGAACTCTGGGATCAGTCTCTTCCTTCTCCGGAGTGACAAATCGTTGAGTGATGTCATGAAGAGTAGAAGAACGGGTGTCCGAAGCAGTGGACCAGAACCCACGTATTGTCTTGTCTTCATAAATCTCCAAGGAAAAATGGCAGGTAGCATCTGCAAACACCCTCGTTGTGGCAGTGGTCCATCGAAGACGGATACCTACTTTATCCATCTCTGACTCCAACTCCTCCAAAGGGTGAGTGAGGGTGCCAGAAAACTGGCAGGAGGTACCAAGAGACCCATTCACCAGAGCTTGATGGAGAAAGGGTGAATCCTCCGTTCGGACAGCGTGATGGGAAAAAGAATGAAACAGCTCAGGATTTGACCACCAGGGTTGCATAAGGGAAGTTACCCGTAGATGGGGAATGTTGACATCAAAAGATTTTGGCCACCACTAGACCACACCTCTCCGGGATCCTTTCCTCTGTAGCGGAAGTCCACCGCCACCAACCCAGCCTTCTTCAGAAGACCCAAAGCTCCCGGGCGATACCTACCCTTTTCTGCATCATAAAAGCCATTCGTTGCCTGTCGTCCGGTCTCATCATTGTCATAGACCATGTAAACCTGACCCTGGCAAAATCTGGATAGAAACTGGATGTGGCTCTTGGCTAGACCCGCTTTAAGGGTTGCCACAAGGGCATCCTTAGGGGGAATGACCCTAGCCAATGCAAAAAGGTCATACACCCCTTCGCATATCCAAATGGACCCCCCTGACCATAATTTCTCCGCCGCTTGAGGGGTATTGATGAGGAAGGGGTTCCAGGATGCTTCCGGTAATCGGAACTCACTGATTCGTTTCTCCGAGGGGTCTCGGCTAGGGGTCCTAGCCTCCATTCCGATCAACATTCCCGTAGGCGAGAGAATAGGGAAGACAATCATCCCCTTCAATCTTTCTCCATGATTCCCGTACCGTTGCCTAAAAACTGCACTGGGGCTTATGTCGGTGCTAGGTACCCATTCTTTCACCCCAAGGGTATGCAGAATAGCATCTGTAGCCCCACGGCCATATAAATACCCTTCCGTATCTTCCCCAAGGGTAAGGCCGGACAAATGGTCATGCAGCCACACCCCCACATCGGAGGTAGGGGTCACCATGTTCCGAGGACAACCATACCCCGAGATGGATTATGAAGAACAGCGGTATAACTGTTCTTCAATAGACCCACAAAACCAAGGTAGCCCCTACATCTCGGGACCAGAACGGAGCAACCATCCTGAACCCAATCAGTCTCTACCACTCTGGTAGCTGCAGAAGCTTGAAAGGAGATGGCCGGGTCTCCTTTACGAATAAGAAAATCCAACTCAAGAATACCATAAGAAAAAAGATAGTCCTCGGCATCCATAAGACCAACTGATGAGTGGGGAAACACGTTTCCCCACTCATGTTGGGTACCAAAGGAGGCTACTTCTCGAACCACGTCGGCATAGAGATTGGCCGGAGGGGACCCGGAACGCACCCCGGAGCGAATTAATCCCTCCGATGACTCGTCAACCCAAAGAAGATCCTTTGTGCCGGTAACAAGAAAAGGTCCGGTACCGGGCTCAACAGGGACGGTTATGAAAAGCCCAGTAACGCCAAGCCCCAGGACTAAGTCATGAATTAGGTCCGAATCAGCCATATCCCATCACCATCCTGAGAGAGCCCCCATTCAAACCCTCGCTTTGGAGGATTATCTGAAGCCATAAGAGAAGGCCCGGGTAGCCACATCTGATAACGATAGGTGCTAAGAGTGGGTGGGTCTGAAAACGACGTTGTATCCAATACCCACAATAGAGCAGCCATATCCGGATATCGTGAAGCTATCTCCGCCCGAGAAGATGACTCAAGAAAAGAGTCAAAGTCTTTCCGGATAGATTCTTTTGTATTGACACATTGAAAAAAGGGACATTTTGCCGCTCGCTCCAGTCCACCTTTAGTGGAATCACAAACGGTATACTGACATCCATCTTCGGGGAGAACACACAACCTCACCCGAATTGAGTCGTCTTCAACTGAAACGTTATGGGAACAGTTTTCGGGTTTGCGAGACAAACCAGTACGGAGCTCTCGTTTCAGATGACGAAACCTAACCTGACTCAACTGGTGATGAATCTGACCTTCTGTTCTCACGAAAGAACCTTACACCACCGGAGAGTCACCAAGCCTCATACTCCGTTACATCCTCTGACACACCGCACCTAGAGCAAGTAACAGTGTAAGCACATCCTAAAGAAGTAGGGGTTATGAGGTAGGATATATGGCCACCTATTGCCGTGTGGCCCATATCCCTATGCATATGGTTGGAAATAAAATTGGAGACCCGATCAGTTTCCAGCGGTGTCAGGATGAAAGACAGGGTATCCATACCCTGAGTTACCCTAGGAATGAACCTTTCGAACAACCGTATGTCCACGATCAACGCGCAGAACATAAGCATGGTCCGCAGCGTCTACCAGAGCCTGATTGTGCGTCACCAGCAAGATATCCACCCCTAGACGTTGGCACAAAACCTTAAGGAAGGTTGCCATATTGTGGACATATCTGTCGTCGAATGCGGGCAAAGTCTCGTCCAAAAACAGCACGGGGCGAAGCCCCCTACGGAAAATAAGGGCTAAACGGAGAAGGATGGATTGAACGGTGCTAACGGCGCCACCAAAACCGTCCAGGCTGGAACCTTCTATCACATCTCCATTTTCCTTCTGCTGTTTTGTAACTAGATTGACATTTACCTTCCCGCGGCTTACTTCTATTTCTCCGCGAACTGTAATGTCCTGATCCTGGAAAACAGCTTTGACACCCTCCGTCTGGAGAGCCTCCAAAGAATGGACACCCTCCGTAATTTCCAAGTCAATGAGGGTCCGAAGAAACTCATTGACCTGAACTAAAATATCGATCTCGTCGGAGAGGTGGCGAACGCTAGTTCGAGCCTCACTTAAGGAGCGGCGAACCTCTTGCCTCCGCCCCTTAAGAAGACCAACCCGATTACGAAGGTCTATTAGGATGCTTTCTTGAGCCATGCGATTGTGGTGAGGTAGATATCTGTCCCCCGAGTATCCTGAATCCTTACCCAACCACCCTTCTTAGGAATTACGGAGACACCAACCCTAACTAGATTAGAGCTATGGCCACCAAGAGTGGTAGTGAGGTGTGTGTGTGAAACCATGAAACCGTCTTCTGGTAGATCCCCCACATCTTTTTTTGACTCGACCTTCTGAGGAAGAAGGTCGACGGTCATGAGTTTCCCACTCACCGCGGTCATACCCATAACCAGCTTTCCGTCACGGAACGCAATGGACAGCTTAGTATCCCCACGCTGTGCCCCGGATACGAGGAGGTCTACATTTGAATCGAACTCTTCACGGAAAATATCCCAGGTGTAGTCATCGGACTGATTCCAGTCCACACCATTTAAGGTGGGGAACTTAGAAGCAAACAAAGTTTCACCGAACACCGCACCATCCGAGCGTTGAACGAAGAAAGCTCTGTCGTGTTCCAAAATAGTCACATCGGACCCCTTGGCACTATCCAGGAACGTAGTAAGAGCCCCAATATCCTTCCCATGAACCCGAAGGGAGGACTTCTCCATCCCCTCCACCTTAATGCACGAAACGGCTATTTTGTCCGTGCTATAAAGCACCCCATCACGAAACTCAGCCACACACAACTGTGGAGCCTGTTGCTCATCCGAGCTGACGAACATCTTGGCATGAGACAGAGCTGACTTGAGCCGATCCGAAGCAATAACGGCGGTAACTTTAGCCGCACTTAAAATATCGTCCCAGAATGGGAATTTCGATGGGTCCAAACTTGAAAGATCAATTTTGCCCCGATCCGTAACAACACGAACCTCTCCGTTCTTGGGCTCAAAGGACAAAACAGAGTTGTTGGGGGTGGCACCCACAACATTGGAAATTCTCCAAGCCTCTACGGTAAAAGTAACGTCCTCATCCGCGGTAGAGATTATGGGACAGGATGAGAATATTCGATTGTTCTGACTTAGAACAGTCAGCTTTCCGCCTACCACGCGAAAAAGGTAATGACCGGCCAAATCGGTATTACCAACGGTGTTACCTACAACTTTGAGTGCTGCTTCAAGATCTGACTTTGCGATTTTGATTGTCGTCATTGTTCCCTACTTGTTGTCAATCGATTTCTGGAGGTTGTTTAAGTCCATCTCCACACGGAGAATGGACTCTTCATATGTTTTCATGGAATCTTCTAAAGCCCGCTGAATCTTCTCAATGGAAATGTCAAGTTGATTTGGATCCAACCCTTTGGCTCGACACTGAGCCTCTAGCTCGGAGACAACCCGCTCTGACTCCTCTAAGCGACCACTGACCCGCTCTACTTTTTGAGCTGCGTCATCCCGGCGTTTCTGGAGTAAAGATAATTGACGTTTGATATCTTCAGGGGAAAGCTGAACCATGAAAATGATTACGATTTCTTACGAGTGAGAGCGGTCTGAGGCACAAACCCAAGCTCCATAACACCACCCTGCCCGACAAGATCATCCTCCGGTTCTGAAGGCTTGCGCTTCCTAGAGTTTTGAGCCTTTTGTTCCTGACGAGCATCACATACGGATTCGTACTCGCAAAACTTGCACGTTTTGGGGGAAGGGGTTGGATCAAACATTTGATCCTGAATAGACCGATAGGTCTCTTTTCCCCTGTGCCTAATAGACTTCAAATCCTCTACCGTAAAAGGAACGTCTACCAATCCGGTCCACGGTTCCCCTTCAGGGTGACCCGGAGGGGGATTCCCTGCGGGGTATCGAAAGTAGCAAAAAACAAGACGGTTTGGTAGCGTTCTGTAAGACAGGTAAAAACACATTGCGTACCAACGCAACTGATCCGGATCGGTGTACTTACCAGGAGAAAGAGAGTTTTTCCCATCAAGGATGGTAACGCCACTATCATCCCGGCGTACAATCAAATCTGGCCTACCCGCAACCGGAGTGTATTGGTCAATCCAAGTTGTCAAATCAACCTCGGATTTAGCATAAGGTCCCAGCAACTTGTTATCCTTCATCGTACGAAGGTATCCAAGAATGCCGGTGGTGCAAATCCTCTCTAACTCTTCCTTGGGAGGAGACTTCCCCCAATCAATGTATGTTTTCGGGTCTTTCAGACAAGAATCTAATTCTTGTCTGACAATTTCCACGAGACGATCGGAAAGGGTTGCCGGGGTACGCCACAGTTCATCATTGTAGAGGTGTTCGATTGCCTTGGAGAGTACATTACCCATCACGGCATGGTGCTTACTATCCCGTACAGGTTTCTCTTTCGATCGACCAGGACCCCTACCTAAATCAATGTCACCGTGGCCGTGGCCCCAAAGATATTTCCGTGGGCAAGATTCATAATCTTCCACGGAGCTCCAATAGAGATATGACTGACGCACATCGTCATCATACCCTGGTGTAGTCATGGAAAAGGTTACGCTCCAGCTTTCTCAAGATAGAGAATGGTTTTCTCTTTAACCTTTTCCGAAATACCCGTAGCTAGTCTGACTTTATCAATCGCAGTTCCCTCTTTTCTAACAGAAAGAATGGACGCCAGGGAGTTGGAAAAAGACTCCATCATCTGCGATCTGAGTATCCCAACCTCATGCTTTTGTAAGTCAAAAATCTCGGAGGAGGGTTTATGATTAACAGGTATTACCTCCACACTGGGGGGCAATCCCTTTTCGAATCTCAAAACACCAACCGAAGGAACCCTATCCAAATCATCTTGAGAGAGAGCCCCTCTGGACAAGCTTCCAATATTGACAATGGTTTTCCCTCCAGGGGTTTTTGATACGCCCTGATTCTTATGCCAGTGGCCGAAAGCAAATAGGTCACCATCATAGGCATCTAGCACGTCATACCTAATAACGTCCTCATTCTCGAACATTGTTGTTTTCGTTGGTGAGGCCAGCAGATGAGCAACCACCACCAAAAAATCTTCAGTGCCCTTTTTGATCCTGGAAAACCTATCCATATCATAAGTCGTACCGTGATAAGGAATACCCACAACACGAACCGAAACACCATCCCGGGTGAAGGTAGCCTCGTGCTCATCATAAAGGCGACGAAAGACCCCCGCCTCGTAGAGAACCCCTAAGGGTTGTTGAGGTAGGTAACTGTAATCCCCATACACACAGTCATGGTTACCGACATTTGCATAAACCGGACAAGGATAATTCTGGTGGGCCTTAAAAATACGCTGAATAAGAGAATGAGTCGTTCTTCCAGGAGATTTGATATCAAAAAAGTCACCTCCATCTAGAACGGCAGAAGCATCAACCTCTTTTGCGATTCTCCCAACATCTACCACTTTCCCCAAAATCACATCGGACCAAATGTCAACCCGGGACCGTGGTGTGTGATCGGAAAGGTGAACATCAGTGCGCCATACAAGTGTGAGACCCATAAGTAACCTTACACCGCCTCGGGTTTTGGCCTATGGTCTATGATAGGTGGGATCCCAAAGGATCCCATAACCCTCCACCCCACGAGGTATTTGCTTGGAAAACAAGGCACGGCTTCACGTTCTTGACACTTCTGTTCTCGTACACGACCCAGAGGCCCTCAACAACTATCCGGGGGGACACGTAGCCATCCCCCTATTCGTTGTGATGGAACTGGATGACCTCAAAACTTCACCTAGGCATGAGGTAGCCACCCCGGCTAGAATTGCCAGCCGGAAGATTGTAGAGCTTCAACAGTATGGCAGTCTAAACAACCCTAAGGGAGTCACAAACCCGCACAACGGCACAACCGTTTACATCATCGGAGGGGAGAGTTTTTCCAGCCTGAAAGACAGCGCATCATCCCGAAAAATGGATCTCTTGATTCTGGGTTCAGCCCTGGAGCTTCAAAAGAGGTTCGAGAACTTTCGGGTTGTCATGGTATCCCGAGACGTGAACTTGAGAATTTTAGCCGATAGTCAGGGTCTTGGGACTGATGCATACGAACTAGACAGAGTGCAGGAAAGCGACATCCCTAAAGGATGGGCCATGTATGAGGGAGACCCTTCGGATCTTTTGATGGAGGGGTTCACTTTTAAGGATAAAATCCTTGCACCTAACGAATTTCTAAGATGTGAGGATCACATCGTTCGAATGAAAAAGGACAAGCTATCTCCGGTATCAAAAGTGTTTCGCAACACCGGAATAACCCCCCGGAATGCGGAGCAACGAATGGCGATGGATCTACTCATGGACCCATCAGTGAGTTTGGTGACGCTCCTGGGAATCAGTGGTACGGGAAAAACTATCAGTGCCCTGGGTGCTGCCTTGGCTCAATTGGATAAAACCTATGATCGAATCATTCTGTCGAAACCAGTCGTTGCGATGGGAAAAGATCTGGGATATCTACCCGGAGACCAGGGAGAGAAGCTCGCCCCGTGGATGCTTTCCTTTCAAGACAACCTGGACCAACTTATCAGTACGGACAATGACAATCAGGGTCGCAAAGGGTCCAAAGAAAAAACCTGGGAACAGCTTTTCCATGCCAAAAAAATGGAGATGCAACCCCTTCATTCCATTCGTGGACGGAGCATCTCCAGAGCATTCATCATCGTAGATGAGGTACAGAATATATCCCCACACGAAGTGAAAACGGTCGTCTCCAGGGCCGCAATGGGAACGAAAGTAGTCTTGTGCGGGGACCCCGACCAGATTGATGACTCCTATTTGGACAAATTCACTAACGGGCTAGTCCATGCGGCAACCGCAAGCTATGGTAGCCCCATTGCCGGAACTGTTACTTTAATAGAGGGGGTAAGAAGCCCTCTAGCCGAACTCGCAGCTACACGCTTCTAAGCGTGTGATCCAATCGGGTTAGAATCCCATCCAAACTACGGTATATGATGCTTTGTGGAAATTGATCCGCAAGTTGGGCATGTCTCTATACGGCCAAGGGAATCAGAGAGTTCCGTAGAAACTTGTTCCAAATCTGAGTTTGCTTTCGCAAGTTCCCCGCGAAGAGAACTTGATGAACTTCTCGCGGAGAGAAGGGCATCTTTTATTTGATTGATTTGAGAAAGGTCATTCAAAAGGGATGTGATATTAGGGGGTGAGGGTGGTGCCGAAGGTGGCAATCTCTCAACTTTTCCCTTCCATACCGCAACCTGTTCTCTTGACTCTAGGAGTCGGTATCTCATATCAAGAGCCCACTCATAAGCAGCCTGTAACTTAGACAACCTTGGATCCGATGGGGGAACTTCTATGGATCGAATGGGGGAAAGAACTGCACACACACGCAAAGCAGAATCTCTGTGATCTCTCAAAGCCCTCACATCAACAAGTTGAGCACGGTGCTTCGATACCTCGGACTCCAAAAAGACCAAATTCGTCAAAGCACTATCCACATCATCCAGACCTTGGAATTTACTCTCATGAGCTTCCAACCTATCAACGTCATTTTGCCGAACTTTTAATTCCATGACAGAGGATCTATGATCGGATTGAGATTGTCTCAGAGCTTCATTGAGGACACCAACCCTATCAACATCGGCAATAGCCTCGGCTAGAACGGAACCTGGAGAATCAAGCAAAAATACCTGACCATTGAATTGATGTGCAAATTGAGGCCAAAGAGGATCTCTTCCGGACAGGTTCACCGGAACAACCCCAAGACCAGTAATCTCGTCCGGTACTTTCTGACTTACCTTGTTGAGCCATTTACCGTTGATGCGATAACGGTTTACCCCAGATCCCTTTTCCCAGGTAACGGTCTGTCCATCGTGAAAATCCAGGGTAACAGAGCAATACTCTTTACCGTTTCGAACGAAAAGGTTCCCACGGGTGTTTGTAAAGACCCCGTGGATCGCTCGGAAAATAGCACTTTTACCGCTGTTATTGGAGCCTGTTAAAACAGTGAGGCCGCTAACCTCAAGATCAGCGGCCTCAATGCTTTGATAATTTCGGATGCGAACTGTAATCATTGGTGGTGAGGGGATTACGCCCCTTCAGCATCAGCCTCCTCGGCTGGTGGCGCCACGCTCTTTTCGGATCCAGGAACAATGTCGAACAGGTCATCGTCCAACACATCTTCTTCCACCTGAACCTCAGCCGTTGGAGGCACGGACCCAAGTTTGGGAGATAGCTGATTAAACAGCAGGGTTAGATAGGTTGGATCCGCCTTGAGGGCTTTCTTCATGGCATCCGCACCCTGACCCCTCAAAGATCCCTTGGGGCATCCAGGCCATTCATACCAAGCACCACCCTTGGAGATAACACCGTAGGTCACAGCAAGATCCAGAACCGACCTTGCGTTATCCACTCCGGTGCCGCTTTCAAGATAGAATTTCTGCTCGTGATGTACAGAGTCCGATACCTTGCACTTGTCAAGTTTCGCGATGACAATGGTTCCTGTTACCATCTCCTCGGACTTGTTTGTAATGGCATTAAACCTCTTCGATTTCTCCTTTTGGAAAACACGAAGCATCATCCGAACGGAGGAATTGAACTTCCACCCTTCTCCACCTTGGGGAGCCGAATCCGGACCTCCACCGGACATGGAGCTCATAGTCTTGCGAAGCTGGGCAATCCCAATAACGCAGGTGCCGGATTTGGCAATAATACTCTTGAACTTAGGTAGAAACTGACCCCATTTCTGAGCAATGAGGCCAGGGCGAATAGCGTCCCCCTCTTCCTTCTGATCACGGTCGTAAACGTCTTGAGGCACGCCCGCACCAACGGAGTCAAGAACAATCAGGTCGACGCCATTTGCGGCCATCTGAACCATAATTTTCATACCCTGTTCTAGAGTGTTGGGTTGCTCTAGGATGAAGCGATCTGGGTCCCCAATGGGTACACCAAGAGCCTTTGCATATCTTGGGTCCACTTCGTTTTCCCAGTCAATGTAACAAACAGTCCCCCCAGCGGCACAAACATGAGCTGCAGCCGTTAGGGCTAACGTTGTCTTACCGGATCCTGCGTTCCCATACAACTGACTAATCTTCCCCCGTGGCCATCCCGGGCACGGGCGAATACCCTGTTGGTTAGGACGACCACCAATAAGGTAATCCAGGTTCAGAGAACCCGTAGTAATGTGGGGAAGAGAGGCCAAAAGCATCTCATCATTGAGTGGAACCGTGGTGTCATCTTGAAGAATTTTAGAGAGAGCCCCGCGAGCGAGAGCTAAGGCGCTCACACCCTTTTTGGTAGAAGTGGGGCTAGTGGTAGCTGCGGTTGTTGTCTTCCTTGGTGGCATTGTCATTCCGTGGTTAGTTGGTTGGACCAGAGAAAAAATCTATCATCTTCGCGAAACAGAAGTCCGCTTCGCACAGTCTTACCTGCTCTCTTACCCCGAACGAAGGTGTGTTCCTTTGTGAAGAGGGGAACCTCAGTTTTCGTGAGCGAAGATTGATCTAAGTTGCCGGAATAGAAGTCCCAAAAACGTCCGGCTAATCGGGCAACAAGGTAAGCATCTGCCTCGTTGTGGTTCCAGGTCGTTTTGGTCTCCGTATCTTTCTTAGAAGCCTCCACCATATCAGGCTTATCCATTTTCCAACCCGGGGGTCTCTTCAGAGACTCTCTGGCGTGAAGTTTTACCTGAAGAGGTGAGAACAGAATAATATCCTTCTTGGAGTCTCGGACGGCTTCCATGGTGTAGAGATAAAGACCATAGAGGCCCTCCGAATAAAGCTCCCCAAACACCGGGCTTTCCTGACCACAACGATCTGGATTAACACGTCGAATCAGGTTCGATACACATTCCCTAAGGTAAGTGTATCTGTCAACAAACACCATTTTTGCGCCAGTTTTGAAGCGCCCTCTATCAACGCATCTTTTAGGCCCCTTAGCCATAGTGTCATGAACAGCCCACCCGAAATTTGTCAGAGAAGGATCGAAACCTAATACAATCATGAGATTCTCCAAATTGGGTGGGGGGAAGCAGAAAACCCTCTGCTTCCCCCCACCCACTCCCTATTTCAAGCTATCATTTCAAGATATCATCCAACATACCATCGATATCCGAGTTGGAAGCTACGGGGGCAGACCGACCCGCACCGATAATAGGAGACCCGCCTTTACCGGACATCTTTTCTCGGATTTGATCCAATGTAAGATCCTGTGCAATATCGTTTGGCAAGGTGGCTGCTGCACGGGCTACCCGATCAAACAGATCGGTAGCTTTGCCAGCATCCAGTAGTTTACGAAGCAAGGAGTCAGTGCAAGGCATCATAGAAATCTTCTGGTAAGTTGCATCGGTACAAGTAATCTTCAAATCGGACTTACCAAGGGGGAATTCACTGTGAATTTGACCAATGTTCTTGTACTTATCAGCGGAGAATACCCATGATGTGACTTGAAAGTCACCGTTCTGGAATGCCGCCTTATCGAGGTTGCCCTTGGGGTCTAAGGGCCATCGAACAAGAATAGTCCCAACCGTCTGCTTGGATTGAGAACCAGCCAGCTTCACATATTCCGGGCCCTTGTCAACAACATAACCAACATTCTGAATGTAAAGGCGACGGACTCCAATGAACCGAGGGGTTGGGGCGTCCATAGACGGTTTTCCTTCCTCCACCCCTGGCCACCAAGCGAAGGAAACTCGAACGGTCTCGTTATCCTTAAGCTTGAGTCGGCTACCCTTGGATCCAATGTTGTCGTCACCAGCCCCAAAACCAAATTCCTGCATACCCATTTGTTGTGTCCTTTTAGAGAAGGGCTTGTCACTATTGACGTACCCGAATATCTCTTACGACATTGATAAAGGACACCCGGATAAAGCGGCTTATGAGAACAGAGAACTGAAGTCGTCTGCGGAAGCTTTGATATTTGACTTAGAATTAGGCTTTGCAGTGGAGGGTTCCACTACCACCAAATCATTCAGAAAAGAATCAGCGGACTCATCAGATCCTGAAGAACCTTCGGAGGACAGAACCTTAACCGGAATCTCCACTTCAAAGTCATCTTCGCCTGCGGGGGAAGATGACTCCTCCGCTTCGGATTCTTTTTTGGCTAACAAAGGAGACCTCTCTACGGCCACCAGAGCTTCGTCCATCAAAGAATCTAACTCCCTTGACGCCATATCACTTTTTGTAGGGGCGGAGGGTCTGGAAGACATGCGGGTGCGGGTACCCCAACGGGCACCCAAAGCTATCTCTTCCTGGCAAACTTTTAGCTGATCACGCAAACGCCCCTGGATGTCCCTAAGGTCATCTCGTTTTGTAGTGATAACAGATTTGACGGATTCTAAGTCTTCCAAAGCGTTACGGAGGAAGTCAATGACCTCCTTATCCGCTCTTAGTTTGATGTTAGCTACGGCTTCTCTGTCCGTAACATTCCTACCAGCTCTGACTTCAGGGTCATTTGCCAGAAGTTCTTGAACCTTGAGCGCGTGAGTAGCCGTAGCAAGACGATGCCGTCTTTTATACCAGTGAAGGTCCTGAGATACTTCTAGGTACACCCTTTCGCACTTTGATAGATGACCCCGACAGGTAGCTATCTTCTCATTGATACGCTTTGGGCCAAGTTCTAGAGGATCCGGATCCAATTCTACATGGAGAGTGGAAAGGAGGCGATAGAACCCCTCCAGCCTAGTAGCATCCACAACTGGAGCATCGGGACCCAGATTAGGTGATTGGTTTGCCATTTTCTTCCTTGGGTTTGTTGTCTTCCTTAGGGTCTGTTACCAACCCCATCATCAACCGATGGTAATTGGCTTTGATAGCAGCAATGGCCACACGATGGTCCGCATTTGAAATGTTGCCACCAGCCAGAGCATTGTTGTGGGCCGAAAGATCGGCCTCCCGACCAAGAATAATGGAAGCTACCATAGCTTCCTCAAAAGACATAGCCCCAACAGCATTCGAGCTATCTCCTTCTTCCATTACCTCATCCAAACCCCGGGCCCCATCCTCCTGAACGGAATTGTAGGCCGCACTGAATCCAGCAAAAGTATCACCATTCCTACCTTTTACGGATCGGGTGCAAACCACTTTTGTTATTCTTAAATTACCCTTGACTTTTTTCGCCAGAGCCACCAGTTCGTCCTTGGTCATGATTCAACCTTCCCGAACTAGTATTACGAAATCGTGGAGTCTGACGTGGTATTTGAAGAGAGCCGTAGGAGCCGGTGAAGAAACAGGGTATTTCGGTCTCCCTCTTTATCATTGGCAATTGCCATTGCCATGGCATCTCGGGTGCCTACTAGGATCACCTTTTTACGGGCTCTGGTAATGGCGGTGTAGAAAAGATTTCTCTGTAGTTGAAGGCCAAAAGATGGAAGTATAGGAAGAAGAATAACATCATACTCTTGACCCTGAGACCTATGAGCCGTGATTGCATAAGCCAGCCTCAGCAATGTACCGGCTGATTTGAAGGGAATCCTCACATGGAGGACAGGAGGACCGTGAATTTTGATTTCGATCTCTTTTGCTTTGCGATCAATAGAAGCTACTTTTCCTACATCCCCATTATAGATACCAAGGTTGTAATCATTCTTGACAACCATCACCCGATCATCTTCCCTGAGAATCTCTGATCCAAGTTTGATCTCCTGGAGGGTTGGTTGCTTAGGGTTAATAGCTTCACGCAACCGGGTATTAAGGGATGTGACCCCTATCGTTCCGGAGTGCCGTGGAGATAGAACCTGAAAGTTAGACCTTTTCTCAAATAGCTTCGTGGCCATAGTGACAATTGTCGAAGCTACGGCGGATTCGTCCATGAGAGTCATTAGGGAAAAATCGGTACCAAGAGGTGCCTCGGGAACCCTCCCTGCATGAACGTCATGGGCGGCTCGAATGATGGGACTGGTTTCGGCTTGGCGAAAAACTTCAGTCAATGTGACGGTAGGAAAAAGTTTGGAAGCCAGAAGATCGCGGAGAACATTTCCAGGACCAACGCTGGGAAGCTGGGCGGCATCACCTACAAACACCAACCTAGCATCCGGACGGGTGCATTGGAGAATCCTGAAAAGAAGATGCTGGTCCACCATAGAGCTTTCATCAATGATGATGACTTCAGCAGGGTGGGGGTCCCCTGGACCGAATCCCCATATCTCATCTGATCCATCGGACCCGGATAGCGTCTGGCTTTCACCAACAACGCCCGAATAGGTTGCCTCGCGGCCCTCGTCTCTCACGCCCTTTGACCGGAAAGCCCTGTGAATTGTAGAAGCGTTTAGGCCCGTAACAGAGGCAAGTCTTTTGGCTGCAATACCCGTAGGGGCTACAAGCAAAAGAGACATGCCTGCCTCCTGCATAATTGCCACCGCGGTTCGAAGGCTGCTTGTTTTACCGCTACCAGGAAGACCCGTAATAACACTTACGGGTTCCAGGACAGCATTGAGAACCCCCTCGGTCTGTTTGGATGAGAGAGTCATCCCCCCTGCTGCTGAATTTCTGGCAAGTGTTTGATGCACGGCTTCTTTGAGGCTGCAAGGGCTTTCCGGAACTAGAGCTTTTGCATAACGGATAGATACATCCGGTTGAATGATAGCTTTTTTCATCCGGTCAACCAGCATGGTAGCCGCTTCCGACTCCACTTTGTGGAGCCACGGATCATATACGGCTGTAATGCCACACGAGGGTTCTCTCTCCACAATAAGAGATTTCTGGGCGACCAATGCTTTGATGGCTTGAGCAAGATCCTTTTCGGTGACAAAAGGATCGATGTCCCTAACAGCTTGGAGCAATTCTCCAGTACGACTGTAGAGGTGGCCGAACCCCCTACCTTCACGAGCAGCGTAGAGAACGGCACCCTCAACGCGAAGAGGGTTATTGTGGGAGCATTCCAACCCTAAGCGATTTGCGACGGTATCGGCATCGTTAAAAGTAACACCGCCAATCTGTACTAGAGCCCAAGGATTTTTGGAGAGGATATCCCTTGACTCGTCCCCAAAGACAGACCAAACCTGACGAATTTTCCCCTGAGGAAGACCAAGGTCACTAAGAAATCCAAGGGTCAAATAATGAGCTCTAGCCGCGGCCCATTTGTCTCTGATATGACTGGCCAAAAAGTCGGTCATACCAGGAACTTTAGAAACCTCATCCAAGTCAAGAAGAGCGTTCCCCATCCTCTCCCCGAAATACTCTTTAATCGAAGCAACAATTGTAGGACCAATCCCGTGGGACAGGAGAATTTTTGCGCAGGTATCCTGGTCCCACCCATCCTTTAGGATGGGTGCACGAACAACTTTCACCTGACGGCCATGGCTTGGATGTTCTTCCCATGTGCCCTCAAATCCAAACCATAACCCCACGGATATCTGTAGACCAGGAATCTCCCCCCGAAGGGTTATGGTACCAGAAGACATATCTGAGGTGACACACTCCTGGTCTAAAACAATTCGGAGGATGTAAAAAGCCTCGGACTCATTCTCAAACACAATGCTGTGAACACGCCCGGAGAAATAGAGGGGAACAGATTTGGAAGGCATTGGCAATATTTACGCCCGTGAGTCAACGAGACCGGATTGCCATGCGTACCACAAATCGAAGGGCATCAACATCCTTCATGTATTCCTTCAACCTAGCTTTAATTTTAGCTTTAGAGGCTGATCGAACACCTTTAGCAACCCCCAACTGCTCACAAGCAACTAGGGCCTCTTCTCTCCATAAGAACTTGAAAACATTCACCCATCGCAGATCAGGGTTTCGTTTTGCTTCCCGATAAACTTTTATGTTGACGGCCCCATCCGTTTGCCCCTCGACCAGAAGAACACCCCACCAATCAGGAATCTTTTGGAGGGACTCTTCCAAAAGATTCCGCCCCACTACCAAGGTCACCTTATCCCCCATCGCACTGTAAGCAGTCACCTGTCCTTTTCGGTTCCAGGTCTTCTTCCACCGCTTGGAGAAATGTGTACGGTCCCCTAATCTAAGGGTGGTGTCAACGTCAGACTTGATTTCGTAGATGTGTAGTTCTGTATCGGTGATTGTCAGTAAATCGGCGATACATCCATTGACACCCATCTCGTGACGAATCCAAATTCGCTGGTGGTTAGAACGAATGTAGGAATCAAGAGCTGGGCGAATGTCTCGGTCGCGGAGGATCAAAGGCACGAGATTTCTCTGGCAACAATTAGTTCTCCGCAAGACGCTGGAGAAGAAACTCAATCTGCTTGGCCTGGGATTTCATTTTGGAAAGAATATCTACGTATAGAGCCGCCCGATTCCTTTCACTCTCATCTTTTGGAGACGCCACAACGCTTTTATATTCCCCAAGAGCCACGGAAATAGAATCATCAAAAAAACCAAATGAGGAAGCAACCTCAGATTTGTAAGCCGGATCAGCGTATCTACCCGAAGCCCTCTTAAGCAGTGGGAGGAGATCCTTTCGAAGTTCCGGGTTCTGATGGGCCAATTTGATTATCTTTGATCGTAGATTGGACATAGCAAAAGTTGTATATAGCCAACCTAATTGGGGTTGGAAGCAAGTAAGAAGCACCGTGAAATCAGGAACCATTGTTTCAGTTGCTCGAAACCTGCACAAAAATCAATGGTCTTTGAGAGTGAAGGGAAAAGTAGTGGAGTACAAAGATACTCTGTGCTTAGAGAAAGTCACGTTCAAAGTTTCCGAAGCCGGAAGGCAACGAGCCATCCGAGAAAAAAAGAAAAATGTCCATGCCTATGTGGTTGGATCTATGATGAGAACCCATAGGTGCGATAACCCCGGGCCAGAATGGACCAGGATATCCTACAACCCATACAAAGCCGGTTTCTTCTACGATGTGGAAAGTGGTAAGGAAGTCAAGGAAGCAAAACAAGCAATTTTTGGTGAACGGTACGTTTGGGCTTTGCTTTAGAAGTCAGAATCGAAAGATAGGGATCCCTCTACCCCAACTTGATAAGCCGAAGCTCTCCGTTCGAAAAAGTTAGTAAGCTCTTGGACATCTTGAAGATCCATGAACACAAGTGGATTCTTGGTCCCATAAACAACGGGTAGGCCAAGGGTCTTGAATCTCTGATCCGCACAATATTCAAGGTAACCCCTCACGTCCTTGACGGAGAGTCCCACCACCCCCCCCTCAAGAAGATCAGCCGCAAACTGAGTCTCACATTCGACCGCTTCCTCAATCATAGTCCGGATAGAAGAAGCAAATGAGGAGTCGAAAAGAGATGGGTCCTCTTTCCTCACCGTCTCTACTACCTCAAAAGCAAAAGCCATGTGGCAGCTTTCATCTCGAAAGACCCAGTTAGTACCGGAAGCCAACCCGTGCAAAAGACCCCTAGACCTAAGGAAATAGACATAAGCAAAAGCACCGAAAAAGAAAAGACCCTCAATACAAGCTGCGAAACAGATTAAATTGAGGAGAAACTTTTGTCTGTCCTCACGGGTTTCGAGGCGGTCAAGTTGGTTGATGGAGTCAATCCAACGAAGGCAGAATTCAGCCTTCTTACGAATGGATGGAATTGTCTCAACAGCCGCGAAGGCTTTATGCCTCTCTTCCGGGTCGGGAACATAGTTGTCCAAAAGAGTCAAGTAAAACTGAACGTGTAAAGCCTCTTCATAAAGCTGACGGGAAAGATACATCCGGGCTTCCGGAGAGTTAACATGCTTGTAAAGATTCAAGACAAGGTTATTGGAAACAATGGAGTCTCCGGTGGCAAAGAAAGCCACAAGACGCTGAATAAGATGCGTTTCAGCAGGCGACATCTTTTTATGGAGATCCATGATGTCGGAGGAAAAGTCGATCTCCTCCACAGTCCAGGTGTTTTTGATTGCGGACTTGTACATCTCGAAAAACTTCGGGTACACCATTGGCCGCAAAGTCAAGCATAAACCTGGATCTAGAATATGGTCTGG